TTGCAGTTTGCGAAAAGATTTTTTATTTTCTTTTCGCTGCCCTTGGCTGCAAACCCGATCATCTGCGCCATGTGTGAATTATACAGCCAAAGCAGGCAAAACAACACAAAAAGAAAATTATTTTCTAGGGATAAACCCCTATTGACAGCCCTCAAAATCCGTGGTATAATTTTGGCGCCAACCCCGCTACCAAAACCATAGCAGGCACCCAAACCTTCTATTATATCACGGAACTCGCACCCGTGTCAAGCCCCACGTCCATTGTATTTTCCTATCACGCCGCCGCTGCAATAGAAAAATACAATCACCCGGCCCTTGACACGGCCCAAAATTATATGCTATAATTTTGGCGCCCGCGCTATCAAAATGATAGCAGGTAGATAAATAAAAAGCGGCAATTGCCGCTTTAATTAACTCAATATATTAAACGCCCATTCAACTGTTTTCCATATAATTATAAAGGCCAATATATTCGCAAAAAATTCAATCATTATATGCCTCACATTCTGCATCACGCATAAACATTTCCATTTCATCTACAATTGAGATATGCTCAGGCAATTGTTCTGCATCTAGCCACATTTCATCTTCATCTGAAACGTATAAATTACAGCCCATTTGCTGATTCAATTCCGCAATTTCAGCAACTGGCAATTGCGGGTTTACATTATCAGTAATAACCCGGTCGCAGTAATAAAACAATTCCATTTCATTTTCCTTTCAGGATACAAGTGGATTGATTGGCATCAGATGTATTTAATACAAAAGTTCCGCCCATTTTAATGCATTGGTCTTTTTTGATGTTATTTGTATATCTATTAAGAATCACAATTAACAATCCAAAAAAGATTATTGCACCAATATACAGGGCAATCTCAGCATCAAAAAACTTAGACATAATTAAAAAGCCCAATTACATTAGCAACAAAAAACACACCCTGCAATGCAATGAAATTCTTTTGTTTCAATGAAATTGCAGATATCATCAAGCAGAATGACGATACAAAAAAGAAGGGATAACCATATTGGCCAAATTTCATGGCAACGAGAAAAGCCCCGATAATGCCACAAATTGTTCCGAGGGTTTCGAGTGCTTTAATCATTTTTCTTGGTTCCTTGCTGAGTGATCTGCATTGTGTGGTATTTGTCCGGTTCAAGCCCATATTGTACCATAAGCATAGACCAGTTTTTGCCGTGACCACATTTTTTCTCGCTTTGCCCAAAAAGATCAAAATCCGCTTGGTGGATTAGTTCATGTGGTAAAATTATCTGATTCATGCGAGCATCAAACCCAGCATCATAGAATTTGGGGCTAATGCTAACCTTGCGCGATTCTTGGAAGCATTGGCCAGCGGTACGCCACATGCGACCGTTAAGGATAATTTCAGGCACATCAAACCCACACAAGCGAGGGTGAATTTCTGCCAGTGCTTCCCAAACGATAGCAGCGCGCTTGGTCAGGTCAAGTAGTAGGATGTTGCGATCTCGTTTCATAGCCCATATTATACACCAAAACAGCCACACAAAAAAGAAAATATTTTTTGTTGTATTTTCATCGTACCCCTTGACACGGGCCAAAATTATGTGGTATAATTTTGGCGCCGCCGCTATCAAAATGATAGCAGGCGGGCAAATAAAAAAGCCCGCTATCATTTTGATAGCGCGGGCTGGCTGCTACATTAAAGATAGCGGTAATCTTCAGTGTTAAGATCCCAAGATACAGCACCATAGAAGTTAATAACCTCGTCAATAATATCCATATCTTCTCTGCCGAGTCGTGGAATTACAATGTACATTCCGTCGTGAACCTTTTTGAACAATTCAATTACACCGCGCTTAAATTTGAATGCATCATTGGGGCTGCATTGTGCCACAAAAATGCGCACATGATTACCCATTAGCTCATTAGTTTCCTGAATGCCGATTGTCATTCCGGCTTTTTTAATTGAGCAAACAGTAACCTTTGCGGCTTTCAATTCAGCCTTATAGTTAGTGAACAAACCTTTTTCAGCAGGGGACAGTTTCGACATTTAATTTCTCCAATTAAAGTTACACAACAAAAAACCTATTTAATGGGTTAACCCATTAAATAGGGCTTTCGCCCTATTTAATTAGTCGCCAATTGGCCGAGAATTAGCCAATGCCTCAAAAATCTTTACCAGTGCCGTTTTATTGGCTTTTGTCAGAGAATCAATTTCACCCTCTGACATTTTGAGAATCGCGCCGATTGCGTCAGCGTGCGCGTCTTTTTTCACAACCTTGTCACCCGTTTTCGTGGTGTATTCTTTTTTCTTGTAAACACCCTCGCGTGACAGTTTAGCCACAACAGATTTAACAGTCTTGCCAAACTGTTCTGCCAGTGTTTCCACAGTGTCAGCCGTAGGGGCTGCAACGTATGCAGAAACCATAGCAGCGGTTTGTTCGGGAGTGTAGTTCACGGTCTTGGTTGAAGTAGTGTTTGCCATTTTGAGTGCTTCCTTTTAGCCTAGCATCCGGGGAAACTGCCCGGTCAGTGAGTGTATTATAACACGGTTTTTGAGCGTTTGCAAAAAGATTTTTGATTTTCTTTTTGCCCTGTCGCAAACCCGATCATCTGCGCCATGTGTGTATTATAGTCGATCTAAAATGATAGCAACAAATTATTTTCTAGGTGAAAACCCCTATTGACAGCCCCCAAAATCCGCGGTATAATTTTCGCGCAAATTAGCTATTAAAAAGATAGCACAAATTACGGCATAACCTATCAGTATATCACACGCGCCCGGCCCGTGTCAACAAAAATATTTTCGTTGTATTTTAGCACAGCCCATTGACACGGGCCGATTTACTATGGTATAATCGGCGCAAATCTGCTATCAAAATGATAGCAGATGGGTAAAATAAAAAGCCCCGGAGGGCTTTTTATACGCTCAAAAGATAAAATTCTTTTACCTCACGAACAGTGGCAGTACCTGCATGAATCTTAGCACGGAGTTCAAGATAGCGGCTCATATCACAGTCCAATCTGAAAAAGCATTGCATCTTGCGTTGCATCAAATGTGTATGCCAGATCTGGCAAACCAAAACACATCAACATGCACAGGTTATCCCAATGCTCGCCGTTCATGTTGTAGATAGGCTGGTATTGTTCAGAGATAAACATCTTGTGCTCCTTAGCGTGTTGCAGTGTGTATAGTATAACCCAGTTTTCCACGTTTCCCACGTTTTCCCCAACAAATAAAATAAAAATATTTTCGTTGTATTTTCGCACAGGCCCTCGACGCGGGGCAATATTGTGTGGTATAATATTGGCGCACCCAGCGCTATCATTATGATAGCGCTATAATTAAAATAGCACGCGCGTTCGCAATGTGTCCAAGGCATTAAGGTACTGGTCAGGGTCTGACGTATCATTGAACCGTAATATCATACGGTCATACCACAGTGCTATATATTTCATAGCGGTTATGCGTTGTGCTTCTGTTTGCACGCTATCAATAACGTTGTAGAGTTTAATCCACATTTGTGCATCAGTCATCATCGCTCCTTCAAAAATCCGCATAGTCGCCGTTACCGCGCGCCGCAATCTTGGCGTAAGCTTCTTCCACGGTAATGGTAACGTAGCCTTCCTGCTCGACAATCTCAGGGCCAAACCACAGAACCTCACACCAACGGCCAGTTGCACCACGCGCAATAGCAGCAGCGCCCAAGACTGGTTTGATGTACGAACGTTCGGTAACATCGCAGTGTGTAACGTATGTTGAGACAATCATGGTATTGGTTCCTTGGTGTGTTGCAGTAGGTATATTATATCACAGATTCCAGTGTGCTAGCAGCCCATCACGCCCGCAGCCATAGAACCAGCAGCTACCATCATATGCTACGCTATACATTCCATAGCTAGCGTTATGGAATACGTTGTATTGGTCTGCTATAAACATGATAGCTCCTTACAGTTGGTCAAGAACCCAAACGAACAGGCAAACAGGCATTGCGCCAGCAATCAGGGAGAGAGTGATTTCATACATGGTTGGCTCCTTGCTACAATGGTGTTATTATATCAAGATAAAATAGTAGCGCCCACAAATTTTTTCTATTACGTTATGCGCTACAATTATTATAGCGCACAGCCTGACAAACATAAATTTTAGCTATACACACCCAGACCCTAGTAGATTTTTTCTATATAGGCCTCTGCTATTATTTTGGTAGCGGTTGCTATTATTACTATAGCAAAGTAGGCCGGTTCCGAGACTACTGCTATGCTAACCATAGCACCGCCCACCCTCACGGCCAACTTTAGAAAAATTCTCACCAAAAACTTTTTATACGCAGGATACATAGCAAGTCGTCCCCATTGACCCTAAACCGCAACAATTTTTTAAGCTTGACACCCCCAACCGCCCATGCTATAATTGACCCTATATAACAACTGGAGAAATTTTCCCAAATGTCCCAAAATTCCCAAATCCTCCCACTGCCCCCTACTCAGCTGCCTAGCGAGTATGTAGAAATCAGCCCAGAAGCCCTAGAAGTAGCCAATTGTTACCTACAGTGTCAAGACGTACGTGAGGTTGCAGAGAGCCTAGAGATTGGTGTAGATATTGTAACACAAACCTTAGCCAAGCGAGAAGTACGTGCGTACATAGATCACGTGTTCATGGATACAGGATTCAACAATCGCGTAAAAATGCGATCTGCAATGGATGCTATTATTCGTAAAAAGTTCCAGGAAATGGAAGAGGCCCAAACAGGTAGCAACAAAGATATTATTGAGATTCTTGCATTAAGCCACAAAATGCGCATGGAAGAACTAGATCGTCAGATCAAGCTTGAGCAGCTACGAGTTGAAAAACCCACACCACACAATCAAGTAAACGTGCAGATTAATGATAGCGGCGGTAGTAACTATGATAAGCTACTTTCTAGGCTAATGGAGGGTACCCGTGCTTAAGATTTCTCGTGAATATGTTAATGCCGATGTACTAGAGGATTTCCCTGTTAGTTCTAGGTTTATTAAATTACCAATTGAGGGTTACTTAAAGCTTTTACCAACTAAGGACCCAGACACTGGAGTAGCCTGCACAGTATTCGATACCCTAAACCGTCCCCAACGGGCACTGATTAACGCAATTAATGATCCTCGTCACCGATTTGTATGCGCCGCACTAGCGCGCCGATTGGGGAAAACCTACATTGCCAATATAGTTGGGCAACTGGTTACTCTAGTTCCTGGGTCGAATGTACTAATTATATCACCTAACTATAATCTTTCGTCTATTTCTTTCGAACTACAACGCTAGTTGATTAAGACATTTGATCTAGAGATTACCCGTGATAACTTAAAGGATCGTATTATTGAGCTTGATAATGGGTCAACTATTAGGATGGGTTCTCTTTCGACAGTCGATAGCTGCGTTGGTAGGTCTTATTAGCTGATTATCTTTGATGAGGCTGCTCTTGGCAATGGTGAAGAAGCATTTAACGTTGCCTTACGCCCTACACTAGATCGCCCTGGGTCGAAAGCTATATTTATCTCTACACCTCGTGGTCGTGCCAACTGGTTTAGCAAGTTCTTTGATCGTGGGTTTTCTCCAGAGTTTCCTGAGTGGTGCTCTATACAAGCTACGTATCATGAAAATGAACGTATGAAGGAGTCGGACGTTGCTGAAGCTCGTCGGTCTATGTCTCCACAAGAATTTGATCAAGAATACTTGGCCAGCTTTAACGTGTTTGAGGGTCAGATATACTCCCTAGATCCATCGCATGTTGTAGAGTTTACTGTGTGTGAACGACAAGAAGCGTTTGCAGGCCTTGACCCCGGCTACCGCGACCCTACAGCCTATGTAGTCGTAGTATACGACCCTCGTGAAGATATCTTCTGGATTGTAGATGAGTATCTTAAGGCGGAAGCTACTACTAGCGGGCACGTGGAAGTATTTAAGGACTTGAACAAGCGCTGGGGTGTAGATATGGTGTTTATTGACTCTGCTGCTGCGCAATTTGCTGCTGACCTAGCCTATGAACATGACATATCTACTACACGAGCTAAGAAAGACGTGTTACCCGGTATTGCATATGTGCAGTCGTTAATTGCTAACAACCGCGTACGCGTTGACCCCGGATGTACTCACGTCTTAGAAATGTTCGACCAGTATCGCTGGGATCCTGGTAGTGGCGGTAACATTAAAGGTACCCTAGTAGTTGAGAAACCTCTGCACGACAAGTACTCACACATGGCTGATGCTATTAGGTACGCGCTGTATACTTATACGCCTTAAAAGTTACGCTTGTTAAACAGCCGAAAATACCACGGCTGCGCATACCAGGCTTCTAGCCTATCAATGTAATTTTGATAATATCTAATATCGCTCCTAGCTAACACTAATTCATGCTGTAGCTGAGAAATTCGTTGGTCGGTTGTTTGGCTCATACTTTGTTCCATAATCTATACCACCAGCTTTGGCGGTTGTATTTGTCAATTTTATCTTGCAGGCGAAATAGCTCTTGAGACCTATTGCCTGCTAGCAACTTATACTGCTCTGCACTTTGCTGTGCTACCTACAGCATTCTTTTTGATTCCGGAGGCAGTTTTTCCGTTGCTATTTCTTTAATACGCTATTCTAGCTCTACAAGCTCCGTTTCTTTAATTTCTAGCTCCTCCTCTAATTGGTCATATCGGGGTAGTATTTCATATGCACTAGTTTTAAGCGTAGACTGTTGAATCTCGGCAACAATACTTTTAGTTAGGTATGTTTTAGGTATAGCAGTATTAAGACTGGGTTTAATATTATAAATGTACATTGCCTCCATAGCATCTAAATAGTGTGGATGGCATATCATTAAAATACCAAATTCCGGCAGCCCATACCTATTAAACTCAGCCTGTATTAGCTTTGTATGCTTACCCTAGCGCATCTTTTTAATATGCTGGTTCCACCTGTCTTCGATATCGACAGCTTGTCCTACGTATTGTGCCCCACTAGCAAATGTGTATATGTAAATTCCTGAGTCCATAATTCCCTTAAAAATTATATTATATCAGCCTTGGCCACTTGCTTCAAGTGTATATATTATACCCCCACTAAAAATTTTGTGTTGACTTCAACTTGCCTACGTGATATAATACTACCATGATTAAGCACAACCATAAAAATAATGGCAAAAAACACTAATAAACGGCTTGCGGTTAAGCATGTCCGTGATAAAGCAAAGGCTGCATACGAGAAGGCTGATAGCTGCTATATCTGCGGTACTAGTCAAGACCTAGAACTCCATCACTTTCACAGTTTAACCCTAATGCTAGAGCGTTGGGCTAGACAAAAAGGCTATGACATTTCCACAGACGAAGGCATTTTAGCCGTAAGAGAAGAGTTTATTGCAGAACATCACGACGAGTTATATAATAAAGTTCGTACGCTGTGTAATTTGCACCATGTTGCTCTCCATAAAATTTACGGTAAAGCACCTAAGCTTGGTAGTGAGTTAGCCCAGGAACGTTGGGTAGAGATTCAAAAGTCGAAACATAGTGGCGAGACTGTAGTTGCTGCCCCTGCCAAATCGTATGGATCATTCTTTAGTGAATTCATATAAGGAAAAACATGGCATGGTATTCAAACCTAGTCGCTAAGCTAAACAGAGCACAACCAGTTATTCATGATAGCAGTGGTACAGATCAAGACACTACTCAGTCTTTAACGTATATAAAAGCGTTTGAGAAAGTAGAAACTGTTAACCGCGGCGTGAATATGATTGTTAAAGCTGCGTGTAGCCTAGACTACGACATTAAAGATAAAGTTGTGGATGGTGTTAAAGGTGATATGCGTCAGAAAACTCTGCACCGCCTATTAAACTTTAGACCAAACCCATATCAGTCAGCTCAAGACTTTAGAATGGCAATATTCACTGATTATATACTAGAGGGTAATGCCTTTGTATACTTCGATGGAGCCTTTTTCTACCACTTACCTGCACAGCACGTAACTATTGAATCTGACCCTATAACCTTCGTCGCTGGATATACCTACGACGGACGCACAAAGTTCAAGCCTGATGAAGTATTTCACTTCAAAGACTTGTCAAGTAAATAGATCTACCGTGGTGATAGCCGTTTGCATAGTTGCACAGATTCTATCAACACAATGTATAAAATGCAAGAGTTCCAAAAGGGATTCTTTGAAAATGGTGCTGTACCCGGTATGGTTTTCGTAACCGAAAACACCTTAGGACAGGCCGCAAAAGAAAAAACTATCCAATATTGGATTCAGCGTTATAATCCTAAAAATGGTGCTCGTCGCCCAATGATTGTTGATAGTGGCTTAAAGCCATATCCAATTGGGGCTAGCAACTTCAAGGACATGGACTTTGACGTTAGTATTGCTAGACATAATACTAAGATATTAAATGCTCTTGGCGTGCCTGAAGTTTTATTTAACGGAGGCAACAATGCCAACATTTCCCCTAATCTTCGCCTATTTTACTTGGAAACAGTGCTTCCCGTTGTTAGAAGCTTTGTATCCGCAGTGGAGCGATACTTTGGGTATGATATCGAACCAATCACAAATAATGTCTCAGCGTTACAGCCAGAGCTTAAAGAACTTTCAGCCTACTTAACATCGTTAGTTAATGGCGGTATTATTACTCCTAACGAAGCGCGTGTTGAGATACGGTACGAAAAGATGACAGGTCACGATGATATTCGTGTGCCTGCAAATATTGCCGGCAGTGCCGTCAACCCTAGTGTAGGCGGGGCACCGAAAAAGCCTAAACCAGAAAAGGAATAGTATGACGGATAAGTCAAAAATACTTTATCTAGATACTGTCTTTACTAAGGGCACTCAAGAAGACGATGATGGTGAAATACGTTCAATTACGATTGAAGGTTATGCCAGTACTAATGATATCGACCGTGCAGGTGATGTTGTTAGTACCAGCGTCTGGGAGAAGGGCCTTGAGAACTATCTAAAGAATCCGATCATTTTAGCATATCATGACTATCAAAAGCCAGCTGGCCGTATGTTAGAGCATCGTGCTGATAAGAAAGGTCTTTGGATCAAAGCACGTATCTCTTCAGCTGCTGAAGATATCTACAAGTTAGTAAAAGACGGTGTAATGACCGCTTTTAGTATCGGATTCAGAATCCTAGATGCTGAATATAATCAGGCCGCCGAGGTCTTTTTAATCAAGGAAATTGAGCTGCACGAAATTAGTGTAGTACCAGTTCCCTGCAACCAAAACACATTGTTTAGTTTGTCCAAGGCTTTTGATACCGCCGAGGATTATAATTCTTATAAAATGCTATTCGCACCAAAAGAAGAGGCAGCTAAAGGGCTGACGACTCCTGCGAGTGGTGAAAGCAAACCCAAAAAGGAATGGAATATGACTCCAGAAGAAATCCAGGCTCAAATTGACGCCGCAGTAGCAAAAGCCGCAACCACAGCAGTAGCAGCAGTAGAAGCCGCTCGCCAAAAAGCAGCAGACGAAGCAGCCGCTAAAGCTGCAGCAGATGCTGAATTTGACGCACGTATTCGCGCAGCCGTTAAAACTGGTGAAAGCGGTGCAGAGAAACTAGCTAAAGAACTAGAATCTCGCCTTGCCGACCAACAAAAATCTTTAGACGACCTAATGGGTTCTCTAAAGGAAAAAGCTGCTGAAATCGCAGCGCTGCAAACCAGCAAAATGTCTTTCCAAGACAAAACTGGTGCCGATATGGCTTATGCAGAGAAAGAGAAAGCTGTTATGTTGTCTAAGATGAGCGGTAAAGCCATCGAAGCTACTAAGTACGGTTCTGCTCTTGTACAAAAACTAGGTGCACACACTCCAGCCAGTGGCACATGGGAAAAAGAAGTTTCCTTAGCTATGGAAGCCGAAGTTCGCCGTAAGCTAGTTGTTGCTCCTATCCTACGTAACGTTGCAATGCAAACTAACGTAATGACCATGCCTCTTAACCCAGAAGCTGGTTACGGTACATGGGTAACCAACGCTCAGTTCGGTACTAGCGCTAGCTCTGGTGCTACTCAAACTCACCAACTATCTGAAATCACGCTGAATGCCTATAAACTGGCTACACGTGAATACATGGCTTACGAAGAAGAAGAAGATTCTTTAATCGTTCTAATGCCTATCGTTCGTGACGCTATGCTGCGCCGTGTTGCTAAGTCTGTTGACAAAGCAATGCTGCTAGGTGCCGGTTCTGGTGCTGATCCAGTTAAGGGTCTGGCTATTTATGACGCTACTTCCGCTGTTACTAGCGCTGTTGCCAACAAGGCTACCGTTGCTAACATGGTTGCTCTACGTCGTGACCTTGGCGCCTGGGGTCTGAACCCAAGCGAAGTTACATTTATCGTATCTACCGATATCTATTACGACCTAATCGAAGATGCATCTTTCCAAACCGTTGATAAGATTGGCGATCGCGCTACTCTGTTGACCGGTCAAATTGGTTCTATCGCTAACAGCCCAGTTCTAGTAAGTGCTGAAATGCCTACTAAAGCTTCTGGTACTGCTTCTGGTACTACCAACATTGGTGCTATCGCAGTTAACACAGCTAACTTCATCGTTGGTAATCAGCGTGGTCTACGTATGGATACCCAAGACCTAGTTGAAAACCAACAAAAGGTTCTGGTTGCTAGCCTACGCACTGGTATGACTCAGCTAACTACCAACCTTGGTGGTGCAGTTTCTACCTTCCGTTGGACAGTTTGATCTAACACAATAATCGCATGGGGCTTCGGCTCCATGCTTTTTAATAAGGCTACGCGCCTTATTAAAAAGCATGGGAGAGTTTATGGCTGATTTAATCACACTAGCAGAATATAAGGCGTACGCTGGGTTAAATACGCCAAACCAAGACGCACAAATTAGTGGTCTTATCCCAGGAATTTGTCAGTATGTAGAAACATACTGCAATCGCAAATTTAAATACTATTTAGACGAACCATATACAGAAGTCTTTAGTGGTAAATTATATCCTCTACATCTAAAGCACTACCCAGTTACACAAGTAATAAGTGTTGAAGAAAGCTTAGATTTCGGAGCTACTTACGCAGCTATTGATGAATTTACCTCTTGGGTAGTAGATCGTGAAGAAGGTGCAGTTGTCAGTCCACTAGGTACTTTTGCTAGTGGTATAAACCGTTATAGCGTAACATATAACTACGGCTACGAAGTACTGCCAGATGATTTAAAGCTAGCTATATTTGACCTAGTTAAATATTATATGCGCAACGATATGGCTGTGCACTCAAATAAAGCACCTGGTACTAGTAATGTACAACTAGACTATCAGACAAACGCTAGCATTCCAGCACATATTCGTCGCATCTTAGACTTATATAAAGTGGATTATACATGAGCCCAAATGATCCTATACACGTATCTAGATTGTTCGATATAGTTGTAGGAATGGGCAGTAAAGTCGATCAGGCTGCACGTATTGTACAAGGAAGATCTTTAGCAGTTTTAAACAAAGCAAAAGAGGACTTTCGAAGCGTAATAGATAATGGTACACCAACCATCTACGTAATAGATATAGATAGAGATATTATAGGTGTGCTAGTTAAAGATTATCCTAATATTAGGACTATACGTGCGGAAATAGAAAGTAATCTTAGAAGCATAGCCTTTGAAACTAGCTACTCAAGTTTTACAGATATCATAGATACCGCATACTCTAATTTAAATTAGGCATTATTAAATTTAAGAAATAGTCCAAAAAGCACCCATCTAGCGTACAGAGACGCTTTTAGAAAACTAGGTCAAGAAATGGCTAAAGCGTTTGTATCTTTGGAAAAAACAGACAAACGTAATATTGCTATATTAAAAGACCCAGAGAGTATTGGACAACAAGGTAAACTAGTATTTATAGGTAAGTCCTTTACTTTAGTACAGAAAAATATTAATAAAGCTATAAACTCTACGATAGGTTCTTTTGTAGGAGACGCTAAGTTTTCTTACGGTAAATATCGTGCCGCAGTACACACTGCTGTAGAGGTAGGATTAGAAAATAATATGCCTACCTATGGTACTAATACTCCTTTAACGCAGATGACAGCCTTTCAATTAGAGGCCAGTATGCGTGGAGCTAGTGTAAAGTTTGATAAATTTAAATTCCAGGACGACTTTGTTAAGCAAGTCCCACTATTTCTAGAATATAAACTAGACCTTAATAAAAATTTTAGCCTATCAAGAAAGTTATTAGAACTTAATTTTACATTTGTTGTTCCTATGGATACAGCAGCCAATTAGGCTTCTGGTAGTGGTCCAGAAAGAGCAGCTATAGCTAATCTAACCAAGAATACTATAATGCCAGGCCTAGCACAGGCAATGAAAGATAGACTAACTTGGTTAAAAGATGTATAGGTAAATGTTACTTAGTCACCTTAGCTTTAGTATGATATAAAAGATCAATTACTAAAAACTATGGTTGGCGAAATGTATAAAGGACTACAACAAAAAGTAAGCTTTAAGTCAAAAAAGAAAATAGCTACTGTTGTTGCACCTAAAGTTACTAAACCTAAAGTTCCTAAAGCTACTGGAAGTAGCTCGTTTATTTTAACCAGTAAAGCCCCTGCACAAAACACACTAAACCTGACAAACCTCCAAAACCTGCTCAATGCACGGTTACACGACCAAATACGAGCAAACATGGGAACAGGTCAATCACGTAGTACATTAAACTACCGCTAGGGACGACTAGCACAGTCTGCCCAAGTTGAGCGATTGTCTGAAAGCAGACAAGGTATGATAACTGCTTTTTATACCTATATGAAGTATCCGTATGCAACCTTCTCTGAAGGCGGACGGCAACAATATCCACGATCACGTGACCCTAAGTTGCTGATATCTAAGTAGATACGTGAAATAGCAGGTGCTCAAGTATCCAACCGATTAAGGGCTGTCAATGTCTAAAAGAAACTCAATTGTAAAAGCCCTGTCGGAAAAGTTAAAGTTAATTGACGGCAGCGCACCCTATCAAATTAATATATACGGTAATAGTTATCCATATCTTAAGTTTTGGGACGAAGTACAAAACTTCCCCTGTATTTATATGACACCTGGCAGTGAGTATCGTGAGTACCTACCTGGTGACTTTAAATGGGCTTTCTTATCTGTTAGCCTAAAAGTTTATTGCAACGGAGAGGATAGCTCCTCTCAACTTGAACAATTATTAGAAGATATAGAAAGCTGTATCGATGCTAATAGAGTACTAGAGTACTCAACCGGTCGGGAAACTACCGAAATTCTCATCACCTCTATTGTTACGGATGAAGGCCTTCTAGCCCCCTATGCAGTAGGCGAGATAAATCTACAAGTGCGTTACGCCCTTGAGTAATTAATAGATGACGCAGATAAATATCTAGCAAATCTTGCAATTACGAATCAACTTAAAAGGAAAAGACTATGGCTTTTAATCTATTACGTAATTCGAGAGTGTTCTTCACTACCAACGTAAATACTTCTGGTATCGTTAACGCTACTGGATTCACACCAACCAATACCTATGAAATTCAAGTCCTAGACGGATTTAGTTTCAGCCAAAATACTGCAAGTGAAACAGTTACTCTAAACGAAGCAGGTACAACACCTATTCGTGGTCAGCGTAGCTTCAACACTGCACTTGAGCCAGTAGACTTCTCTATGTCTACATATGTTCGTCCTAAGGTTAACACAACCACAATTACTTGCGAAGAGCGTGTACTATGGAATGCTATTGCAGGTGTTGACGCTATCGGCGGTACGAACCCAGCATGGACAGATGGTTCAACAACCGGCCCTGTAGCAGCTCAAGCTGATTTTACCTACTCTAACGTACACCAGCTGCAAAAGTTCGGTTTGTTAGTTATTATCGACGCAGTTTGCTATGTTATTGATAACGCAGCCCTAGACCAAGCTACCATTGACTTTGGCATTGACGCTATTGCAATGATTGCATGGACTGGTAAAGGTACTGCCCTACGCCAAATCGCAGGTGTAACAGCAACCGAAGGTGCTACAGTTACTCTAGCTAACGGCTTAACAGGTACTGCACAAGGTAAAGATACTACTGCTAAGTATATCACCAACAAGCTGTCTACCGTTGAACTAGAAGCTAACATTAGCGGTGGCGGTACAGCTTACACTATCGCTATTACCGGTGGTAGCATTACAATCGCTAATAACCTTACATACTTGACCCCAGCTAACCTAGGTACAGTTAATACTCCTATCGGTTACTTTGCAGGTACACGCGCTATCTCTGGTTCCCTAACCGCATATCTGCGTACTGGTTCCGGTACAAGTGCTACACTGTTGAACGACATGCTAGCTGCTGCAGCAACATCTGATGAAACCAAGTACATGTTGAATGTATCTATGGGTGGTGCTTCTAATGCTACTCGTGTTGACCTAGAAATGGCCGGCGCTATGCTAACCATCCCTACAGTTTCTACTGAGCAAGTTATTTCTACTACAATTAACTTTACCGCTCAAGGTTACACTGGCGCTAATTACGATCTAGAACAAACCAACGAATTGGTTGTTAAGTATTTCGCTACTGCTTAAGTAGCATTTTTACAGACACCGGGTTGATCTCCGGTGTCTCTTTTTCCTACCTTGTATAAAAATTAAAGGACATATATGGCCTCCATTAAATCACTACTAGTTCCTAGTAAAGAAGTTGAAGTTGAATTTCCAGGACTTCCAGAGTTCAAAGTTCAAGTTGCGTTCCTAAGCAGAGAAACACTGCAGAATATTCGCAAAAAAGCTACCAAAACATCTTTCTCCCGCGGTAAAACCGTTGAAGAATTGAATGACGACCTATTCTTAAAGCTTTATGTTGAAGCTAGTATTAAAGGTTGGTCTGGTCTTAAGCTTGCGTACTTGGAACAGCTTGCACCTGTAGACTTAGGAACAGCAAATCCTGAAGATCTAGTCGACTACAGCACAGACGAAGCCTTGGCACTTATGAAGTCCAGCTCTTCTTTTGATAGCTTTATCAGTGAACAGGTTACCGATTTGGGAAACTTTACCAAGAGCAAATAAGTACCATATACGCTAATTTATCTAATTACTTTGAAAATGCAAGTCTAGGTATGCGTCGAGACGTGTACCTAGAAATGTGTGAAGCATTAGGTAATGAGCCTATAGAAGAAGAAATACCAGTAGAGTTAGACGATCTACCACATTTTGTACAGCAAGTTTTACAGATGTACTACATGCTTACAGATATATGGGACCCTATGGGCGGAAACTACCTAGGAAAAGATAATACTAATATATTTGAATTTTTTCGGCTTTACGAATTTTGCCACGAAGAAAAGCTACTAGCTATATCCCTCCTGCAACACATGGATGGAATAAGATCAAAAATAATTTCTAGTAAGAAACCTACTAAGCCTTCAAGCAAAAAAGCTTGAAGGCTTTTTTATTGCTTAAAATTTTTAGTATTGACAGAGTACCGCCCTTATGGTATAATAGGTGAATTCTAAAATTACGCATGTAATTATTAACCCCCTAAGGTTAGTAAGCCACCGGGAGAATATATGGCTATACAAATAATGCAGCTACTGCTAAAGACCGTTGGTCTTGAAAAGGCAGTGGAAGGTTCCAAGCAATTTAACCAAAACATGAAAGCAGGTGCTGCAGCTATTGCTACAGCAGAAAAAGCCGCTAAATCCGCTTAGTATAAAGCAGTGCGCACTGAAAACCAAGAGTACAATTCTGGTCGTGGTAGCGCCGGACTAACTGGCGCTAGTGCACGTGACTTTGCCCAACAAGCGCAAGGTTTAGGTGGGTTAGTACGTTTATACGCTACATATGCTGCTAACCTTTTCGCAGTTAGTGCTGCGTACACTGCTCTATCTAGAGCACAAGATACCGCTAACATGGTTAAAGGTCTTGACCAACTAGGTGCTGCAAGCGGGGTTGCACTAGGTACTCTATCCAAAAATCTTGTAAAAGCAATGGACGGAGCAGTTAGCTTACGCGAAGCTATGGAAGCAACAGTTAAAGCTTCCTCTAGTGGTATGTCTAGCAAAGATATTATTCGCATGGGTGAGGCAGCTAAGAAAGCTTCTCAGGCCCTTGGTGTAGATATGTCGGACGCCCTAAGCCGTATTAGTCGTGGTATTACAAAGCTAGAACCAGAACTCTTAGACGAACTAGGTATCTTTACTCGTATCGATCCAGCCGTACAAGCCTATGCTAAATAGGTAAACCGTAGTGTTTCTAGCCTAACACAGTTTGAAAGACAACAAGCCTTTAGTAACGCTGTTCTTGCAGAAGCAGAACAAAAGTTTGGCGATATTAATATCGAAACCAACGCGTATACCAAGCTACTGGCAATTTTAAAGAATACAGCTACGCAAGTTGGTGACGCACTTAATACAGTGCTAGTACCTATTGTAAATATTCTTGGTTCTAGCCCTACAGTTCTGTACGCAGGTATTGCAGCTATGGCGGCCATGGTTGTTCGTCAAGCCATACCAGCATTTGGACAGTTTAAAGAATCACTAGCACAAACTGCTGAAGCTTCTAGAGTTTTTGCTACTCGTAAAGTGGCCGATGCTCAGGACGCAGAAAATAAGTTAAATACTCTGCTACGTAACAAATCAGCCGAACGTAACGAAATATTAATTGACGAGCTCGTCAAGGCCGAAAATGCGGCTACTGCAGCAGGCATTAAAAGCAAAAGACTAGCTGAGTTATTTAACCCTACTCTGGCTCCAGAAGCAGCAAGATAGGCAGAGGCAGAACTTGAAGCGAATAAAAAGTTGGCAGAGGCTGATAAGTATAGATTAGGGCTCGTTAAAAGCTTAGCAGCAGCTGAAAAAACTGGGAACACTACAGCAGTATCATCTATTAAAGAAAAAATTAATATTACAACATAGTTAATAGATAATACCAGAAAGCAGATAGAAACAGAAAAAGAAATTGCATCAACATACTAGAAGCAAGCACGTCAGTTTAAAGAACTAAATACTGCACTTGCATCTCGTGCTAATATGGCTGCAACAAAGCAAGATATCGTAAGTAACGCGGCTTACAATGCAGGCCTTATTGGTATTCGTGGATAGCTGCAGCTTATGAAAATAGAAATGGCTGCGGCAGGTATATCTACCAAGAGTTTTGCAGGTGGTATGATGTTGGCTAAAGCTGCTGTATACGGAACAGCTTCAGCGGTAATGACACTAGCCTCTGCTCTTAATACTGCGTTTATGGTAGTTGGCGTATTTGTAGCAGCCTTTACAGTATTAGAAGGTGTATTTGGTACTGCTGCAGAATCAATAAGTAAATTTAAAGACGACTCAGATAACGCTTCCGCTGCTACAAAAACATTGACAGATACAATTGATAAAATGTATAAGGGTAATGTACTTTCTACCCAGTCAATGCAAGCACAAGGTAATGCAACAAAAGAATTATCAATATCCTTATTAGACCTTAGTAAATCAGCAGCAAAAGCTAAAAGTGAAGTAGAGTCTAGTGGCTGGGAATCTTTTTGGGATACCTTAAAGAAGCCTTTTGATAAAGATATTGGTTCAAAATTTGTTGAACAATTTAGTTCTTCCGTTATTACAGGCCTCCAGCAAATTGAAAAAGGCCCCGTAGGTACGGAGCTACGCTCCAATCTCGCTAGTCTTTTAAATATTAAAGACTAGAGCAGTCTAGAAGAATTTAAGCAAAAACTACTAGAGATAAAACCTGGTTCAGGGCAAGCCGCAGCTATTGCAAAATTATTTGATGACGCAGCACTAAAAGCAAATGTTGCAGCGTCTAAAGCTTCAGAATTCTAGGCTAGCCTTAAAAAGACTGAAGATGCCTATCAATCTTTTGCAAATCAGTTTACACAAAAAGATCCACTAACAGTATTTGCCACCAGTGCTATGGACTCTATGCTAAGTCTTGGAAAGGTTCTAGATGGGCCTATTCAAGAAAGTATGGGCTCATTAAAAGAAACGATTGATAAACTAAGCAAAATACCGCTGTTCGGTACAGAACGTAGTTTAGAGTTAGCACAGTACTCTACCAAGATTGCAGAAGCAAATCAGCAGTACAATGAACAGATAAAGAAAGTAAAAGAACTTGAACAAGCCTTAAATACGCTAAACTCTAGTGACATAGCTAAGCCAATAGTATATGGTGGTAAACTTACAGAGCGTAATGAATATACGCAGCAAAAAGCAGAATTAACAGCTCAAATAGCTGCGGCTAAGAAAACTATGGCTTCCGCGCAAACTCAAGCTGAAAGTATTGCTCTAAAAGTAAAAAACTAGTTAACTGTAGGAATGGCCGATCAGCTAAATGTACTTGGAGCCCAATTAGGTGCTTCAATGGCTAAAGGACTAACTGGAGCACTATAGAGTGTATATGCTGCTATAGATAATGTACCAGAACTTGCCGGTAGAACAGAACAGCTTAAACAACAAGAGTTAGGCCTTCAAGCGCAAAATATACGTGCTATACAAACACTGCAAAAAAGTATTCACCAGAATACTATTATGCTGGCAATACGAAATGCACAAGAAAAAGTTAAATCAGCACAAGCCCTTGGGGCCGGAGATGCTAGAGACTCAGGATTATTAAATAAAGCGGAAGCAGAGTTAAGAGGTCTAGAAGAAGTAGGTAGCCTGCTAACAAAAGCATACAGCGACCCGCAAGCAGCTATTGCAGCACTATCTAAAGGTATTTCCGAAGGCAATACCGTACTGCAAGAAAATGCCGTATTAATACGTACTGTTGCGATGGAAGCAGCTGGTGTTACTACTCAATTAAATGAGATAAATCAGCAAAAAATTCAGTCACAATTCCAAGAAGAACGTAATTATCTAAACGCAGTTAAATCAGCTATTACATCTGGCTTAAAATTAAGTGAAGATCTAGTTAAAAACGAGCAAGATGTAAATAACACACTTATTGCTCGTGGAGATTTAACTAGTGCAGAAGTACTTGCTATGCAAGACAGAGCTAGACTGCAAAATGACCAGCTAGAAATAGCAAGGATGAATAGTGCACTAGCACTAGAACGTTTAAATGATGAACTTAATATACAAGCATTAACTGCACTAGGTAAAAAAGATGACGCCGATAGATTAAAGTACTATAGAGATATAGTAGTAAAGCAGCAAGAAGGTATAATTGCCGCAAAAGAACTATCTCAGGAATCTGTGAGAGAACTAGCCAGAAAAGCCGATCTAAGAAAGTTAGAAGAAGAAATACTTCAACATAAATACTAGATGCTTGAGATTTCTGAAAATATGCGTAAGTCAGAAGAAGGTATTGTTTCCTTACGAGAAGAAGGACAGCGCTCAGAACTTGAAAAAGCTAAAGAGTTTGGCAAGATTTCAGAAGACGACTACCAGCGTGCAATAAACAAACTAGAAAAAGAAAAAGTTAAAAGAGAGATTGCTTCCAAAATGCAGGAAGAATCTCTTAGCTACGAAAAAAAGATATCTGAACTAGAAAAACAAAGAAATGCAGAAGGCGTCTCTAAGGAACAAAGAGATAGACTACTTGAGGAAATGTAGAACCAACAAAAAGCTCATGTTGCTGCAAAGAGAGATATACAAACAGAGCAAGACTTAAGATTAGAATCTATAGATAAAGTAACAGACTACGCAATTAACGCAGACATCTACCGTCTAGAAAATTGGAAATCTAATGTTGCGCCGGCTTTCGCTGACGCGATAAAGAAGGCACTATGGGAAGGTGGTCAAGAAGGATCTAAAGCCCTTAGACAACTACTTGAAGATATACTAAAAGAACCAATTAACGTTCTAATAGACGCAACAGTTGACGTATTTAAGTCTGGTGGTTCAGCCAATTAGATTGAAAAGCTTGGTAAAACAATTACAACCGCAGTTAAAACTTACTCTGATATATTCTCTGGAAAAGCTGGTGCCACGTTTGGTGCTCAGGTTGCCGGAAGTCTGCAGAGAAGCGCCGACTGGTTATCTACATAGTCTAACGACTTCTTAGCAAGCATGGGTGATAAGTTAGGTTCTTATGCCAATACACTAGGATCAATCGCTGGCAAAGTATCTAATGCCTTTATGGCACTAAATATTAGTGACGCAATTTCTGGTGGCTTTAAAACAGGTATTGACGGCTTTGTTAAAGCAGCAACAGCTGTTGCCGCAATGATACCAGGTATCGGTCCTCTAGCTGGTCTAGTAGCAGGTGTATTTAATCGTGCATTTGGTAGAAAATTGGCCGATGTGGGTGTTGAAGGTACTTTTGGTGGCAGCGAAGGTTTTAAAGGTAACGAGTATGAGTTTTATAAAGGCGGCTGGTTCCGCAACGACAAAACTGTTGAAAAAGAACTAAATCCACAGCTGCAGAAGGCTTTTGCAGATCAGTTTAAAGCAATACAATTAGCGGCAATCACAGCAGCTACTATGTTGGGCGGAAGTGGTGACCTAATCAAGAATAGCATTGTAGACTTTACAATGGCTATTAAGTTTAGTACCAAAGATGTAACCAGTATGGATCAACTAAACGAGCTACTTGCAGCCGAGTTTGATAAAGTATCTAATACCATGGCTCAAGGCGTGCTGCGCTTGTTGGTTGCAGCAGATACCGCGCTAGATGCTAGTACTACTACCGAGCAAGATGCCATTATTAGCAGCTTAATGTTAGCAGAAGAAACTTATAGCGCCACACTTGTACGACTAGCTAATTCATTAAGCAGTGTTAGCTTTGTATTCGAAGCGTTAAATATACCAATGTACGATATCTCTATTTCTGGAGCCGCAATGGCAGCAGAGTTAGTAGAACTACTAGGTGGACTTGATGCTTTCTCAACAAAAACGCAAGCATTTATACAGGCATTCTACAGCGAAGCAGAACAGCTTGATATGGCTAAAAAGCAAGTATCAAGTGGCTTAAAAGCAGCAGGAATACAAGACGGCATAGTAGGTTAGTTATTGGATGGTGTTGGCGATGCCAAGCTAGAGTTTAGAGCACTGTTAGGTTCTTTAGACTTAACTACAGAAGGCGGACGTAAAACATACGCAGCCCTAATGGAGCTATCCCCTGCATTTGCATTAGTTGCCAACGGTATTAAAGACGCAGCAGAAGAAACTACAGAAGCAGCAAGAACGCTGGCAGCCGAAATGGCTGGTTTTGACGCAGCAGGCTTAGGTAAAATGATGCTAGATGCAGCATTTAATCCACAAGACGGATATACTTCTGCACAAGCATTTGGAGCTGCCCTAAATACTAGCATAAGAAACGCTCTTATTACTAATACAATTAACACAGTTGCCGAAAGCTTATTTAATAGCATTATAACTCCAATTATATTAGGTCAAACAGTATCTGAAGCAACAACAGAGGCATTAATAGCCGATGCTACGGAAAAAGCTGACAGACTAGCAGAAATACTAGGCAGTCCGCGCCTTGCAGCAGCTATTGAAAGTATTGCAACCGTAGTTGGCAAGACTATTGATAAAATAGGTATAGCTGTACAAAGTGTTGGCGCACTAAATGTCCAAACACCTACTATAACTAGCGATAATGTAGCTACTACCGGTGTAGGATATTTTACCGTTGGTGGAGATACAAGTACTCGACCACAGTATCCAAGTACACCACCTAGTAACGGCGGATACAGCGGATATTATCAGCCAGGCACGGATAGTTAGGCAAGCAACGCAGCAGAAGAAGCCGAACGAGCAGCCGAAGATCTAAGAAAAGCACGCCTATCTATAGAAATAGAATTACTTGAAGCACTTGGACGTAGCCATGAAGCACTGCTACTAACCCGTGAAGAAGAACTAGCGCAGCTAGATCCTACACTGGTTGCACGTAAAAAAGAAGTTTATGCAGCGCAAGACGCAGCAAAAACTGCAGAGCTTAATATCCAACTACTTGAAGAACAAGGTCGTAGTCACGAGGCCCTAATAAAAACTCGAGAACGAGAATTACTAGCGTTATCAGCTACAGATCGTGCAATTCAACAGCAAATCTATGCTCAACAAGATGCAACAAAAACAGCAGAGCTTAATATTCAATTGCTAGAAGCTCAAGGCTACAGCAATGACGCACTAGTAAAAACACGCGAGCGTGAATTACTAGCACTATCAGCTACTGACAGAGCAATTCAGCAACAAATTAACGCAACACAAGACGCAGCAAAAACATTCGACCTAAGCCTATAGTTATTAGAAGCACAGGGGCAGTCCGAACTAGCAGTACAGCTACGTCGTGAAAAAGAACTGCGCGGACTATCCGCAACAGATGCAGCTATACAGAAGCGTATCTGGGCTCTTGAAGATGAAGCTACAGCACTAGAAACCGCAAAAAGTGCTACTGATGCAGCATACGAAGCACTTGAGCGTGCAGTTAATGCACAAAAAGATATTCTTAACGAGTCTATTAATAACTTAAAAGACCAAATATCTACTATTAAATCAATCTTTGATTTGTTGAAAAATAATATCAAAGAGCTGTACCAAGAAGTAGATACCACAGTTTTAATGTCTGCTCGTACTGCTTATGCATACCTAGACCAAGCAATTGCCAAAGCTAAATCTACTGGCGAACTGCCAAAAGAGGAAGAACTAAGTAATGCTATTTCGTCTATTCGTACTAGTATTAATAACAGTACGTATAAGTAGGCATTTGAAGCCAACAGAGAGCGACTACTGTTAGCCGGTAATTTAAGCCAGTTAAAAGATGTAAGCGAAGATCAGTTAACAACTGCCGAGTTACAGCTTATACAAGCTGAACGAGCCGTAGCAGACTTAGACCAAATTCTTAGCACAGCAAGAATTCAAATCGACGTTCTACGTGGTATTGATACTGGTATTGTTAGTTTGAATACCGCAATGGCTAATCTAGCCGAAGCTATTAGACTAGAGGCTATGAAAGCTCCAACACCTGTTACTACAGGTGGCGGTGGTTCTGGTGGTGGTACTCCTGGTAGTAGCGCTGTTGCAAATACAGTAAAACAAGCATTCCAGGGCTTTTTAGGTCGCGATCCAAAAGCCGAAGCAATAGCTCACTATGTTTCTACAGGCTTGACAGGTGATGCGCTGGTTAATGCTATCTACGACGATGCTATTCGTAATGGAGAAACTATAAAACCGTTTGCTGATGGCGGTTTCCATACTGGAGGTATACGCCTAGTAGGAGAAGAAGGCCCAGAACTTGAAGTAACCGGCCCATCACGTATCTTTAATGCTAGGGATACTGCCAATATGCTTAACGGAAACGGAGATGAAATGGCTAAAGAGTTAAAGGCACTGCGAGAAGAAAACCAGGCCCAAGCTAGATCAATCGTGCAGATTAACCTGCGAATGGTTAAACTGCTCGAAAGCTGGAACACTAGCGGTATGCCAGAAACTAGGTTAGAAGTATGAGTAAACTAGTAATTGTTAAACCTATTGAGGTTACCAATTCTATGCTTACAGCGAGTAACGTACCAGAGGCAGACCACGCGGTCTGGTCCTCTGGGACTACCTACGCTGTAGGAGCAAGAGTAATACTTACCTCTACACATAAAATATATGAGAGCCTACAGGCTACTAATCTTAATAAAGATCCTGCAACTCAACCAACTTGGTGGATTGAGGTAAGTCCAACAAATCGTTGGAAAGCCTTTGACACAAGTAACAGCACACGAACAGTACAAGCAACACATATTAGCTATACAGTTTCTCCTGGCCAAGTTATAACGTAGGTAAATGCACTTAATTTAGTAGGTGTAACAAGCATACGTGTTAGAATGAGCTCTAGTGGGTACGGTACTGTATATGATAAAACAACAGAACTACCAAGCACCCCACCAATTGCAGGCTGGTGGGAGTGGTTCTTCTAGAAGCGCACGCCTTACAGCGTTTTCTACGCATTAGATCTACCTAGCTACCCTAATCCTGAAATTATCATAGATATATATGGTACTACGGAGCTAGCGGTTGGTGTTATTATTTTAGGTGTACCACAAACAATTGGTTTAGGTGTCCAGGTTGGTGCCCGCATTGGTATCCAAGATTACAGCCGTAAAGAAACCAATGAATACGGTGATATTATACTTGTACAACGAGCTTTTGCTAAAAAAGCTAATTTTACTATGATGGTTGATAATCGAGTACTTGATAGTACTATTGAGATCCTATCAGAAGTCCGCGCAGTACCTTGTGTATGGATTGGTGTGGATGAATATGCAAGTACCGTTATTTACGGATTCTATAAAGATTTTGAGGTTGTGATAAGTTATTCCAACTTCTCTGATTGTTCAATCGAAATTGAAGGATTAACATGACAATATCCGCCTTACCGGCATAGCCATTACCAACGGATACACCTAGTGTTTTTAACACCAAGGCATTTGCGTTGTTATTGGCACTGCCTACTTTTGTAACAGAGGCAAATGCTACAGAAGCAAATGTTGACTCCCTAGAAGGTACAGCAACTACACAAGCTGGCATTGCAACTACACAAGCAGGCATTGCAACTACGCAAGCAGGCATTGCAACTACTCAAGCTGGATTAGCTACTACTAACGGAGCTGTGCAGGTTGCCCTAGCGGCTGACCAAGTTGCCCTAGCTACTACGCAGGCAAATAATGCAGCTACTAGCGCTAGTAATGCTTTAATAACTGAAAATGCACTAAAGTAGCGGTGGCTTACAGCCAAGGCAGGAGACCCTGCACTAGACGATGCTGGTAATGCTCTAGTAGCAGGTATCAGCTATTTCAATACTACCCTACAACGAGTAAGAATTTATAATGGTGCTTCGTGGCAAGATGCTGTTGGTGCTATTACAGGTAATTTTACTATAGTACGAGAAACCGCAGTAGCTACTGCAGGTCAGAGTATTTTTAATCTGACTAATAGTTATATTACTGGTACTAATAGTATTATGGTATACCTAAACGGTGTACGATTACTGCCGTAGGATTATACAGAAACCAACACCAGTAGTATTACACTAGCAGTTGCTGCTAATCTAAACGACGAACTTCTTTTCGAGATTGGTGTAGTATAGGCAGGTACCACAGCAGTTGCCGGATTAACCAGTTTTAGTCCTGCCAGTGGATTAACTTCTACTAATGTACAAGCAGCTATTACTGAGCTTTAGGATAGCGTTACTACCCAAATTGCTGATTTAGTAGATGATGTTAATGCTCAACTACAGCAGGCTACACCACACCTGTTTAACTTTACACAAGGAATTTTATAATGGCCTTATCTCCACAATACGCAGCAGTACCTAAGATTGGCATTGCTATTATCAACACTGCAAATACTAATAGAGACGGTACAGGTACACTAGGTACAGTTTTTACCGCTGGTGCTAGCGGTAGTCGTTTAGATACTATTGAGATACAAGCAACAGGTACTACTACAGCCGGTATGGTTCGTTTGTTTATCTCAGATGGTACAAATCATCGTTTGTTTGCTGAATTACCTGTAATGGCTAATACACCTTCAGCCACTGCTACTGCATGGAATACATTAGTTCAGGGTAACTCTACTGGATTAATAAATGGTTTACCACTACCTATGAGCTTACCTACTGGCTGGTCGCTGCGCGCTGCCACACACAATGCAGAATCATTTAATATTATTGCTTTTGGAGGGGACTTCTGATGAATAACGGTCAATATGGTTATCCACTACCACCCAACCGCCCAACACGGGTTGCTCCTTCTGAATGGAAAAATAGTCATTCTTATTTTACTCCTGGAACATATAACAATTTTACCGTTCCGCAAAATACTTATCAAATACTTGCAGTTATTATTGGTGGTGGTGGTGGTGGTGGTGGTGGTGTCGCTGTATATACTGGAGATACACGCGCTATAGCCACTGGTGGAGGTGCCGGGGCTTGTGCCTTTGCTATTATGGACGTAATACCAGGACAGAAATTACCAAGTATTACAGTAGGTTCTGGTGGTTCTGGAGGCAATACTGGATCCACAAACAGTGCTACAGCATTTGGATAGGCAGGGGGAACATCCAGTATAGGTAGTATTGCTTCTTGCGCAGGAGGATCTGGGGGAAGCGCTAATACAACCGGAATAGGCCAATCTATTATAGCGTCAACCGGAGGCACCTTTTAGATGTCTGGAAGGGGTATTGGTTATACTGGAGGTTCCTCGGGGAGCATAACTAATAGCACACCAACTACACTTTTAGCGGTGGCAACAGGAGGCGGTGGTCTACTTGGTGGAAATGGTGGTAGTATTACAGCCAACTCGGTAAGCAATCTTGAGGGTATAGCTACCGGAGGTGGTGGGGTCCGTGGATCCGGCGGATCTTATACTTATACTGGCGGTATTACTGCTTCCGGTTATATAGCGACAGGGGGCGGAGGACTTGGGTTTAATGGTGGGTATGCTGATGGAACTACTTCGGGGAAAGCAACTGGCGGCGGCGGCTCTGCTAGTCATGCCACAATTGCCTCAGCAGGTACAATGATTAGTGGTGGGGGGATTGGATCTCCTGGTCTTGAATCAGGAACCGCAATATAGTATGCACCAGCAGGCAATGGGGTAGATACTAGTAATCTAGACCTACCCTCTAGGCTATTGAAGTTTTATGGTCTGGGGGCCGGCGGGGCGGGTACTAATTATTCTGATAGTGGTGGGATAGCTGGTAGTGGTGGTATTGGTGGTGGCGGAGGTGGTGGATATTCTAGTGGTACAAGCAATATCATAACTGGCGGTATTGGTGGATTATTCGGCGGCGGCGGCGGAGCTGTTTCAAATAGCGGAAGTGTTTCAAACGGGGGCGCTGCCGGAGCAGGTGGTGGTGGTGGTGGTGCTTATACTAGATAGGGTAGTTCGGGAATGGTTGCCAACGGAGGCGGTGGTCTACTTGGTGGAGGAGGCGGTGGGGCTTAGGTATGGGCTTCTAACGTTTCAACTGCCAAAGGCGGGGACGGAGGTAGTGGTGCCGTAATTCTATACTGGACTGAAGGATATTAAAATGAAATACGCATGGATTGAAAACGAACGCATTCGTGATATTGCACCTGGTAATCCAGCTGAGCTATACCACCCTGATATAGCTCAGTTATATGGTACCGAGGTACCTGACGATGCTAGTAATGGAGATGGTTGGGTTAATAGCACTTTAATTAAACCAGAACCAGCAGTACTTGCTACAACACCCATACCAGACCCTATTATACCACCCAAAATCGTTAGTCCTGTAGAGTTTAAGTTATTATTTACCAGCCCAGAACGTATTGCTATTAAAGCAGCACGTGCAACTGATCCAGTAATCGATGACTTCTATGATCTGCTAGACGACCCACGTTTAAGCGGTGTAAACCTAAGCCTACAATCTACACAAGATGCGGTAGGCTATATGGCCATGCAAGGATTAATCGAGCCTACTAGAGTCTAGGAAATTCTATCTGGTATATTAATGTAATTATGTGCTAGGAGCAAAACTATGACAAAAGCAAGAGATCTAGCAGGTCTTGTACTACCAATAACCGCAACATCGGTAGGGGCCTTGGCCTCTACTGGTGGCACGGCAGTTAATTTAACCCTAAACGATGGGTACACTGAAGAAACCTACGACTTAACCGGCACAGTTATTTCCGCAGCCAACGGTAGCATTCAAACAAAAACTTTAGCTGCTAATACTACATTTACAGAGGCCATTGGCAGTGGTCAGTCAGTACTACTAGGTATTACGGCTGGTAGCTATACAATAACTTGGCCAACTATTACTTGGAGTAAAGTTGGTGGTAGTGGTACTGCACCTACCCTAACATAGTCCGGCGTAAACTGGATTGTACTGTGGAAGATTGGCAGCACCCTACGTGCTGCATTCTTAGGAACTGCCTAATGTTAGCACAAAAATTATTATAGGCTGCCGGAGGCGGTGAAAAATTATACGTTGATGACGTATTTAGTGCGTTCACGTACAGCGGAAATGACGGGACGCAAACGATCACCAACGGCATCCAGCTAGGTGAAGGATCCAGTATACCGATGACTTCTTTGCCGGGGTGGAATGGTACGTCAATAGGCGGTTTTATTGACGGTGGTTCGAATCTACTAATCTACAGCACAGGCTAGTCGGCGGACAGTAAAGTTCTAAGATCTAACGACGGCGGAGCAGCCTGGAGTGCATTCAGTTAGCCAGGCCTCGCACTCTATCAATCATCTAATAGAAATATCTATTTCAACGGGCTGTATTTAGTAGGAGAAGTTAATGCATTAAGATATTCGTCTGATGGTATAAATTGGACAGTCCCCAGTCCAATGCCGACCACATAGTATGGATATTTTGCTGCAAGCCCTACCCGTGTTGTGTTTGCCGGCATATCATATGGAGCAACTACAATATATTCAGATGATGGTATAAATTGGTCTAATGGTTCTACTAGTGGAATGTGGCCAAATGTTGGCCAGCCAATAATTAATTACATTAATGGATTATTTGTTCTTAGTGGTACTTACTATGATGGAGATTCTATATATTATAAAGTAATACACACTACACCTGATGGTATTACGTGGACGCTTAGAGCATAGTACTCATTCGGAGACAATACAGCTGCGCAGGGATGGCCAGTTTGGACAGGATAGAAATTTGTAGTACAAACTGGAACGCTGATTCGTGAATCAACGGATGGTATTACATGGACTACATCTGGGTAGACAATGCCGAGTGGGGTTATAACGAATTTCAAAGACGGAAAATACATTTCGTCGATCAACGGTAAGATTGCTACTAGCACAGATTTAAGTACTTGGACATATTACACACCCCCCGCAGCATATAAAATTACTAATAATGGGTATTTTTTCTATGGCCAGGCTTCTGCGAGCTCAATTAGCTTTGCGAAGACGAATAGTCTATCGGCAGATATTCCCGGTAAAGGTGGGATGGTTTGGTTAAAACGCCGTGACGCTATTGGGGTACACTATCTAGCAGATACCGTAAGGGGTGCGGGATATATTGTTCAAAGTGACACAACAACTCAGCAGCAATACTCTGCCACAGGTTATGTAAGTGCTTTTGGCGGCTCAGGGTTCACTGTAACGGCTGGGCCCAATTATGAAGCATATAACCAGAGTGCAACGCCATACGCAAGCTGGACATTCCGCAAAGCCCCCAAGTTCTTCGATGTGGTGACCTATACCGGGGATGGTGCAGCCACAAAAACACTTGGTCATTTTTTGGGCGTTGTCCCCGGAATGATTGTTACAAAATGCACGTCTACAGCCAATGATTGGTACACGTATCACAGAAGTTTAGGCGGTGCGGATAAGTATTTAATTATTAACGGCACCAATGCATCGGCCACAAGCACCACACTTTTTGGGAACACCACGCCAACCGCTACTCAATTTACCGTTGGCGGCGCAGCAGGGTTAAATATAAACGGCGCAACCTACGTCGCCTACCTATTCGCCCACGACGCATCGGCTGATGGGATTATTCAGTGTGGGTCGTTCACGACTGATGGCTCAGGCAATGCCACGGTGAATCTGGGGTGGGAGCCGCAGTATTTGATGGTAAAAAGTTCATCTGATATCGGCGGGTGGAGGTTGGTAGACAGTTTGCGTGGAATGTCAGTTGGCGGGAGCAATGACGCAATATTGCAACCGAATACAAGCGGTGCCGAGTTTGCAAACTTAAGCCAATTCTCTCCATCTGCTACCGGGTTTTACACGGATGCAACATTCCCAGCATCTACTACTTTCATCTACCTAGCCATCCGCCGCCCAAACAAACCACCCACCACCGGGACGCAGGTGTTTAGTGCCAGCAGTTACACGGCCTTGAATCCGGCATACCAAACTGACTTTGTTGTTGATGCCTCCTTTTACAAAATAAAAAACACGGTCGGCAGTTGGCAAATTGCCAGCAGGATGCAGGGGGCCGTGACCATGCAAAGTGACAGCACCGCTGCGGAAGCAGCGCAAGCAAACTGGAAATGGGATTACAACAATGGATGGCGTTTGGGTACAGGCTCGGCCTTTCCTGAATACTATTCTTGGATGTTCCGACGCGCCCCGGCGTGTTCGATGTGGTTTGCTACACCGGAACAGGCAGCGCCACCACAGTTCCGCATTCGCTGGGGGTTGCGCCTGAGTTGATGATTGTGAAGCGGCGAAACGCTGGATATGGATGGCTTGTCTATTCTCAGTCTATTGGTCCTAGTAACGCCTTGCTTATTAACGGAACAAACGCAACCATAAGCTATCCATCTGGGTGGAACTCCACCACACCAACTGCTTCTGTTTTTAGTGTTGGCACCGCTGTTGATACGAACGAAAACGCTGGTACTTACGTCGCATACCTATTTGCTACCAAAGCAGGCATTTCCAAGGTGGGCAGTTACACAGGAAATGGTGGAACCCAAACCATCGATTGTGGATTCAGCACTGGGGCGCGGTTCTGTCTGATCAAGCGCACCGATTCAACTGGTGATTGGTATGTGTGGGACACCGCCCGTGGCATTGTGGCTGGCAATGACCCACATTTGTCACTCAATACCACAGCCGCAGAAGTCACCACCAACGATTCAATCGACCCTGTGAGTTCTGGCTTTGCTGTGAATCAGGTAGCTGCAACCAACATCAACGTTAATGCTGCCAGTTACATCTATCTGGCTTTTGCTTAAAGGAAACACCATGACAGACAAAGAAAAAGTCACAGCACTGTTAACCGAGTTGGGTGTTGAGTTCAAAGAGGATAACGGCAATATCTACTGCACCGAGGGAGATAAGAAAGTCTCCGGCTACTCGTGGTTTTATGTTCTGTTTGAGTTTGACGAAGTTGGTCAGTTTATCTCTATTGGCGCTTACGAATAAAGGAAATCACCATGTACCTGAAACTAGATACCCTCACACCCTGCACTGAATCCGAGATTCGTCAGGCTTTTCCTAACACCAGCTTCCCCAGCGTGTTTACACCACCAGAGGGATATGCTGTTCTGTTCGCTGCACCCGCGCCAACCTACGACCCTATTACTCAGTCAGTGCGCCAAACCACTCCTGTATTGACTAATAAGGGTCATTATTAGCAAGCGTGGGAAATTATAGAGCTAGATGCCGAAGCCGTAGCAGCTAACCAAGCTGCAAAAGCAGTATCAGATCGCGCAGCAGCCAAAGCCGCACGCCAAACCGCTGTAGAAAACATCAAAGTTACTACAGCGGCCGGCAATACCTTTGACGGTGATGAAACTAGCCAAACTCGTATGAGCCGTGCTATTGTGGTACTATCCACAGGCTTAGCCCCTACAGTTAACTGGGTACTAGCCGACAACACGGTTATTCAAGCAACCGCAGCAGAACTTACAGAAGCACTAGCGCTAGCTGGTGCAGCTCAAGCTGCACTATGGGTGCTAGAATGAAATATTATCTACTAAACAACGCAATTGCTTTTGATCAGCAACTAAACGCGCTGCTAGGTGGGTCTCCAGACGAAACCCTAAGCGCGCGTGCGTACCGCACGGAGCAACAAGGAAAAATCTTTGGCAAGTTCTTTAGACCACTAATTGATGGTTTATTTTTCTTTGACAAAGATCACTGCCGTAAAGCGTATAACGCTGAATTTCATAAACTACAATTACCGGAAGGTTATAGAAAATGACTACAGAAGAAATGAACGCCCTTGGTGAGTGGTGGAAATACCACAGTAATGACCATGAGGGTCTAGTTGCGCTGCTGGGGGCTAAGCAAATTACTTTGCAAGACTTTGCACATGCAACAGGTCAACACGAAGCAAGTTTAGCTGAGTGGTTAATTGAACATGGTGCACCAGCTAACGTTGGTGGATATAATAAGATGGACCCAAAGTGGGACTTCTACTTTGGACGTGTAGAAGCTCTACCAGTAACACCTCCTACAGAGGATTCTAGATTCTCTATTGGTGGTAAGATTTAATACTACTATTAAAAATAGCCGGGTTTAATACCCCGGCTATTTTTTTGTCTTGACAGTGCTCTCCCACCATGTTATAATATTGGGAGTAAAAAGTACGTTTAATATTTTTTAGGATTAAACATGAACTATCCCCTATACCAAAAAACCAGTAGCTTGATATTTGATACTGACTTATTAGGTACCCGTTTTACGCTTGGATTAGCAGAGCTAATTTGGGCACTTACCCTGTTCTGGCCTGGTGATACCTTTGGTAGGCCTACTTACGATGTTATGTCTCACTTGTTTGACGAACAAACATGGGCTTTTATATTCTTACTTAGCGGTGTAACACAGTTAACTATTGCAATTACTGGATTAGTTGACCATTGGTTCTCTAAACTATTTGCAGGCTGGAACGCTGCTATCTGGGTATATGTTGTTATATCAATGTACTTTAGTGTAACACCCCCACCAGCAGCTATTAGTGGAGAGGCCGCACTAGCACTAGCAAGTATATGGATATGGGTAAGACCGTTTATTTTAGCAAAAGGAGCAGTCTATGCCAGAAAACACGCAGCAGCAACAACCACACTTTGATCGCAGGGCTACAGATCAATTGCCACATGTTAGTTTACTGCTGGACATTAAGGCTGAAGTACAGGCTATTCGTACTGAATTAGTAGAATTTAAGCGGGATGTTACTAAAGCATTTCCAAAGGACGAAGAAGGTTTACCTGACTATAGTGGCCACAGAAAGTTTCATGCTCAAGAAGCTCGTGAAGATGCTAAAAAAGAAGAGTATAAAACCGACTTTGCTAAAAAGCTGTACGCTTGGGCAGGTATTGGGGCCATAGGCTTTGTGCTATCCGCAGTTATTCAATATATACGAGGTGGACAATGACCGCAAAAATGAATTTTAAGATATATCAAGGGTCTACCTTCCAACAAGTATTACGTTGGGAAGGCTCCGAACGAGTATATAAACCTATCACAGGTATTAGTAAAACTGCACCAGTTACAATTACAGCAGTTGGTCATGAACTAGTAGATAACTGGCGTGTTAAGTTTACCGATATTGTAGGCACTAAAGAACTAAATAGTTCTACTGTGTATCATCAATGTACCGTTGTAGATGTTGACACAATTAGTATTAACGCCATTAATGCACTTAGTTACACTACATATGTTAGTGGCGGAGTTATTGAGTACAATAAGCCTATCGATCTAACAGGTATGACTGCTAGAATGCAGATTCGTGCTAAACTTGATAGTGACACTGTACTACACGAGTTAACTACTGAAAATAGTGGTATTATATTAGATAATACCGCTAAGACTATTAAGCTAAATATCCCTGCCACAGCTACTGCAGCCTTTACATTTGCACAAGGTGTGTATAATCTAGAAATAGTAGATACACTAGGTGTTGTAACAAACTTTGCTAGTGGTGCAATTAGCGTTATTCGCGAGGTTACACGATAATGGAAACAGAGTCTACAGTAGTACAGTTATTAAGTGTAGACTCCGTAATTGAGGAAACTACACTAGACTCACTAGTACAAGAGACTATTGAGCAAGTGGTTGTTCAGCCACAAGAAGCACAGTTAGTAGTTACTGAGCAACCAGATATTACAATTGTTCAGGGCCAGTAGCAAGGACCAGCAGGAGCACCTGGAGATAGTTATACATATCTTAATGTGTTAGCTGGTGCCAATCTTAATGGGCATATAGCAGTTAACATATCTGTAGTACCTGGTAATGTACCATTTTTAGGTATTACTACCAGCTCGGCTAATACAGGAGAACTTGTAGAAGTACAGCAAACTGGATATCTAACACATATTGGCTGGAGCTGGATACCGCTACAACCAATATACGCACTTAGTGACGGCAATTTAACACAGGCCTTACCGCTAAGTGGCGATTTAGTAACTGTGGCGTACGCAGTTACACCGACAAAGATTTATATTAAACAAGAGCCAGCTATACTGCTAGGCTAAGGAGAAAACATGGCAGCAAGTAAATTCCTGGCCCTAGTAAGTGGTCGTATTCGTGAAGTTATAGCAACCGTTGCATCTAGCGGTGTTGCTGATGACGGTAAAATTGTAGCACTAGGTACCGATGGTCGCCTAGATGCTAGCGTACTACCAGTTGGTATTGGTGCTGAAACCAAGCTAATTATGGCAACAGAGAACCTATCTGCAGGTAATCTAGTTAATATCTGGAACAGCGGTGGTCAGTTCCGTGTTCGTAAAGCTGATGCAAGCATTGCAGGTAAAGAGGCTAATGGTTTTGTACTATAGAGTGTAACAAGTGGTCAAGATGCAGCTGTATACCTAGAAGGTACTATTACTGGTCTAGCCGGATTAACACCAGGTCGCTATTATTTAGCAACCTCTCCTGGCGAAGTTACAACCACTCCGCCTAGTGCTAGTGGTAATGTAGTACAGTATATTGGTGAAGCAGTTTCAACAACTGAGATTACGTTTGAACGCAACGACGGGGTTATCCTGGCTTAATTATGGAACGTAGACCTCTCGTTATTATTAGTGGTAAAGTACAAGAATTGCCTCTAGGCGATACAATTCCGGGAGGTGAGGAAGTGGCACAGGTTACAAAACGTATTGACTTTGACGGCGATACCATTATTTATAGTGGTATCGCAGCACCTGGTACTCCTGAGGCTGCATCTAGTTGGATGATTACACGCACTACGTTTGTAGGTGAAGATGTTGTTGTAGAGTACGCTGGCGGAACTGCCACATACGATAAAGCTTGGACAGATAGACTAACATTGGGGTATCAATAATGTACTACGTAGCATATAATCCAGCACTAGGTAACGCTTTAGTTGGTGTTAGCTACACTAGCTTTGATAACATACCAGAAGGTATACTAGTTGAGTAGATTGAAGGTGGTATACCAGATCTATCTAAATATATTTGGTCTGGTGGATCATTAAAGTTCGAGCTAGACTAGTCCAAAGCATCAAGACTACTAACCGAAACAGAATTTATGCGTAAGTTTAGTCAAGAAGAACGACTAGCTATACGTGCTTTAGAAGCCAGTGGTGATTTAATTATTAAAGATGCACTAGAGTTAATGCGTGGAACTAAAGAAGGGGTTAACTTAGACGACCCAGATGTTCTACGAGTACTACAGTACCTTGCATATGCTAAGTCCCTTATTGCTCCAGATAGAATACAGGAGATTATCGCTTAATGGCTACTATTACAACAAGTCAATTTTTAGATAGTGGTACAGCACGTACTGCTGGCGAAGCATGGACGATAAACAACGGTGCTGTGTTGACTGTAAGAACCGATAGCAGGGTTCATGCTAATGCACCAGCATCTATGACAGGATCTTTTGGTTCACTTTCAATTAACGAGGGCGAATGGTTTATTGATGCAAGAAATGTTCGCTGGATGGCATATAACTCAGGTACCGGTAACGTACCTGCTATCGGCACAACTGTAAGTCGTGGTGGTGTATCTGGTTACTTGCTTGGAGTATGGGCTGGATTGAACACTGCTCCAACTGCGGCTGGTGCTGCAATGCCAGCAACTGGTTATCTAAAATTCAGAGAAGTAACTGGTGGTGTGTTTAGTGCTGGTGCATTAACAGGCATTGGAGCTAGTTCGACTGGACCAGATGTTACTGGCTGGATTGAAGTAGTACACGATCAGTCGGCTAACCTTACAATTCCACGACTAGGTAAGTATACTACTCGTGGTGATTGGTTCTACCTAGACAATACGACTGGAGTCCGCGGTCAGATCCTACAGACTCCTACTAATGGTGGTGGTATCAATACATACACTGCTGGTGTAGAAATTGAGACTTAGCCTGGTAGCGGTGTATATGAAAAGTATCCAGCCTTGTTTACTAACACCAACGGTTGGGCAATCAAAGATATTGGTGCCGGTGCTGGTTTAACCGATAAACGCCAACGATTTGTTCTGATGGTTACCGACGGTCGTTTCTGGCTTGGTGAGACAGCTACTCAAACTGGTACATATGCTAGCGTAGCAGCGCAAGCAAGTACATATGCAACTTCTTCTCGTGGTGGTTTTTACTGGAGAGAAAATAACGTAGTTACGGTGTTCATTACTAACGGACATATGTTGCATGAAGGCATGTCTACAGGATTTGATGCCACATCGGGTACCGGCGTTGATGCTATTGTTACTCCAGAGATTTTGAATGCCTATTACTACAGGTTTAACCAAGCAGGGGCAGATACGTTTGGACAATGTAACTCTAGAGAATCCGTTGCTGTTGCATTTACAAACCACGGGTTGAACGTAGGTGAACAAGTTTATCTAACACCTTCTACTGGTACATTGCCTGCTGGGTTGTATACAGTTATTGCTATTCCAGGTACCAACGGCTATCAGATAGGTTATCCGCATCTAGCTAACCTTACTGCTGGCGCGGCAACCGCAATTCATACTGTTACAATAACCACATCAGCAGTGCATACATTGGCTATCGGTAACAGAGTAACATTAGATTTTACTTCTGGTACTGCACCCGACGGTAATTATACTATCAGGACAGTACCGACTACAACTACTTATACTATCAACTGCCCACTAGCAGCTGTTACATCTGGTAACTTTACTGCCAACTTCGATATTGGATATGTACCGCCTGCTGGTTGTAAAGTGCGAATTCCTAACATCATTACTAGGGAGTGTAGTACAGGTACGAGAGCAGTTAACAACGCGCCAAACGGTACTCAAGGTACTAGACCTGAGTTTACAACAACCTCTGCGGGTGCTATTGATCTAGAATTCTTCTGCAACAATAACTGGGCAGCTACGTTCGGTCAAGCATATAGTGTACGTCTTATAAACAATTGGCACATGGATACATTGCAAATTTCTGAATGTGCTACTGCTATGACGTTAGATAATGTCGGCGTAGGGATGTATGGTAGCTTAGACATTAACACACTGTTGCTTACTTCTAATTTCTCAGGTGGTACTATCACCAATGCCACGTTGAAACGTGGCAATACTCCGGGAACATCAGACCACGCTGTGAACGTCAACTTCTGTAATAATTTGACGTTCAATGATTGTGAGTTTGGTATTATTCAATACGCCAGAAGTTCCGGATATTCGTTTAACTTATCTTCATGTGACAACATAACCTTAAACAATAATAAGACATTCAACAGTCAGATCTTAGTTACTACGAGTAACAAAGTGCGGATCAACAATACAGACTATTGTGATAGATTCACTGGATACACAAATGCAACAGGTGGATATTCTGCTATCAACATTGATACTAGATCATCAGATGTAGTTGTTGATGGTTTGACATTCGGCATGAATGATACTATACCTAACTGCCATCCATCTAGCACTGCTGCTCGTATTGGAGGTGGAGCAAATAATGTAACATTCAGAAATCTAGGTACAAAAACCAATCCATTGAAGTGTGGAAGTTGGAATCCTAATACCATGGGCATGGGTGGATTGTTTGTTACTGGCGGTAACTGCTCTAACTACAGATTACAGAACTGCTACGTAGACCGGGTTAGAAGCACAGTAACAACGTTCATTAACTCTGATACTGGAGTAACATACGAAAACGTTTACAAGCAAAATGACAATGCTCTCAATACTTTTGGTATTGAACTAATCAATCCAGCTAACCTCAATGCGCAACTAAAAGGTTTCGGCGGTATTCCCGGTGTATCTGGGCAAGCTTCGGTTTATGGTCATCACTTCATGACCACGTTCTCTAGAGGCACGGGTAACATTACTCTACGGATGAACGAGCCCACAACAGACACAGCAGCTTACTATACAGTGTTATCTGGAACACCTAAGTTTAACTCCAGTGGTGGGGTTTTGATGGGTGTAGTAGGAACATCTGCTGTATGGGAAATGCCTTACTTTGCCAAAGGGTTCACTGGGTTCGATGAATACTTAGCTCCAACATTAGCTGGTAGCACTTTATCTAACTTCTTACTTGAATACGATATTGATACTGGCTCAGGGTTTAGTGGTACATTCAAGAACCTGTCTAGAGTCAAAACCGTAAACACAGGTGCTAACGGTGCATTTACTATTACTATCGCTAATACAACTGGTATTTCACCCGGGGATTGGTTGTACGGTGGTACTAACATCGCTCAGCGTAATAGAGTTGTATCAGTAGTCGGAACCACAGTCACACTGACTAGAGCTAATACCGGTACTGCGTCGGGTATTGTTTACTTCAATCATCTTCCGGATGAAACCCCAAATCCAGCAGGAACTAGATTCAAGGTAAAAGTTACTTGTGTAACAGCAATTGCCACTGCGATCACTGTTATTAGATTCAACGGCTGGTCTAACTACGCAGCTCACACTGATAACAGTTATCCATTAGACACAGTTAAGCTAACATTGACTGGATTGGTATCTGGTTCTGATGTTGTCATTCTACAAGCTGGGACAACAAATATTATAGCATCAGTGGATAATTATGCTGGTTCTAGTTGGGTGTACGAATATGAAACTGCACAGCCGGTAGATATCGGTGTTATCAAGCCAGGATATGTACCACTATACATTCGCAACTACTAGCTAGGTACTACAAATGCTAGCCTACCAGTAGCTCAAACAATCGACCGTAACTATGGAGCCTAAACATGGCAAAACTAACAAGTAAAAGCCAACTGGTAGTTGGCACAAACCTAGTAATTAACGAGACAGCCAAGACTATCCAATTGCTAGCAAGCGCCGACGGTTCTACAACTAACGGTCTTATAGCGAAAGATGGTGTAACCTGGCAGGCTCTATACTCTAAATTGGTGGACCTGTGGGCTACCTCAACATATCAAGATAGCCCATTCCCTGCATACGCAATCGACGCGTTATCTGGTCAGTTCCAAATTGGTACTGATGGTTCAACTTTTAGTGGTTGGACATTTAACGCCGATGCTACTCGTCAAATGTTACGCGATGGTGGCTGGAGTGAATTCTCCGCAGCGGGCGTACTACAACGTCAATACGTAGGTATTGTAGGCCTGGGTGGTGTGTCAACCGGTGCTCAGCTGTATTACCAGCGTGCTTCAACAGACGCGCCAATTAACTTTACCTTTACAGACCAATGTAACGAAGGTATTCAAGTTTTTGGGGATGCCAGCAATGGTAACTTTGATAAGCGTAGTTACTTTAAAGGCTTCGTTCGTGAATACGGTAAAAAATACAAAGACTCTGTTCTAGCCGATACGGGTAAAACGTCGACCGGTGCTAACATTGTTAACTTGCTACTTTCTAACGAAGATGACTTAAAGATTCAAGCTAATGATGCTGCAATGAGTGGTGCCCCTTATAGTGGTATTACAATTACGTACTATGGTAGTGACCAGAACAAAACAATTGGTGGTGGTAGTTATCCATTCCGTGTTGTTATTAATGGTAATAACGCTACGCTAGAACAAATCTATACTAAGGTTCAATACTTACTACGTCAAGATAGCGATATAGACGCAGGAGCCGGTACCGTAAACGGTAAAACTGCAGCAGCCCTATTAGGCTTCGTTGGTGATACCCTACAAACAACAACCGGTGTGTTCGTTGAAAACCTACTTTCAGCTGATACCAACCGTATTGAGTTTAAAGACCAAAACGGTGTAACACGTACATATCCATACAGTGCAGCCGGTACTATGACCTTTAACAGCGTGCTGGTTGGCGCAGGTTCAAGTTATCGCCTTATGTTTACAGCTCCTCCAGGTGCTGGCAATGACTACGGCGAAAGCGGTGCAATTACCGTCAACGACGCAAGCGGCACACCTATCGCAGGTACTATCTCTAGTGGTTCAATATCATTTACGTACGACTACGATGGTAATACTCAGGGCGGTGCGACGCCTGGTACAGATCGTGCAGTAACACTAATTGGTGTAAAACCTGGTACAGGTAAGTTTGCAGTCGCAACTGGTACGCTAACAAAGAGTAAAGCAATCTCTCTATCCTTGGTTGCAGAACAAGATCGCGTTTACGCATAATATATGGCATATACAATCGACCCCGTTAATAAGCTAATTATACTAGATAGTACTAATGTTACTGCACAGAGTATATATGCTACTTGGGTCGACTGGGCTAGTCAGGCAGATAACCTAAAGTATCTGCCTGCCTTTACTTCTGTAGGTGGCGATGGCTTGGGCAGTGGACTATCAATTCCACCATACTACTTTCTAGCAAACGGCTGGCGAGTACGACCAATGGAAGCTACCCAAGTATTAAATATTACCGGCAATTTATTCGTAGATGGCGGTGGTGACCCAGTCGTTCCTACTGTAGGTAACTACAACGTTCTTGTAAAACTAACAGTACCTGTACAAGCACAAGGTATTGCTACTAGTGGCAGTTCTATTACTCCAGCTGAGGTAGCTGCCGCTGTTTGGGAACAGCCTATTAGTGGTATGACAGATAAAAGTAAAATAGGTGGATTTATCTAGAAGCTACTATTAACCGTACCTAAATTCTTAGGGCTAAAATGAAACAAAATATAATTATAGTGGTAGCACTAGCTGCAATACTAGCCCTTGTATACTATTTAGGGTCTACTACGGGATATAGAGCAGGTGAATTAGCAGCAGCAGAGCAGTATACAAAACAAGTTGCAGAATATCGTACAGCCTTAGACAACCAAACTGCAGTAGTAAATAAAGCACTAAGCCTAAGATCTGTTGATCTAACAAAAGAAATTAATGCATTAATACAAGATACTCAACAAATACGCGCAGCACTAAAAGAAAGTGGGCCACTAGTAGTGGTTCGTGAAGGTGACTGTGTAGCAAGTGAGCAATTATTGGAAGCGCGCCGCAAGATTATAGAAAGAGCTAACAAATGAAATACTTAATCTTTCTTCTTTTACCAATCTTAGCGGCTTGCAACCACAATCCTCCAGTTATTGAACGTGTAGAGGTATTAAAACGTGTAAATGTGCCTGCGGAATTATTATTACAATGCCCAGAGTTAAAAACTCTAAGTCCTATAGCGCTACAAGATCTGCTGCACGAAGACTTGCAGTACATTGAACAGTATGGTGAGTGCAGGTTACGCCATAAAAAGCTTATTGAAGCAGTAAAGGATGTAGTACAATGAAAAATTGGATACTACGTGTACTAGGTTTAACACCAAATGCACGAGAACATATTGCGCACTTAGAGTAGCGTGCTCGTGATCTAGAGTAGCATATTGAAAGTATGTAGAAACGTCTAGATCGTATAGACAATGTACTAGATCAGCTAATAGGACAAATCAGAAGATGAAACCTTACTTCAATAAACGTAACCTATCCCTATTAGTAGTTACACTACTACTATTGGTTGTTAAATATGTAACAGACCCTACAGCCGGGGCAATTACGTAGGAATTCTTAATCTACCTAACTACACCAATCCTGGTAGTTCTAGCTGGACATTGGCTGCGTAAACTACTTTTCCCGTATGTAGATATGGGCGACCTGTACGACGAGGCCAAGAAGTAGTCTATTGGGTAGGCTATTACCTTCTTAGGCATGTGCCTATTCGTTATGGCTATCTACGGATTATTTGGTCCATCGGCGCGGGCTCAAGATGTTAAGACGTATATTCCGGCACAAGCTAAAATACACCTACCAGTACTTGCCAGTGAGGTAGCCACATACTGGCCTAACGTACCAAAAAAGCATATCTCGCCAGTCTAATCGAACATGAAAGCTGCCAGCACCTTAAGCACTCCAAATGTTGGAACCCACAATCGCGGCTTAAAACTTCAAAAGAAGAGGGTGCGGGCCTTGGGCAGCTTACAAGAGCCTGGCGAGAAGATGGAAGCCTACGATTTGATTCGCTGCAAGATGCGCGTCGTCGTTGGCCACAAGAGTTAGGTGAGCTAAACTGGAGTACTATCTATAGTCGTCCAGATCTTCAAATACGCACTATGATACTAATGAGTCGAGCCAATTACTCATTATTCCTAGACACGCACGAGCCGCTAGCTTTTGCAGATAGCGCGTATAATGGAGGTGTTAGTGATGTGCGGCGTTCACGCGTAGCGTGCAACCTTAGCGCCTCTTGCAATCACAGATATTGGTTTAACAACGTTGAACTATATAACGTTAAATCCCGTAAAGTACTATATGCTAATCGCAGTGCTAGGGATATTAACAATCATCATGTACATGATGTACTAAATGTACGTATACATAAATACGTACCTCTTTTAAATAACTAAGGAATCACATGGCTACTTCCTCTGGTAAAAAAGCTCGTCGTACTACACAGATGGTACAAGATATGGGCTATCAATCTCCTGCAGACCGCAAACCGGCTCAGAAATTTCCTAAACTAGAAGCGCAGACATATCGTCAACAAGATTATATAGATGCACTAAATACTAAGGATATTGTATTCGCACTAGGTGATGCGGGGGTTGGTAAAACGTATGTTAGTACACACTATGCAGCAGAGCAACTATATTATAGACGAGTAAATAAGATAATCCTTACTCGCCCAGCTGTAGAAGCTTGCGGCGAAGAGCTAGGATTCTTACCAGGAGATCTTGTTGAAGGCAAGATGTTACCCTATCTAGTTCCATATATGGAGACTTTAAACGAACTATTGGGTAAGAGTTTTGTTGAATACTGTCTTAAGATTGGTACAATCGAACCAGTCCCTCTAGCATTCATGCGCGGCAGGTCCTTTAAAGACTGCATTATATTGGCAGATGAGATGCAATAGGCAACGCCAATGCAAATGAAGCTGTTGCTAACACGTATTGGTAATAATACTAAAATGATGATTAATGGTGACGTTGGTCAACGTGATAGAATTGATGCCACAGGGTTAGAAGATGCCATTGGTAAACTTCGCCATCTAGACGAAGTAGAAGTAATACAATTTACTGATGATGATTGTATTCGTAGCGGTGTATGTAAAAAGGTATTAAAAGCCTACCGTCATTATTAAGTAAAAAGCCGCCAAAGCTAAATAGCTTTGGCGGCTTTTTTATTACGCAAGAGTCCAGCCCCTATGACTTAGAGCTTTACCTCTTAGTACTTTATGTAGATGTGTATAGTCTAATCCATGTGCTTCACTAAATGCCTTGCACGAACCCTATATCTTATATACATTACCATCCTTGTCTTTGATATTAGGATATTCCTCAGTATCTTTCTTACCTTTTAGTATAGTACCACGTTTCGCATACATTAAGTTCCACTCAGTAGGAAATTTATCCCTTAAGTAGAGATGATTTTGTGCATATATAATATTGCGTACTACAGATAATTTAACTCCGCATTTTTCGGCTATCTCTACGTTTGAAATATCTGTATAGGCTCTAAGTCTCATAATATTTTCATATACCTAGGAGTCTGCAATATATCCTTTTCTATTACCACATTTTTCTTTAACTTTAGCAGCTAGTTCTGGATACTTTTCTATTAACCAGGTATGTTCTGAGAAATTAGATATTTTTTGAACAACCTAATAAGATACATCTAAATCAATCTATATATCACGTAAAGACTTATCTGTATTAGCCAATTCCTACAGTATTTTTATATATGTATCTTCTTCATATAGTGAACTAGGAGTATTTGCTCCATATCCTAGATCATCACCACCTAAAGTAGCGTTCATTCCATTCTTATACGTATCTAATGTAGCTATCCAATAAATTTCTCTTTCAGATTGCTTTTCTACCTATACTTCTTCTAACCTAAATAATGTAGGTACTTCACCATATTTATTATATCCACGACTAAGCGCTTTGTTAATATGTGACCCGTACATTAGTTTTCTACAATGCTCATAGTATCTAGCTGATATATTTGATGATTTGCCTACGTAGTACATACCATCGTCGCATTCAAAGTATAATATGTATATTCCCGAATTTATTTCCATAATAGTCTCCATTTAAAAAACTATTATAGCAGAAATAAAAATACGACACAAGTCTAAATTTTCACTCCTACACCGACAAAGAAAAAGCCCCCTACGGCCATAAGCTGTAGGGGGCTTTTTTATTTCTTTACTTGGATTTGCCAGTCGGAGGAGTGGCGTTTTCCACGGATTTTGGGGCCTCCACTGGAGCACCTCCGTCCTTGATTAAGACGCCGCTAACTACAAGGGCTTCTAGTTCTGTATCTTCTACTTCCAGGTCTACGCCTGGATTAGCAGTGACTTGATAACGTCCCATTGGTACTGTTCGGCCTGTGGCACTACGATAATTAATCATTGGTACTTCCTTGTAGTGGTGGAGTTCTAGTTAAAAACCCTTCAAGTACTAGTTGATCTAGTAACTCTAGTGGCTGTTCTACTACAACGCCTGTAGTAGCATCAATGTCCATAGTTTTATCTACTGACACTGTTCGTTGTGTTGCACTTTTATATGTATACATATTAGTCCTATTATTTAACTGGGCAGGCACCTGTTGCACAGCCTTCGTCGGTTAATTCATCAAAAGAATTAGCTGCTTCAAGATCAACTGGTAGTAGCCCCTGTACATAGTTACGGTACGTCTGCTCGTCAACTACTTCTTGTGGTAGGTACAGATAACCAAGGTCTTTAGCCGTCTTAGTAGGGTCGGCTCTATAAATAAAGCTAACGCCAACATAGCAGTCCCAGTTGTCTAACAACCAGTCAATAATATCAGGTACTTCGCTAGGATCGTAGCTAATAGTTACTGAAGTATTTTGCTGATTCCAAGATGTTTGCAGCAGCTTGTAACGCTCAAGTTGCTTAACAGCAGACTCTAGGTTAACTTCTTTGCCATCTACAATATCAAACGGTACGCCTTGCCACTCAACTGGTAGTGTAATAAGTACACCGCTATCGTCTGTTGGATGATTAAATACGTGGTAATTAGCAGCCCGCATAACTTCAACAATAGGGTCATGCTTGCTAAACTGTACATTGTTGAAGATGTACTTGCCTAGTGGCTTGTGCCCACCCTCAGTTGTATCCATGATCTTGCTCAACGTACCACTTGGCTTAACGCAAGTAACGTTCTTAGGGCTTGGTAGTCCTAGTTCATTAGCCATACTAACAGCAGCAGCAGTCGCAGTACGCTTTAGATATTCGTAGTCATATGACTTCATATCTGGACGCATTGCAATACCAGTAATACCTACACCACATAGCCGCAAGAAATAGTTATTAAGATGCCAAGACTCTTGCAGAATACCGTCTTGCAAGTTTACACACGTTTGACGGTAGTTAGCACGAGCAGCTAGTCGAATAGCTTCATGCAATCCAGCTGTATCACCCTTAAACTTAGCAATATCAGTTTCTGTTAGGTTACAGAACGATTTATTACCTAGCAAAATCTCTACACAAGGATTAGCGCCCTTGAACCATGGAGCACGACGTAGAGCTTCTACTTCGTTGATAAATCCCGGCTCACTACCACCGGCTTTTACCATTAGATCAAAAATTCCTGCCAGTTCTTCGCGAAGTGGTTTTTCTTTGAATACAAGCGAATTGTTGGACTGTTGACGATGTGCATTACCGTGCAACCACCAGTCTTTCTTAGCTACTGCAAATTCTTCCCACTCTGGCTGACCGTAATCGAAAAGGGCAATTTCTGCACTACGACGGCTAGAAAGAATTGTACCAAGCCAGTTAACAATATCCAAAATATCCATGCGGGTTAATAGACTATCGGCACGACCGTTAAGGATGTTAGCAATTGCTACATACGCTGTAGAGATTGCACTATCTCCGCTGCTAATCCAACCATAACCCTTTAATCGCTCACCTGCTGGACGCAGTTGAGAAAAGTCAAGTACCAACTTATCTGCTGGATACTTACCAGCCATTAATTTACCAATAGACTTAGCCCACGCTTCTGCACTATCACCAACACGAATTGTCCAGGTTTTAGTTTCGCGGTCAAATGTCTCTAGGTTGTTTTCGTCTCCGCCCTTTTCAGTGCGTGTACTACGGACAACTTCAATACGCTTGATTGGTTTGCTAAAGCCGTTAAGTGTACCAATAATTGGTTTAAACCCAACACCACAGCCCTGCAGTAGTAACCATAGAACGTCTACTACGTCATATACTGTTTCAACGTGCGTAAATGAGCAGTTAAACTGGCTAGCTTCACGAAGTTTAGCAACTGGTGTACCGCCCAACCACAGTGTACGACCGCTAGGAAGTACCTTACGATCTAGCATTAACTGCTCAAGGTCGTACAATTCAGCGTACTCTACATCTAACAACTCGCGTTTAGCAGCGCGCTCCCACAGCCATTGCTGGTGATCGATAACTCGTGTAATTGTATCGCGCCAGGACTCAAACTCTGTGCCACTATCGTTTGTAGGGCGATTATACGTACGGCGTGTAATAACCTGCGCTCGTGTTGACGGTTGTTTAATTTCCATTCTTTGACTCTTTCTTTACTTGTAAGCGCGATTCACACACGCCAAAAACACTTTGCAATCTAAACTCTAGGTCATCATTTATAGCACGCAGAGTGCGGCTGTAGTCATACAAATCTGTAGCACTAATAACACCTTCATCGTAGTAGTACTCTAGCATATTAGCGCTAGCTTCGCGACTTACGCGCACAGCATCTAGGATTGATTTAGCTACGCTCATGTGCCAGTACTTCCAAATCCACCCACACCGCGATCGGTATCATTCCACGTATCAACAAATTCTGGTAGCATAACTGGAACAATTGTAATTTGACCAATACGTGTAATACCTTGTTGGATAACAAAACGATCATCACCCATGTTATGAATAAATACCTTTAGTGCACCACGATAGTCACTATCAATAATACCGGTTCCATGTGTTGTCAAGCCCTTTGTACGCATAGAGCTTCGTGGATCTACAAAGCCTGCGTAGCCTCGTGGAATCTTCATAGCAATGCCAGTACTTACAAGAGCTGACTCACCTGGAAGAATCTCTAGACTTTCAGCGGCGTATAGGTCGGCACCGGCATCAAATGGGTTAGCTCGTGTAGGCAACAACGCCTTAGGGTCTAACTTTAAGCACTGTATTGCTGGCATGTATCCTGGTTCTCCTGGCTGTACTGGTGCTTTGTCATCTACTTCCATTTTTTGATTGCTGTATACATTTTGTATTACGCGCATAGTACACTTTCTATTTCTTTTAGGTTTTCTAGACCAATAGCATCGTCACTAAATGCTAACAAGTCCATTAGTTGATAATTACGACGCAGTGCATCTGCACCAAAGTCGTTGAGGTTTTTAATATACACATACTTACCAGGTAGTGGAATGGCATCTGCAATATCTAGTGCTGTACCGTACTCTCTTACAAGTTTGAAAGCCGTCTTGGGGCCAATCTTAAGTACGCCTGGTACATTGTCACCTGGGTCTCCTTGTAGGCACTTGATACTAATGTACTCTTCTGGAGTCCACTCGTAGTGTTCATTGTAGTTATCAAAGGTTATTTCTTTGCGTGTTACATAGCTAAAGCGACTTGTTTGTTCATTGCATAGCAAATCATAGTCTCTATCACTAGAAATTAACCAGATTTTTTCAAGGCCGTATTTTCGTCTATTACTTACAATATGAGCAGCCAAGTCGTCTGCTTCTACCCCTTGAAAACGTAATACCGGATATTTGGTATTAGTTTTATAATACTCTAGAACTCTTAAGTATTCATCAAAAAATTCTTTAAAGAACTGCTCTTCTTCAGGTGTTTGCTCTGCACGTAGTAGTTCCCTATTACCTTTATATTCTGGAAATATACTTTTTCTATACGAGGATTTTCCCCAATCCGCTAGTATAATTACTTTTCCTGCCTTATATGATTTTTTAAGGCTTTCCACTGTACGCACATAGTCTTCAACAAAACTTGTTACATTTTTATTTCGGTATCTAAAGCATAAGTTAAGGCTATCTACTACTAGAGCAGTAGTATTATTTGATTCTGTGAATGTATTAAAAGTTTTCATATTTATTTATAAGTTTCCACCCCATTGTAGATGTTCTTTTACCTTGTACAACTTTGGAAAGGTTAGAGGATTGAACCCCATAGTTTCTGCAAAAATCCTAGTATTGCCCACTTATTAAGGTAATTTGTCTACCATCTTCATGCTGCAGCATGATAGTAGTTTTGCCACGTGTATTAGGGGCTTTTTGTTTTAACAACTGCGCATATAGTTCCGGATATATCTTACTCATTTCCGTGAACACTCTATTTCTACCTGCACTAATATCATGTACTGTAGAAATATCTATACCAGAGATATCGGCAACTTCTTTGTGTGAAATACCAGGATTGTTTACCAAAAGTAAAAATGCTACTTCAATATCAGCTGTTAGGTACTTAGCACCTATAGCTTCATATCCGTAATTATTGTCTCCACCGGCTTTTACATTTAAGCATAATGGATCATCTAACTTTATTAAGGATGATTCTTCAGCATTAAGATCATTGATATCGCAATATTTAACGACTATGAATTCAGGTAGCTCCTGGTGTGTATCATAATGCTCCTGCATCTTATAGCTATGATGCTTTTTAAGCATTAACATTTTATAGTGATTTAATTTTCTACTACTTAAATTAACGCTCTGACCAATATAATAGTGACCAGTTTTGTATAAAAGCTTATAAATACCTGCCATTTTTTGCATAAAATCTCCCAAGAAGCAACAATTATACTATTTTTTACAATCGCTGTCAAGGTAAAATTTTGTTTGGTATACTTAATTAAGTTGTAAATTTTATGCTTTCGTGTTGTAGCCAATCATCTAACAAGGCTACATAGAACTCATGTGTTGAGTGATGTATAAACATATAATTATAGTTACCACTTGGGAAATCTTTAAATCCTACAAACAGCTTACTACGATCATGCTTAAAGATTAATAACGGTTCTTTATCGACCTGCTAACTCTCACGAACTGTTTGTTCCCAGAACTGCATTAGCTGAGGATTCTTACTTGTTAGCACAGCACTTGTAAGATGATCCTCAGCATAATGTTTTGCCTCCACGCAGTACAGGTTATTTGCATTAGGAACATAAATGTCTCCTTTTAGCTTATGCTTAGGGTCAAGAGCACCACTTCCCGGTACTCGTTCCCACTGCAGCCCTGTATGTTTGCGTAGTGCATCTCTAATTACAGTTTCTGCCCTGGCGCCTTTGGCGCGTGGGTCAACCATGATTTTCCGCCTCTACTGGATAAACTAAGGTAGTAGACCTACTATGTCTGTGTAGATACTCTTCTTTAGTTATTTCTTCCTCATGGAAAGAGTATTTAAAGTTAGCTCTATCCCAACCATCTGGGTCTAATATTACTGGACTTTGTAGAGTACGATACCATTCATACTATGTTTTATACTCAACCACGATCAATCCTCGACATATTACGTTCTTTAACAATGCTAACACGATCAATAAGTGGGTGTGTAAAGCTATGAGAAATAAGAACTGTGTTTAAATCTGGCTCATTCAACAGAATCTCTATCAAACGTTCTTTACCATCTGCATCGAGATTTTCTATTGTTTCATCTAAGATAAGCAAATTAGTACGAGTATTGCTAAGGTTCTGCATTAACCGGCGGATAGCCAGCAAAGTAGCAACGTTAACCCTGGCACGCTCGCCTGTGCTAAGAGCTGCAATGTCGATATCTGTTCCGTTGTCGGTAATGACCACGTTGAGCTTGTCCGATTGTGATATCTCGAAAGAGAGCTGGAATCGTCCATCTGCCATTTCTGCCAAGTATTCATTTGTAATTTTCTCCAAGTCTTTAACAAGACATTCGATTTTGTATGCTACTAGTCCTGTGGTACTAAACGCTTTTGTTAGTACTGCATAGCTACTAGATAGTTTTACTAACTCTGTAAGGGAGCGCGTAGCAACATCCCGTTCAAGTTCAAACTCACTAATCTGCTCTAGAATGCCATCTACTTGAGCATTATGAACTTCAGCTGCTTTATTAGCATCCTGTGCGGCTTTTATTTCTTGCTGATGTTTTTTAATGCTAGCATTAACAGCTGCAAGCTCAGCGGTTAGTGCAGTTGTATCTGGCACTACCTGCGGCAGCTTAGGGTCGTATAACTGATGATACTTTTCGTATTTTTCTTGTGCTTCATTAGAACGATCAATGGCTGCTTTAGCCGCTTTAAGTTTAGCTATTTTATCGGCTAGTTCCGGTTTTGTTGCTACAAGTAGTTTACGTTCTTGATTTAGCTTAGCAACCTCATTAGCAATATGACTAGTATCTACCCCAAGACTTTGTCCACAAGTAGGGCACCTGTCTTTTGTAGCAGCCAATTGCTTTAGCTGTTTATCAATTTGTGCAATTTCAGCAGCCACGCCAATTTCTGCAGTTTCTAAGGCTTTCAAATCAGCGGCAGAAAAAGTTTCTTCGGGAAGTGGATATAATTCTACCCCGTCTAATAGCTTTTTATATGTCAGATTCTTTTCAATCTTTGCCGTTTCCGAACCCACGTTTTGAATGGATTTTTCAAGTCGCGCACTTTCGGCATATAGACTATCAGGCAGAGTCGGAACTTCGACTAAAGATTTTTTCTGTAAGTCGCGCCCAATATATTTGGCTAACCAGCCCTGAGCCTGCTTTAGCTTAGTCTCCTGAACTGTAACCTCCTTTGATACAACCTGTGCTTTAGCCTTGATGACTTCAAGAGCAGTTGTGTATCTACCCAAATTAAGCAAGTCAATAAGAAACTTCTTACGCGCAGTGTCTGTAGCAGTAAGGAACTCAAGGCTAGCTGTAGAGCTTTGGTATACAATCTGACTGAAAGTTTTATGGTCATACCCTATTAATGCCTCGATATCCTTGAAAGTCTGTGTAGCTGTATGGCTAGAAATATCTTCGCCATTGCGTAGCAGAACAACGGTCTGGGTACTACCACGAGTTACTTCAATAGTGTACTCTACGCCGTCTTTAGCAAAGTCCAGTCCAATGCTATAGTTCTTAGCCTTAGAATTACGATTGATAATATGCTGCTTTTTTACGCCTTTTGAGTTCTTATTAAATAAGACTTCTTCTAAAATAAGGGCAATTGAGCTTTTACCGTGCCCGTTTCTACCAACAAGTTGTAGAATCTGTGAAGTATTGAAGTCTAGCGTATTATTTTCGCCGTAGGAGAAGCAGTTACTCCAACGTAGTCGTTTATATTCAATCACCTATTTGTGCCTCTAATTCTTTGAATAGTTTAATTGTGGCCTCGATGTTTTCTTCGGATAATCCTAGAATAAACTCTAGGTACTCTCGTAATTCTTCGCTTAGTGTCATATCTGGCTCTAAGATAAGAGCTACATCGGTTTCGCGCGTTGAAATCTTTTTATCTAGTAATTCGCTATTGGCAACACTACCCAGATCACTAAGGTCACCACTAACTTCATAGATTGTGTGGTCAAAGTCAGTTGCAGGCATTGGCTCGCCTGCAGTAATGCTTTTACGAAGTAGCTGCGGAAGTTCGAGATTTATCCAGCTGTGGGTCAATGTCTCTGTATCAAAGATAATAACACCATTATCCACAGGATTACGGTGGAAACTAGTAGACATAGGGGAACCAGGATATAAGATATTCCTTTGGGAATTTTCATAGCTATGCAGATCTCCTGCAAGTACAACATCCCAGCGGTCAAATAGTTGAAGTGGGACCTCTGGTTTAACGTGCGGAGGAATTTCTCCGCGAACATGGGTTACTAGAATACGACTATGGAAATCCACATCAGCTGGATGATATTCTTTTAGCTTGTTGTATGGTATAAAGTCAATACCCTCAATCGTAGCAAAATCGTCAATAATTGTAACATGGCGATTAGCTCTAGCACTAAAGCCTTTGAGATTAGTCAGGAATGTTGTGTTCTTTTTAACTGACTCGTGATTACCCGGAATAATGTATGTAGGCTTAGTAAATACATCAATTAGGTTTGCGTAAATCTCAATCTCGTCTAGTGTAGGGACTCGGTCAAATACGTCACCACCGATAATAACCATATCTACGTCATCTTGCAGCGTACGCAGTCGCTCATTAAACAGTCGATAACGATTCCGTGCCCATTCTACTGGTACGTTCTTTTGACCTAGTTTAATGTGAATGTCAGCACAGAATAGTATTTTCATTTTGCCTCTGTTAATTCGATAGATACCTGCCAAAGAGTTTTACCACTATCAGTAGTGAACTTTTCTAGTGAAATACTTTCGCACTCCATTTCACCTAAGTGCAGGCGTTCTGCAAGGTCAAGCATACGCTCTTTGGGAGTTTTTAATTGGTCTAGTTTTGTTGTCATAATAAAAAAGCCCCCAGGATTAGTGGGGGCTTGTAGATTAGTTACCTAATTCGTTAACGGCTTCGCCGTCAGTTGTTGAATCAGTAGACTCGTCATCGCCACCTTTTGTAATACGTTCCAGAGTTTTCAGAACATCTTCAGGAGTTGGACGTGGGTACTTTTCATCAATAGACTTCTCTTTTGCAATCAATTCGCGCTCAGCTTCGCTAAGGCTACGTGGCTTACATGCTAGAGCTTTAAGCTGATATTCAACGTTGAATGGCAGTGGGCCGGTCTTAACACGCTTGAAAACAATATCCCACCCAGTATCAGGGTCGGTAGGGTCGCCAAGGTCTTCGGCTGCTGTCAAAATCTGCTCAAAGAGTTTCTTTTTAAGATTGAGTACTTTTGCTTTACCATCTTTTGGATCGATACAGTTAACTGTATAACTCCAAGAGCACTTAACTTCGGGGAAGAAGCGTTGAACGTGATCGGTTTCAGCGTTATTGAAGCGTTCTTCTTCACGACTAAAGGCCAAGCATTCCACAGGAATGTCTTTGTTATTAGAACCCTTCAACCAGTAGATGTATCGTGGGAGAACACCACCAAACAAGCGAACTGTATTGTCGCCGTCTTTGTATTCGAATGACTCAACTTTAGAAGATTGTGCCTTGCCTTTGGTTTTATTGAATGCGATTGCCATTTGAGTTTTCCTCGTATTTAAAAAATAATTTGTCGCCTGCTATGTTTAGCAGTGGATTGTGGGAGATTTTTGATCTATCTATATCCGGATAGTAGGTTAGATCTAGATATGTGATGTTGTATAATTTGTACATTGCGTAATCACGTCTAGCTGCCAACTTAATATACTGAACAATATAGCTAGGGTCAGTTCGACGGTCGTTTAATAACTCGTCGGGGTTAAGTAAGAAACTTTGTCCAATCATTCTGGCACGATTGAACTTCTTCTAAACTCCTGGTGGAGGTACAACCATAACTCTAGCCCTATAGTAACGTAGCGTATCTATGTACGATATGCTGCCAGTACTTATGCTGTCTAAATATTGCTGGTTGAAAAGAAGTGCCATAGTGCCCCAAATGAATAATAATTATACTACAAAAGGCACCACGTAGCAAGTCTAAATTTCAGTACCTTTCAATGCGCCAGCCTTTTTCGAGATAAAAAGCCATACGTGCCTCGTTTTGTTTGCGCGATGGTTGATCGCTAAAGTTAATGTCGTATACAAGTGGGTCATCTGGCTTTAGCGGGTGCTTTCGCATAATTCTACCCACAATCTGCTCAACCAACCCATCGTGCGCCATTGGCTCCGCCAATATAACGGCACTAAGCCGGTTTACGGAGATCCCTTCGCTGAAGATTTGTCTTGAGCCACAAATAGCCTGGGCAGCGCCCGAGTCGATTGCGTCACTGGCACGCTTTCGATCTTCGAGGGTTGTTTCGCCAGTAACCAACAAACACGTTTCTCCGACATATTCTTTGACCTTTTGTAGAAATTCAATACGACTTGCAATGACTAAGACGCTGTGTCCTTCGTCCATGGTTTTAGCTGTTAGCTTGGCAATAAATTGCTGGTAATCTTCATCATATAACAGCGCGTTAATTTTCTGAGCCCACGCCAGCTTAGGGTCTAAGAATACACCCGGCTTTAGAATACGTACTATGGGCTCTACAGTATTATCTACCGCTGGCTTATGTACTTCTGTACTAAAGAAGTCGGTAAGAAGTACATGCTTACCATCTTTACGCTGCATGGTACCACTAAGACCTATCCTATATCTAGCATAGAAGCTATCAATAATTTCGGTAAAAGTGCTTGCAGGTACGTGGTGAGCTTCGTCTAGGATAACTGTACCAAAAAGTTTATTAACTTGTAGTATACATTTTGCTAAGGACTGTATATTAGCTACTACAATAGCTTTATCCTCAATATCAAAGGTGCCACTACCAATTTTACCGATTTCCATGTCAAACAGAGCCTCAGCTTCTTCAATCCACTGATCGCGTAGAGCCGTTGTATGACAAATAACTAATGTACGCTGCCCCAACTTTCTGGCTAGGTGCAGCGCAGTAAATGTCTTTCCCCAACCAACCTTTGCATTAATAAAGCAGGTGTCATTAACTGAATTGTACACTTCCTGTTGGCTGTCTCGTAGCTGAAACTTAGGGTCTGGAAATGGTACTTCTTCAACTATGCGCTTATCAATAACTGTATGCCCACTAGGAATAAGATCACTACGCCCAAAAGGTATAGAGATAATTCCACGAGGTAATAGCTTGTAGCTTTTAAGATACTCAATCTTTTTAGTTGGATTAAGCTTTCCGTTACGCTGCCGTTCAAAGCCTCGCGACTCCAACTTATAAGTTAACAAGTCAGTAATATTCTTTAGTTGTAGATCAGTTAAGTCGTCTATGTATATTCTATTTGAAAGTATTGCTTTTGCCACTTAAATCATTCTCCAAGTATCTCGGTATTGCTGATTGTATACCCCAAAGTACAGCCAACTACCTTGATATTTAAGTAATCCTGCCCATAAGCCGTGGTGATGTTGAAAGGTCTGCATAGTTTTAAATCGCTGAGGCATGCCCTCTACCTCTAAAATGCATCCTAGGCTTTGCCCAGGTATTACTCGTGTAACACGGCGAAATACTAAACGGCACTTTAGTTGCTTTTTATATTTAAAAACTCGACCACTACTATCAATAAAGTGATAACCACCTCCTGCTAGTTTGATAAAATCGTGCAAGAAGAAGGCAGTTTTCTTTAATTGATATAGCTGTACACCCGTAGACTCTAGTAGTAGTCGACGCCGTGCCAGGGTTTCCCCCGGCACTTTGGCGTCTACTACTTTTACATGCGTATATTCATTGGCAGTATCAATGTGCATATAAGTATTCTTATATACAAGCTGATCGCCTTCCCACTCTGGAGGGTGATTAAGTAGCCTGTGTACGGGAAAGTGTATGTCCGTCAAATTCATAATATTCCTCGAATTTTCCGAAGCTATAGTCTTGCCCAATATCTTGATCTACGCCAACTGGATACAGCGGAATAGAACAACCACGATCTTTCTGAGTATTACGCTTTAGGATCGCGCAATACTGATCTACTAAGTCGTCGCGTACTAGAGCAACAATCGAGTCATGAACTAGCATGAAGATTTTAGCATCCAGACCTAGAGCTTGGCACTCATTGGCAGTATCTATCGCGCCAAGCAGGTTCATATCACTAGCAAGGGCCTGCACTTCCATGTTAATACCGCTACGTACTTCGTGGCTAGCAATACCTTTATCCGCAGAAAACACATTAGGTAGTCGACGCTTACGGCCAAAGAAGCTGTAAGTATACCCATTGGCACTAATAAAGTCCTTGCGACTATCGAGCCACTTCTTTAGTTTACTAAACTTGGTAAAGTAGTCCTTAATGTTTTCTTTAGCATCTTCTAGTGAGTAGTACTCACCAGTAGCTTTCGTAACGCTTTCGGCAACTTTAGCAGGGCCTGAACCGTATAGAATACCGAATGTACAAATGTTACGTATTGCCCGATTCCGGCAATACTCAATATATCTCTATATTGTTCGGACTATATCTTTACATAAGAGATATTAATTCATCTAACTCTTTTAACGAAGTAACAAAGAAAAACATATGTTCTTCTGAATTTTCTACTAAACTACGCTTATCCTCTATATTGGAGAAATAATCTTTGTAGTCTACTTTAAAATTTGATACTTCTATCCAATAATTACCGACTTTAAAATCGCATACCCAACGACGAGTAGTTTTAAAGAAATCAGAGTACTTAACATGCAGTTCAGGAGATAGGTATTTTAGTCTAAGATAGCAGTCGGCTTCAAAAGAGGAGCCAAATGTTATACCATCTTCTACAACTCGTCTATCTGTAGGTCTGCAGTTAGGACATGTAGCACGCAACATACTATTAGGGCTAACTACCCCCAATAGCTGGGTTTCGTATTCTGTACCACAAGCGTGTTTTAGTTTGATATATCCTGTTTGGTTACCTGGTATATCTGATACTATAACACTACCCAGTCTATCCTCACAAATTTTTGTAAGTTCTTCTTTTCTACTATGCCAAGGTAAATTACCTGATTTGCATTTAGGGCAGCCTAGTTTAGTACCTTGTAATGATGTGATAGTAGTCGTATGTATGTACCCACAACATCTACATTTCAAATCAATACTTTGCCTATTATGTGTAATGTCTGTAGTATCAGATATTACGTCATATTCTAGCCTGTTTGCCTCTACCAGTAATCTTTCTTTAGCTGCAAGTGGTTTCGTATACTCAGGATTTAACATTTTAACAAACTCACTGGTTTTAAGACCATATTTGCTTGTTAGTACCTGCCTAGAAAGGCCTGGAGGGAAATTACTTATATACGAAACTACACTTGTAGGTATTGGTAAATTATTTTCTTTATAAAAAGTTTGTGCTAATTTAATAGCGGAATTAATATCTTGCATATGTATCACCCATTTCGCCCTCTCTGAGGGCTACTCCCTTTCGGGATAGTCTCTGAACCTTCACCATAAAAATAATTATACCACGTTAGCGGCATGGCGTCAAACCTATTTTTATACTGGTGCTTGGCTGCTGATTGTCCAATTCTTTATATTTTCAAGCATTCACGCCTACTGTTCCCAGTTACGTTGTAGCTATAAAGACTCTAAGGAGTTTCCAGCAATTAGAGTGATTTAGAGGCAACTACATTAGTTAATCGCCTTAGCTGCCTGTCTCATAGTACCATACAGCTTTTTAACCTGATCTACTTCACATGGCAGGTTAAACACCATTTTAGCAATGGTCGAGTGCAAGTCGCCACCACCAGAGAACACCTTTTGCAGGTTAGTATCACCACTAAGCACAGCCGCGTAGTAAACCTCGGCTGTGGTCAAATCCTGAGATACGATCTTGTAGCCCTTAGGAGCAGTAATACACGCCTTAATAATTGGGTTATCACGTGGAATCTGCTGAGCGTTAAACTTACCACTAGAACTTAACCGGCCCGATGTGGTAAACGTCAAGTTAAAGTTAGTACGAATACGTTGGTCACGATCAAGCTCTGGAAGAATCTTAACAATATACGAGCTATGAATCTTTGTTAGCTGACGTACTTTAAGAATAGCTTTTGGCAGTGGATGCTGGTCAGCCAATTCATTTAGCACTTCAGCGTCTGTTGAGATCGCTCCGGCTTTGGTCATTTTACCTGTAGGAGACAACCCTGCATAGTCAAAAAGAACCTTACGCAGTTGCATTACCGAGCCTGGGTTAAACACGCTCTTGCTATCTGCTTCGTAGTTTTTAACTGCCTCGAACTCAAAAATCTCCTGCCTAGCAGCTACAATCTCTTGCTCTAGGTAGTTGTTAGCTGCTGTTAAACGGCTAATATCCATTGGGATACCAACTTCTTCCATGTCCATAAGGAATAGAATACCTGGCATCATTAGATTTTTGTACAACCAGTCCAGCTTAGGGTTCTTATCAATAATAGGTTTAAACTTTGCATACAGCTCATAGGTTACTGCTGTATCAATTGCTGCATAGTTACTAATAATCTCGAAAGGAATCAAGTCGTAAGTAAACTCCTCCTGCAGGAGTCCATGCTTAGCACAGTACTCTTTCTTGAAATCATCTAGCTCACTATCGTAGTCACCAAAGTCGGTGTACTTTAGGGCCAGTGGCTTCAAACCGTGGCTGTCGTTCTCGTCTAGAATATAGTGCATAATCATTGTATCATGCACTCGCTGACGATCAAACTTTAGCGCCAGGTGGTAGTTCAACATTTTATAGTCGAACTTAAGGTTGTGGAAAACAATGTCAAACTTGGCAATAATTTGGTCAAGCAGACTCATTGCTTCGTCGCCTAAAACATCGGTTAGAATATACCTACCGTGCTTAGGCTTGTGGGTCATTGAGAGGCCGAGAACATACCCATCTCGCGGATACAACGCTGTTGTTTCCGTATCCAGTGCAACAAACTCACTACCTTCAGCGAGTACTTGCCTAAAATATTCAATAGCTTCAGTTTCATTACAAATTCCCTTGTAGTCACCAGTTGCCTTAGCCGCACCAAGTTGTCCGGTTACGTACTTTTCAATTTTATCAATTGCTCGCTGGAAGTCTGGTTTTCCTTCCGGCTTGAAAATCAGCATAGCAGGATTGCTAATGCACACATACTTATCGTCTACAAGCAGTCCAGCATAATTCGTAACACTTGTTACTTTAGCGTATTCTTTCGCAGCTTCGGCGCCGACTAGGATTACTAGGTCGTATGGCTCCAAATCTACTACCAAGTCTACGTCCTTTTTAAGGAGCTTGGTAATAGGTACAGAACTCATGTGATACAAGTCAAACTCGAAGCTGAAATGCTTACGATAGTCATTCTTGCTGGGTGCTTTGTCGATTATACAGATTTTTTCGCGTTTCATAATACTTTCTTATAGCGTATTTAGCTAGTTGTATATTCCCGGATAGAATCAACGTATTCTTGATCCATATCTCCTGGGTCCATGTCGTCTGGTAACTTAATAACTTCTACTTCAAACTCACAGGCTTCTACAAGGGGCTGTAATTTCTCAGCCGCTGCACGTCCTGCTTCGTCACCGTCAAACAAGAAGTAAATCTTAGTAATACCCTGAGCCTTTAGTGGCAATAACTTTAGGGACGTATCTTTTTGCAAGGTATTTGTACCAAAGCAGCAGGTTACATTTGTTAGTCCCTTGTCCCAGCAGTTTAGCATATCAAACAAGCCTTCCACGAAGATGGCAGACTTGTACGGCTTAGGGTATACTACTGGATAAATCGGTAGCTCAACTCCAGTTGGATAGTTGATGTACCGTGGATTGCCATTAGAGTGCATGTGTCTAGCTTGGAATACGGTTGTCTTTCCACGCAAGTCTTTGATAGGAAAACACAAGCGGTCTAACAGCTTTTCTTCTAGTAGCGTTGTAAATGCGCCAAATTGCTTTAGCGTATCACGACTAATACCGCGATACTGCTGTAGGTAAGGTGTAGCACCTTTCGGCAGCTCTTGACCTTCAAAGTTAACTTTAACCTCAGACAGCTTCTGCTTTAGTTTAGCGATTCTAACACCAGCATTGTTTGTTAACAGCCCATAATGCTTGAACAGATTACCTTTATATCCACAAGCAAAGCAGTGATACATTCCGCTAATCTTATCAACTCGCATCGACGGACTAGAGTCGTTGTGTTCAGGGTTAAGACAACGTACAACGTAATCTCTGCCACTAATACTAAACTCTAGTCCTTTTTCTTTAATTAGGTCTTGTACCGCATCAGTCATTTAACTTATATCTTTCTTTGCAGTAAGCATATCCAGCATAGAAAGCATATAGTAATGGCATAGAAGTTTCAGGTACTTGGCTGATTGTTACTCCATTACCATAAGTTTCAAGCCAGAACTCAAGAGCTACATTAGCCTGTTCACCTTCACAACCAACGCGCTCTTTAATTTCAGCAAAAAGTTTCTTATTTACCTCCATATTATCGCCGTGTATTTTAATAAATCTTTGATATTCTTCGTCAGTATACATCTTAAGCATCCCAAGGTAAATCGCTGCCACTATCATCTGCTGTTTCAACTGTTTTCTTTTTCTTGCCAGCTTTTTGGATTTTCTCTTCTTTTTGTGGCTCTTCCATTGGTACTGGACTAATGCGAAGCGTATCCCAATTGATTCCACTGGTAAACTTCATTTCTCCACCACTACGAATTTTAGTAGTATCGAAACTCATTGAGTGTTCACCAGCTTCCATAACTAGAGCAACGTCAGCACTATCTAGAATACCTTTTGAAAATCTGGCTTCACCACTTGCATCAATCTGATATGGGCTAACCATAATGATTCCATACTTACGGGCTAGATCTTTTAGCTTTGTAGATACTGCAATCTGTGGCTTCCAGTCATACTTATCAACACCTTCAACTACAATCTGGTTAACATAGTCAACAACTGCAACGGTAAACTTATCACCAAAGCGGCTTTTGATTTTACCCAAGTGTAGATCAAGTGCTGTAAGAGATAGTGCGCGATCGTCAATGATAATCATTTGATTATCTTCTTTTAGCTTGCAGTTTCTAACAAGTTGTTCTTCAAAGCGATAGCGGTCACGATGCTTCATAAAGTCCATAACGTGTCCATCACTGTCTAAGAACATTGATGCACGCGCTTTAACAACTTTTAGCACTTCTTGATCTGTTAAAGTACCTTTACGAATACCACTATGAGGTACTTCTGCATGAATAGCAATTATACGTTCTAGGGTTTCTTTACCAGACATTTCGATTGTGAAGTACGCGGCTGTGTTACCTGCCTCGTACTGGTTAACACAAATGTTGGCACCAGTAATAGACTTACCGCTACCACGCTTACCACCAATAAGTAAGTATTCTTCACGCGCCATGCCTCCTAAGACAGCATCAAATGTATTATTAAGTCCAAGATGGAATCGTAGCTTAGCAACATCTTCTGGAGGTGTAAATAGCATAATGTTACTCATATCATAAACGCCAGTAGCACTAAACGTTTTTTCGTCTAGTGCTAGAACAATGTTACTTAGATTTTCCTTGATTTCTTTTGTATCGTATACAGGCAGCTTGTCAATAAACTTGTCAAGCTGCCGAATAGTTTCATTTTGAGTATATTGATCTACTAGAGCATCTACTGCTACTTCCCATGTAACGTCTGGCAATTCTGCCAGCTTTAGGGTCGTTAATGTAGTTAGCGTTGGACCTTCACGAAGTGTAGTTTCTAGGTCTTCAAACCCAGGAAGTGCACTATACTTTTCGTAGTGTCGGCCAATAGCTGCGTACAGTGTAGAAAAGGCAGGGTCAAGATATACAAGCTTGATTTTTGCCCAAAGATCTAAATTCTTTTCTGATAGTAGTTTGTTAAGTACAACGGCACTAATGTCTATGATAGCCTCCGTTTAGTTAGCTACTTTGGCTTCATTGTCCACTATAACAGCATCAAGAATCTCTTCTAGCTTATACAGGGCTTCGGCACGCAATTTTTTAAGGTCTCGTTGATAGCTACCAGAGCTATCATAGATTAAGCTAAGCTGCTCATGTGTAATCATTTGCTGCAGACCAAAATAAATTAAGTCGTGCGCATTTGAACTTTCGGGCATTACTTTTACGTCTGCTGTTTTGCCATAATTGTGGACAGCATTACGCACTACTTCTTCTTTAGTAAAGCTAGTAGTATCTGTGTATGTTATTGTTACTTGCATAGGTTTCCTCGGCAACTCTAACAAATACGCTAACGCATTTGTTAGAACTTCCAGTAAAAAAGGACGGAGAGCCTTTTACCGCATCTCCGTCCCTTAACTCATTTAAGCAGCAGATTTAGCTTCTGCTTTTTCTTTTTTAGCTGCGCCTTTATAATCGGCACAATCAATACCACGACGTGTCAGCATTGTCTTAATACCGCGCTCAGTCTTGTCAACTGCTGCAGCAATCTCAGCTACAGTCATAGTAGCAATCTTGGTACCAAGAGCTTCAACTGGATCAACAGTATTAGCTGCATGTGATTCGCGTTGTGCAGGAATCTTAGCAATTTGCTCTTTACGCATCAAGCTCAGTGCTTTACCGCGAACAGAGCTAACTTCTTTGCCAAGAGCAGAGGCAATGTCTTCGATGAAGGCACCACTGTTAGCCAGCGCAACGAACTGGGCTTCTTCGGCTTCGCTGTACTTACCAGCAACTTCAACTTTTTCAGTAGGCTTAACTGAACCAGTCAGTTCCAGTGCCAGCAGCTTACCTTGAACTTGCTTGGCAGAGAACTTACCACCACGGAAGTTTTCAGCGATTTCTTTGTATGTATATTGACCTGCGTTGCTATTAACGAAAGCAGCCAGTGCATCACCTTCTTCTTTGGTAAAGGCAGCAACTTTTTCCTTAGCCATGCTAGCAACATCGCGGTCTAGCTGACGCAGTTTGCTTGCAATCGAACGGGTAGACTTACCGAGAGCTTCGGCAGCTTGCTCAACCAACTCAACGCTAACAGGGCTAGCGGAGCCAACAATAGAGTTCAGGGTTGCAACGGCTTCGTCAGACCAGTTTTTAGCAATAGTTTTTTCTGTCATTTGTTTTCTTTCAAAAAATCTTTGAGATTTGTAATAATAGGAATACCGAGTTCTTCGGCACGTTTACGTTTTGCGCTACCTTTATCGCCTTCGTCCACTAGCATGTCTGTTTGTTTTGTTACTGACTCTACTACTTTGTATCCAGCCGTTGTTAGGGCTGTTGTGGCTTCTGCTTTGGTTTTAAAGGTAACGAGTTTACCAGTAATACAGATACTTTTACCGTTATCTGTGTTGCTGGCAGTTCCAGAAGTCTTAAAGTCAAAGGGTAAAAACTCTCTGACCTCTAGAAATTCTGTATTCAACCAACCGATCAAGTTGGCTGTAGCTTTAGCACCTAAACCTGCGGAATTGCAAGCTTCGGCTGTAATTTCGTCAATGTTATTGACTACTTGACAAAGCCGTGTTGACAGCGTTTGTCCGATAAGAGGGATTGAAAATGCAGCCAGTACCTTGTCTAGTGAGGCATTTCGGCTAGCCTCAATTTCGAGTAATAATTTTTCTGCCATACGCTCACTGCCCAGGGCAGCGGCTACATCTTCAAATTCTAAATAATAAATCTCGGGGATTGAATCTAGGGCTAGTTTTTCGATAGTTTTAGAGCCAAATCCTTTAATGCCAAGAGTTTTTGTAAAATGCTCAACCCGCTTGTAAAGCTGTGCTGGGCAACTAGAGTTAACACAAAATAACTGATCGTTAGTAAATTCGAGTGGCTCACTGCAACATGGGCAATGTGTAGGAATGTCAATTTTCATAAATGTGTTTATCGACTGAATATATGTATTATACACGAAACCCACACCAACAGCAAGTCTAAATTTTTATGGGTTAGTTAGCAAGGACTCCGGGCCACGCTCTAGCTTGCAAAATATTAGTACTTTTGGGTTACTACGTGGTTCAAGCAGTACACATTTTTTAATGGAAGGATTTTTATTATCAAGCATATGAACATTTCTACAATCGCCGCTAGCAGTTTTATAAATACATTTAGTCATGCATCAACCTTGTGAAGGATTCTAGGAATGATCTCGCCACTACGAATAATGGCTACTGTATCTCCGATCTCAATGCCAAGCATTTCGATAAACCCAGGATTGTTAAGAGTAGCGCGGCTAACTTGAGCGTCACCAATCATAACAGGTTCTAGAATAGCTACTGGTGAAACGCGACCTGTCTTACCGACTTGCCACTCAACACCAATAATCTTAGTTTCAACAGCTTGCTGCCGAACTTTAAGAGCATAGGCAGCTTTGGGATGCTTACCTGTGTAACCCCACTCAACAAATACTTTGTTACTGTTGATACGATGTACAACACCATCGCAAGGGTAAATCTTATCAATTTCCGATTCGAAAACTGTATTGAATCCCCATGCCTTGAGTTGCTGCATGTCAGTAACAAAACTCTCGCTAATGTATGGCTGAACACCATAAGCGAAGAACTCGATTGCGCGAGTATTGAACTCTGCAACATCTTTCAAGTTGAGAGCACCAGCAGCGTAGTTACGAGCATTCTCAATATGATTCGGGGCTACAATCTCACCAGTAATCTGGAATGTACCGATACTAGGAATATTGTGGGGAATCAGTGACTTTGTAGTCAGGAACTTATCTGTAATGTCCTGACCCTCAACCCCATCACCACGAGTGGTTACGCGAGTTAGTGCACCATCAACATACAGAATAGAGATTGCAGCACCATCCAGTTTAGGACTGGTAGAGATACCACCAGTATAGCCTTTTAGAGGGTGGGCACCTTCATCTTCGTAATGCTTTTGAAGCGAGTACATTTGATAGAGGTGTCGAACCTTCCCGCTAGTGACCGTAGCGCCCACTCTGTTGTAACCAACAAGGTCAGCGAGACTGTCAAAGGTAGCGTCATCAAGAATAGGATTACCCGCATAATACGCATCGCTGCACCGATCAAGATAGTTGGAAATTTGTTGTTTGTTCATACTTTAAACATTTCGTCCATAATCTTTTCTAATTGCTTAATACCTTCTTGGTCACCGCGTTTGACTAAGTGTCTAAACAAATCTAATAGTGGTAGTCTATACCCGCCATGTACGTGCTCATTAAGTGATCGCATGAGTTTGTGTTTAATAAGATTCTTAGCTTCAGAAGCCATACTCTCACTAATTACTACTCGATCCCCAATTTTAGCTGCTAGTTCGTACACAACACGCTCTTCCACATACCTTACATTTGTAAAATTATCTTCAAATGAAAAAGGTTCCTGAACCAGAGCACGTTGATTGGTTTGATAGAACGTAAGATTTTTAAGAAAGTTGTTCATTGTATAATACACGCTGTAAAGAATATATTATACAATAAATACAACTTAGGGTCAAATGTAAATTTCTGATCCCTAAGCTGCATATCACTTACAACGTTCGTTGTATAGTTTTTTAATCAACTCTTGACCTTCTTCGTTTGAGACAATTTCCAGTAAGCCCTCAAGTAGAGCACTGATATTTCCCATCGAAGCTTCCATCGAGACGCCCTCGCGACTAGCCTGGAAGTCCCCTTCATACGTCTGAAAGTACTTCCGTACGTTAACATAATACTTATCTCTAAACTCGCTAACGGTTAACCGCAGCTGGTAAAATTTATCCTCATTATGGTAAATGAGCTTTTCATAATGAATTTGATTTGCCATTTTAAATAGGGGCACCATTACGTGCAGGTTTATTGGCGGAAATGTAATGTCCGGCCAGGTTACGCTCATTGGTCTGTATCTAGTAAAACAAGTGCTTGCTCAATAACATAGTCGGCGGGTACATCTCCGCGTCTGCACTTTAGCAGATTTTCCATTGCTAGAAGTTGCCACGATGTAAGTTGGTCTATCAGGTACCCATGCTTATGCGTAACTTGAAAGTGTTTTATAAGCACATTATTTATAGGTTGGGCGCCGTGCATTATACTCGTACTCCTAATTTTCTCAAATGTTCTAAACTGGCAAGCTCGCAGGCTGGGACATGCGCGTACTGCCTCCACTTCTCGCTAAGAAGCCACACTCTATAAATGAACCCCCATGTTGAGTGCGTATCTTCCTTTTCAATTTTTGCTGCTGAATCATACTGAGCAGACCAGACAACTTCACCAACCTTAAACCTTTCGCGTGTTGCATCGTCAGGGATAAGTTCCGGTCTGAAGTAATCGTAACTAGCAGGTCTGACCGGTACGTTAGCTTCAACCAAGGCCTGAGCGACTTTCTCGCGCGAACGGTACGTCGAGCGAGAAATTTCTTCGACGGAAACTCCTTCCAGGTATTCTCCAATGATATAAGCAATTTCTTCTGAAGAAAGGGGCTTGCCGCGTAGCTCCGCTCGTCTTTTTGTCTCACGAGACTTCTTTTCTTTGTAGCGATCAATTAACTGTCCTAGCCTTGTAGTGTTGTAGGCAATGTTAAGAATCTGGCAAGCATCTTTCTTAGTGATAGGCTTGGCATCTTCTTCTTTCGGCTCAAGCAGGGCGATTACACGCTCCAAATGAGCATCATCAAGTAGTTCGTCATCCTTTGGTTTGCGTGTTGCCATATTAGTCCTTAAAATGAAAAAGGCAGCCTAAAGCTGCCTTAAATTAAGCAGCCAGAACTTTTACAAAGTATTGGGCAGCTTTACCTGTAAGTTTATCGAGAATGTCAGCATCAACTTCAGCACCACGGGCTTCGATTGCAGCTTTCAGCTCAGCGATTTGAGATTCTTTGCTAACGCGCTTTGGAGCATCACCTTCTTTTTTAGCCGTGCCTGTAGTAGGCTTAGCCTTGTCGTCTTTCTTGACGTAAATGCCTGCTTGGGTCAGTAGCATACGTACACCGTTAGCAGACTGGTCGAGGTCTTCAGCAATTTGCTTGACCAGCTCGGTTGAATTTTCTGGAGTGGGATTGCCATCCAAGTACATTTGTTTAGCTTGTGCTTTTTGTTCGTCGGTCCATGCCATTTTTGATTTCCTTTAAATTGATTCTGTGGTTACATCAGTCATAGACTCTGCTTTGAACTGACGGTACTTGTGTTTGAGGTCAAATTCCTCATGTATTTTCTGCAATTGTGCAGTATACGAATCTTTAGCACCCTCAACTGCTGCGATAAACAGACCACGCGCTTCCTCATCCAGCTCAGTAATGTCTGTGCCACCGTACATTGTAGCAGGTACAGTGTGTGCCATCAGCACTCTATCAGATTGCTTGCCTTTAGCGTCCGTATATTTAAAGCTGTAAATTAGTGCCATTTTTCGTAACCCTTTGTGTGCCAGAGAAGTATATATTATACAACTTTAGGGTCTCTAGTGCAACTCTATATTTTTAAACCTTTTTAACTAGTGCTGAGACAGCGCTATTGCGAAGGCCGGGTACTAGAATAGTAACTACAACAAGAGGAGCCATAACAGTACTAATAACTAGCAGCGTTACGAATGCTATTAGTGGCCTATCGTACATAACATCGTCTAGCCGATTTTCTTCGAATAGTTTTCTGCGTACTTCTGGTAGTAGATCATAACAAGCCCAAATACCCACACTTGTTGCAAAAATAGCGTAATAGAAAATGAGTTCTGCCATTAGCTAACAAGCCCATTCAACCGCGTGGAAGTAGGAAACAGCAGTGTACCGTTAACTTTAAGTCGCGTTTTAAGTGCAAACATACTACGTGCCTGCAGGGTGTCATCTTGTTTTACAGCCCCACGACTAGGCAGTCTTTGCATTGCGTCACTAGCTGTTTTAGGGTTGGAGTTAAGAATCTCCATATTAAACCCGCCTGTCCAGTCTCGCAGCACCTGTGCCATGCGTTTATCACTAGCTGACCACACATGCGTATTAGGGGTCTTACGGCGATAGTGAATATCCTTGAGAGCCATTTTAACTTGTTCGTTATTTGGTTGGGCCTTCAATATGCGCTCTAGCTTACGTTTGCGGTTAATTGGAGCTAGTGTTTTGTACTTAGAGTAGTATGCTTCTTGTGATTTTGATGCTTTACCAACTGCCATATTATTTAGTCCTTACTTCTAATTTTTTATCTTCTGACTCACGGGTTTCAATAGCTCCCGCTTGTTCTAAGCACGCTAGTACGGATAACATTGCTTGAGTATTATTGGGGATCTCGTGGCCCTCAAGGCTAGCATAAGTACATAGCTTTGCTAGCTGTGTAATTTCTAGACTACTCCACTCCTGCGAAAATATATCACACACTAGCTGGGCTTTTTTACTCGCTGGTAACTTCGCCCAGTTCTCGATCGTAGTGGAGTCCAATAGCTGATTTTCCATTGTAGAGTACCGTGTCCAGAGTTTCCTTCATGTCTTGCATATTTTGTAGTGATACTACCAATTGCAATGCTTTTGCAAATTCTTGGTAGTGTGTCATGTCAAATGGAACCATACGACCAATGGAATCAGTCAAGCGGCAGAAGCCATCCTCAAGAAATACGTCAAGACGAAACTCATAGAAGCTACCATTGTGCTCGAATACATCGCTAATGCCCATTTCGTCTAGTTCGTCTTGTGTATAAGCACCAAAGAAAATTTGCTTGTTCATTTTTAGCCTTTTGCTAGTTGTTAAAAAATAATTATACTCGAATTTATTAAAAACTTCAAGAGAGAATTTTTTCTCTCCAATAAAAAAGCCACCAAGCTGGTGGCGGGGATTTATACAGGCAATACTGTGATGCTTTCTTCATCGGAAAGAAGATCCCACAGTGCATCTATATCAGCACACTCAGCTAGTTCAGCGTAGTCATAGCTAGGGTCTATATCTGTTAGTGCTCTAGCACATGCATCTACTTCATTAAGTGCATCTGATATAATCAGAAGGCTGAGTTCGCCTGTTGCTAAGTCGTGGTGGGCTACTGCGTATTTTGTCATGATATGTTAAATTTGTTTGATTTACTACAATTTTCTGAGGCCAATAAGTACTGTAAGTTGGCCAGCACGTGTAGCCCAGATACTTTTTCACCATTTAAAGGTATAATATGATCTACATGATACCCTGTAGGGCATTTGTTAATGAATTTCTTTATTTCTTCTAATTCTGACCAAGGTACCACTCTTTGTATTTTAGATGCACGATACTCATGTTGTCTACTCGCTTGAGTAACCTTAGTAGTCGCAGCATGGCAGTCTTTACATAAAGTATTTAATCCAGTTTTTTGTGCAGCATTTGGTCTAAAATCTTCTACTAGCTTTACCTGCCTACAGTTTGAGCAGTACTTACACCCTACTTCTTGTAATATATAAGTACATATTTTTGACCCTGTAGAACCAGTAACTCTTTCAGGGCATAGTGTTTTTAGTAGTCTTGTCGTTGTAGAAGCAGAAAATCCAAGTTCAGTTAATGAGTAAGAATGTCTAGAAATCAACTCAAGGAAAGCCTCTGGCGTAATACCAGCAAATGACGTTTTATTTTGTCTCAGTGCACTATCACTGAATTTTGTAATAATTTCTCTATAATTAGGGGACACTATATCTAGTGCCTCTACAAGAGCAGTATATTTATCCATTTTTTATCCTCCGTTAACTTATATTATAACAGAGGACTCAAAAATTTGCAAGATTATTTTTTATATGGTGCACTCAACAGGACTCGAACCTGTAACCAATGAATTATGCTTACCACTATAGTTTTCACTACCAGTATTAATGTTTGTGGTCTGGACTATGCCTTCACCTTAGCAAGCCTTAGGTGGGTGATTATAGTCTCTACACGTTCCCTTTCGGGCTTCGCTCGGCGTTGGCATATTAAAGCGTTCACCGAATTTACACCTGACTACTATATCGTTTCCAATATAGCGACCCATTATTTTAAGTTCACTGCTCTAACCATTGAGCTATGAGTGCGGTTAATTAAAGACCTCTTGCCTTAAACATAGTATTAACTTCTTCGAAAGGTATCGGAGTATAGTTAATACGCTCTACACTAACACAAACGTATCTAGGGTCGAATAACCCGTTAGGAAGTTTTACGTGGTAGTTGTGCAAATGCCCGTGAATGTTGCCGCGCCAGCGAGATAGACTATCAGGATGAATAGGTATGTGACTAAGCGCCAACCTATCGAGCATGTGACTACCTCTAACATCCTTAAAGTACTGGAGGTAGCAAGTAATTTTTTCAATATCATGGTTGCCTTTAATAAGGACTTTCTCTCCATTAAGTCTAGGCATGATTGCATGTAGTGGACGCTTAGACATTGCAATATCACCTAGATGATATACTTTGTCTTGTGGACGTACTACACGGTTCCAATTATCTACCATTGTTTCATCCATTTCCTCAGTTGAGGTAAATGGACGCATTGGAGTAACTCCGTCATCTAGCTTGAAGGTTTTCCAGCTATTTTCGTGTGAGAAGTGACTATCACTAATAAGAAAAATATTGCTCATTTTTTAGGACATTCTTTCAATGAACATAGTTCATTTACTCCGCAGTAAATAATGCGCCCACATATTGGACATGGAGGAAAGTCAGGCTCTTTTATAAACTTATACTCTGTATTAAATTTATGAATTATAGCGGCTACTTTTTCTAATTTATCTTTACTTATCATATGTTTAACCCCGAATTAGGGTATAATTTAGGGTTAAAAATATGATCACTTACCTGTGTCTATACATCTAGATACTTCAGGTTTTAGACCTAATGCAGTTCTAGCACGCTCACAATGAGCTAGTGTTTTATACTCACCACTGTATCGCCAGTCGTATTTAACTAGGCTAGATACGCGACTTTCTCCTACACCTACAACTGTCCAAATGTATAAGGCAAATAGTGTTGTCATATTGATTTGTATGGTGCTTCCCACAGGACTCGAACCTGTTTCCATGGATTTTCAATCCACTGCTATGACCTCATCAGCTAGAGAAGCGTTGAAACTCTGGAGTACCCGTCATTGAGTATCCATCGTGTTTTTCTGGAACGTAATCTTCGAATGAGCCTTCTACTTGATCCCAGTCGTGGCTGGCTGCTTCCCATTCATCAATGGCATCAGAGTACCCATCTTCATCGTCTTCGAAGTCTTGCTCGTCTGGGTAATTGCCGGGGTCGCCTATGCCATATGAATCTGCCCATTCGATGGCGGCCTCTTCAGCAAAGTTGTCGATTACGCCTCGCTCTACCTTAGGGTCTACTTCGTAGAACTCCCAGTTATCCATACCAGTACCAGCAGTAACGTGGACAACAATTTTACGCATATTTTCCATTTTAATTTCTCCGTTGAAGTATAAATTATACAATAAACACTTCAACGAATCAAGTGATTAAATTGAAACGTTTGGCTGATACGCTACTCGCTCCAATGCGCCTAATTGTAGGGCAATGAAGTTTTTACCAGGATTCAGTTTAGCAAGACGTTGGCATTCTGCACGTGCTACGATAATTGTAGGATGAATTACAGGAGCCTCGGCAACGCTAAGACCAGCATCGGACATGGATGCTACGATGTAAGCGTGTTTACGAACGTAGGTTTCGATGTTATCGTTTGTAAGATTGGTTCTCATGGGTTCTAAATCGTTAATTGGTTCTGCATACTTTGATCTGCGAACACTTGTTTCTTCTAGATAAGTATAATATGATGTATACATTATTTTCCTTGGTGCGGGGTAAGGGAATCGAACCCTTGCTATCTGCTTGGAAGGCAGAAGTCCTACCATTAAACGAACCACGCTTTATTTATCTACGCATTTTAGCGGTATCTTCGGCTGCTTCTTTACTAAAGACAGGTTGCAGGCAGCTTTTATGAATAATAGCAATGCCAACCATTTCATGTCCGGTATACGTCATTACAGGCTTAGCAGCAGTAGAACCACCAGAAGTCACGCGACTAGGAATATACTCAGTACTACGTTGTGTTGATGTATTAGGGCTAAGTGATACGGTTTTAAATACTCGTTTAGTCAAAATGGTACATCCTCTGGGTCAATATCGGCATCATTGTTAAGATACGGGGCTACTTCTTCGTTATAGTGTGTTTCATCTGCCCAAGCTGAAAACCGCGCTGTAATTGAGTCAAGTACTGGTCGGCTAAAGTTAATGCTAGTATTTTGCTTCATCCACTTAAGATATTCCCAATCGTCCTCGAGTATATCACAAATTCTACAGCCTTTAAACTTACCAAATGGTAGTTGGTCAGTTAGCTGTAGTGCTGGATTTTTAATAGATGTAAATGTTTTTGCCATAAATAACCGCATACTGAATGCTTAAACTTCTGCCAGCTCTAACTCTTCATGGCCTGCCTATTACGTATCCGGAACTTGTAATAGGCTATCGGTGTTCCATTGTAGCTGATGTATGCGGTTATTTATGGTACCTCGTGCAAGAATCGAACTCACATTCCCAGGTTCGTAGCCTAGTGCACTATCCGTTGTACTAACGAGGTATTTGGTAGTCAAGGTAGGACTCGAACCTACAACAGCCGGCGTATGAAACCGTTACTCTAACCGTTGGAGCTACTTGACTATGGAAATACAGATGGGATTCGAACCCACATAATAGTGATTTGCAATCACTTGCCTCGCCGCTCGGCCACTGTATTTAAAGAATAATTATATCAAAACTTAACAGACAATTCAAGTGTTAATTAACTGGCGTCATCTGCGTCGTCTATATCAAGTTCACACTGTTGAGCTTTTGTTGCTGCGGTACGCGCCTTCATCATTTTACGGCAGCGATCTTCCGCCTCTGTATGTCCCATCCAAATATCTTTATTATCTAGCATAGAATTAATTTCTTCTGCTGTTAAGAAGTCTTTGTAAACATGGTGTAAAAATTCACTTGACCACTTACGTTCGAACATAATGTTGTCGTACATTTCCCCGCCCTTACCAAAGGCACCTCCACTATAGTTGTGGAACATGAAAAGGCTAAAAGGTGTAATCTGTAGACTATGACCCTATAAAAAGATCATGGTAGCTGCACTCATGCAAGAACCTTCAACGCTAGTAATAACCTCTGCTTGAGTCTCACCTAGAACACGAATAAACTGAATAGCTGTATCTAGATTGCCACCCATCTAATTAATGTGAATGGTTACGCTGTCGTTGGGCCCAGCAGTGCGAATAGTATCAAACCACTCTATATATTCACTAGGCTCTAGAATTTCTCCACTAAGGTAGAAGCTATAGTCACGTGCAACTGTTTTAGTAAAGACATTAGAGCCTCCACTAACAATGTTATCAAGGTCAATGCTTTTGGAATCTTTACTCATAATGTGCTAAATTTTGCGCGGTGGGCGCTGGTTAAAAATTGGAGGAAAGCAGAGGAGTCGAACCCCATCCCATTTCTGAGAACCGAGTTTTCAAGGCTCGTCGCAGGACCAGCCCCGCTGCACTACTTTCCAGGTTTTGGCATCCCCTCAAGGACTCGAACCCTGATTAACGCGTTTGGAGCGCGACGTGTTGCCATTACACTAAGGAGATATTATTTCTTAAAGTAGTCTTTAATAATAGTACCAAAGCTATATGCAAATAGTACTAAAATATTGTACGCGTAACTCCAGGCTAAAGCCGATTCGTGTAGGCTATTAGATTGATTGCCGTATAAAATTAGCCAGCCTATAATGGCCCAGCTAAGGATGAGACTAGTAACAACAATACGTCGCCTAGTGGTATCACTAGCGACGTAATCAGTGGATATATTGCTCACAGTACTTCCCAGGGATTGGTGTACTTATGTTGTGCTGTTCGTGTGTAATAATCTAGATCGGAAAAATACGGGTACATCCAAGAATTTTCTCCGCTTGCGCGCATAAACTCTTGAAGAACCTAGGACAACTCACGTCGATCTGTAGCCCATAGTGACTCTAGAACTTCTTTAGTCCTAGGCATATACTCTAAGAAGAACGCTTCTAGCGATTTAGGGTCGTGCATAATATTTATTAGTTGGCGGAAGATATAGGAATCGAACCTATCAGCCCATTTCTGAACGGCGGTTTAGCAAACCGATGTCGCACCTTGCAACACATCTTCCAATATAAAGTAATCCTAGAAAAATTAAACAGGCTTTTTTAGTTAGCCAATCCTACCATTAGATTACACCCCAGTTTAGGGATGCTGGGAATCGAACCCAGGTACGGCTATTGAGGTTAAGAAGTAACTGTTTATACGCTAAGGATTGTAAAAATTAGCCAAGAAAAACTATTTTGATGTTTTTGCCCTGGGATTCGAACCCTGCATGCACCCAACTGTGCGGTACTAGAAGTGTGGTTAGTGATGTAATCAAAATATACGCTATGGCTTAGAAAAGAGCTAGAAAAAGCGTAACAGGCTTTTATTATACCAAAAATGAAGTAACTGTTACTACACTAAGCACTTTTCTAAGCCGAAGCTTAGAGCCAACATTATTTAACCGGACTGACTACCGTGTGGTTACTAGCTCTCGACCATAGGCAAGTGGTTCCTGGAGCATCACGCGTTGTAGACTAGAAGGATCAATTCTAGTCTTTAATCCACTGTCTTTTCAGACAACTGGATATAGTCGATAACGGCTTCAGACATACCACTAATGGTAGTCCAGTTAGAGTTACCGATACCGTTTTCGTAGGCAGCTACGTTGATGATATAACCAATACCTGTTGGGTTAGGTACTACGTCATGCGACTGTTCATCGGTGAAGATGATACAGCGAGTATACTCAACATTAGCGTTAATGCTACGAACAGCTTTACCTGTTGCTGTACCACCGTGGTTTTGGCTGTTGCGAATAGCCTCTACCAGTGCCATGCCACGACGGGCTGGAACGCGAACTGCGTTGTACGAGAAGGAGTAGATTTCTACTTCTTCACAGATTTCACGAGCTAGAATAGCAAGTGCAGCTGCTGCGTCAAAACGATCAAGATCGCTCTTTTCAGATACTTTCGTACCGAACATCGAGCCACTAACGTCGATTAGCAGAACGGTTTTTCCTGGCAGCTTTTCGTGGCTTTCAAGGCTACGAAGCATCATGCTTTCCAGCATGTCCTCGAATTGAGGAACGATGCGGGCTGCTGCAAGGAAGCGGAATGGAAGAACACGGTCAGTATTCACACCACGAGCGTATTCCCGGATAAGGCTTTCGTCAACTCCAGCCTGTACCATATTCCGCAGGTTACGAAGGAATGCCAGTGCACCCAACTTATTTTCCTTCATAAGGCGAGTAAAGGTAGCACCTTTATCCGCACCACCAGACAGCTCGGTTTCCCAAGTATCTGGAGTTTCCAGTTTCTCATCAGCGATACGCTTGAAGAGATCGGCCTCACCCTCTGTACGAGGTTTAGCGTGGGTTAGGAATAGTACATCACGGAGCTTCACAGCTGCGCTAGACTTATTCCACTTAGCAAACTGGTATTCGTTAAACTTGTGGAAAGCGTTAGCTAGACCACGTTTAACTTGATTGGACAGCGGTTGTTTCTTATCCATCCAATACATTGATACAAACTCACCCAATTCGTCAGGACGCTGGATAACACGAGTTAGCACCTCGTGTGAGAGTTTGCCGATACGTGCCAGTTCACGGGTAATGAACAGTGGCACATGGCGAAGTTTCATGGCTTCGCGTGCCTTGATTGCAATAGACTCTACCACCTTAGGGTCGACTTTAGCAACAAGGTCTTTAATTACATCAGCCGACTTTTGGCCGTCGATGTAAAATTGTCCTTCCCACAGCATGGAAGCCATAACCACACGATTCAGCTTAGCTTCAGGAGTAATTAGTTTTGCAGCAGCACCCTCGAAAGTTTTATTAACTACACGGGATACGCGATTGATCGAAGACATAGTTTCCTTTAAAAAAAGAATTTAGAGAACAAGACGAAACAGAGATTTTAGCGCTCTATCCAACTGAGCTACAGGCTAGAGACCAACCTGGGTGGACTCGAACCACCGACCTCTTCATTAAAAGTGAAGTAACTGTTTCTAACACTACTAAAATAGGGTTGGCTTTAGGGAGACGGTTTACCTAAAATCAAGTCTTTATATTACGAGAACGTAACGGTCGAGACACCAAAGAAGAAAGTTGAGAACAGGAAAATCGGATATTGGCCCATGCACCAGCGGCCTCCGGGGAATCGAACACCCAGTCGTTTTTAGAACAAATAAAAAGAAGTAACCGATTTAAACACTACAACTAAAGCAACACACTATTGAGAATATCCGCATCAGTGCTCAGCATGTTCATTAACCTACAACATGCCTTACATTAGGGATTATATACTAACCGTATATGAGGGGCGTCCGGTTACAAGCCCAGACCATCATAGTTTGAAGTAACTGATTTTAACTGCCGCCAAGCAGTTTACTTTCGCTACAACAGTGTGTTGTTTTAGTCGCTGTTAAAGATATAATTATACAGGGTTTTAGGAAACAAGGCAAGTGCAAATTTCTTTGCCTGACTTATAACAATGTTAAATAAACACTGTTATAAACCCCCTGCAGAAGGTCTATAGGTTCCGATGGACGCCCAGTCCAGGGTGAAGTATTCGGCAATGTTCCCTATACGATACTTTTTTCTTGGCCCCTCAAGGCGGATTCGAACCACCATCTTGCGCAGTGCACACGCACGCTCTAGTCCACTTGAGCTATATCGGGATTTAATTGGCACCGTATCTAGGAATCGAACCCAGCTTGAGAATGGTTAACAGCCATTTGCCTAACACCTTGTCGGCCTATACGGTATTTTATTTTGGTACTGGATGATGGTTACGATCCATCTACAGCCGCCTTATCAAGACGGTACCTCGCCACTCGGTCTATCCAGCATGGTGCGGGTGGAGAGGATCGAACTCTCGTCCAAACGTTGGCAACGTCTTATTCTACCATTGAACTACACACGCAGTATTCGCTAAAAAATACTTCTTCAATACTAGCACCTATATTGGCTAGTTTTTTACTATAACCAACAACCACGCTTGAAACGTAGCCGTTTAAACCTTCATTGTGTAGTGAACATATATATTCGCTACCACTAACGCCAACAAAAACAACATCTTTATCCTCGTTTGTAAAGTAATGGCTAGCAATTCCACTATTCATCTGCCAGCTATCACTACCTAAATAACCACCGTACCAGCCCATTGCTACACGATAGTGTATTTCTCCGGTTGGAGCAGTTATTTTAACAATCTTCCAGCAGTCTGGTCTTTCCATACGTTTCCTTATTTGGCAGAGGGTTCAAGACTCGAACTTGAAATAACGCAGTCAAAGTGCGTGGTGATAACCATTTCACTAACCCCCAACATTACCATATTTAAAGGCACTAAACAATACATTTAAATATGGTGGAGGCACAGGGAATCGAACCCTGATTACAGCATTAAAAGTGCCGTACTTTAACCGTTAAGTTATACCTCCGTATCGCGATTTAGCCTACCGCGAAGTGATTTGTATGGTTTTGTATGGGAACCAGCAACCCGTTTACATGCCAAAGTCGCAAATATGTTACGCGGCTTTGGCAGCTTTTTTCGATTTTTTGCGCTCATTTAGTGCTCTTTTCATATTTTTTAAAACACGCAATTGGAATAGGTAAAACTCATATTCGCTGCCTGCATGTCGGTTAAGAGGATTGTACGCTAAACGTACACCTTGTAGCGCTAGCTTCTTGGTAATAGCTTTTTTGCGCTTACGGTAATTCATGTTTTTCTCACTGTTTAAGCCTCTATTATACACGAAAGGCTTTGGTAAATCAAGACAGAAATTCTGGTGCCCCATGTATGAATCGAACACACACACCTGCATTACAAAAGCAGACCTCTGCCATTAAGGATAATGGGGCAATAAAAAAGGGGCCAATTGGCCCCTTGAGTTTATAGAGTAAGTCTATAAATCAAAAGGCTGTGCTACTTCCTCCAGTATTACCCTGGATATTACTTGTTTTGGTAAAGGAAATAGCTTGCATATGTTTCTCGTAATACTTAATGATGTTCATGATTACTTCATATAATTCATCAACATCAGGCTCTAATCTATAGGCAACTTTTAAGTGCCTGTCTTTTTCTACTATCCATAAGACTTCTAGTGTCTCGTATACTTTTTGTTTTTTCAGCAGATTTAAATCTGCTAACAACTCATTGGCTAGTGGCAACCACTCATCAGGTACTTTTATCATCGTTTTCTTTTGGCGGAGTAGCTGAGGGTCGAACTCAGAAGGCCATTTCTGACCGGGGGTTTTAGAGACCCCTGCAATACCGTTATGCGACTACTCCATCTGCTCTACTATACCCTTTATAAGTTTTACGTTCGCCACGTAAAACTCTTGCCAAACCCTAGACCATAGTATTTATCTACTTTTGATCCAGTTCTGGATGTATATTTCGTACAAAATCTGCATAACTGTGTATAGGCACGACATCTAGCTATGGAGTTAGTAAGTATCCTTTTAATGTTCTGGATTTCTATTGAATACCTATAGCGGCTCTATCAGCTTTTAGCATTAAATCATATTTTTGGGGATACTGTTCCCTTAACCATAAGTGCTAATTACCACGTGAAATATCTTTTACAGTCCTAGACTATACTTTGGTCATCTATTCTATTTCTGTCTAACTTTTTTGACCATTGTATAACAAGGAAAATACTTTTAGTATTTGATATTTACTATATTTAGTATAGTTGCTATTTGTACCAAAACCTACTATTCCAGGCTCAACAATACATAACCCATTTGGTCCTAGCGCATTTAGTTTATTACACCAATAAACTTCTCTTTCTGCTAGCTTCTATATGTCACATAATTCAAGTACTTCTGTACTTGGATGCCCAAATTTATTAAAAGCATTCTGTACTTTATAGTTAGTATGCCTGTTACCTAGTAACATATTTATATGACTTTTCAATCTGCCATCTATATCCTGGCTTAGGCCAACATATATTAAACCTTGCTAATCCCATTTAAGGGAGTAAATTCCACTATTCATTATAATCTCCACGAAAGATGAAAGCCTAGTTATTATTCGTGGTAATAACGGAGGGAGCTACCCTTTTCGGCTAAACTGGCGAAGGTAATGGGAATTGAACCCATCTGAATATCCACAGTGACAGTGTGGCGACCACGCCGTGCAGTCCCTACCTCCTGAATTAGTGCTGGTTACGACTCCAGCGTAGGCATTTCGCTCCTACCGCGTACATAATACGTATAGTTCCTTTGTACCCCACTGCTTGGCGGCTGTGGTCACTCATAAAGAGGTTTAACGTGACGACTATATAGATCACGGACGCCTGAGGTATTAGCCTCTAACCGTTGCGACAACGAACCCTAAGGTAGGTTTTGGTGGACCATGACAGGATCGAACTGTCAATTCCTGGTTGCAAACCAGGCGTGTTCCCGTTAGCACTAATAGCCCATAATTAAATATCCTGTTTGCTGCCTACGTAGTCAAATTACGCATACTCTAGCTTTTGCACTACCCCGCTAAAGGCTAGCTATACTAGAACTACTCCGCTTTAGGGATATACCGGCCGGGTACCCTTATTTCACTGGAGTGCAAGGTTCCAAATACATGGAACTAGCAAGATATTTACTTATGGTCTCTGGTGTAGGACTCGAACCTACGAAAGCTACGTCCCAAACGTAGAGGTATAGCCGCTAACCGAACCAGAGATAACCCATTGTCGTATGGGTACCGGCATCAAATTATTACTAAGCATTGATACACTGCCCGTCTAGTTGTTTTTACGATCCTAGTAAACGCGCCTTTCTCGCTACCATTTAAGGATAATGAGTCGCTCTTTCAATTTATAAATAAATTATACAGTAATCAAACATTGGGGTCAAATCCAAATTTTTCTACCCAACTATCGACAAGCTGTTGCTGAGCAAAATTCTTTTCTTTGGCCTCAACCATTATATCAAAGTGTTCATGGTAACATGGCAGTAGCTCGTCTACCAGCACAGACTCGTAGATGTAATCACTATGAGCACGTAGTGCTTGCTTGGTAGCTATAGCCGTTGCGTCATGCTCACGAACTCTAGAACAGCTAACATGCATTGTAGGACGAAGCCCACGCCAGCTAGTTAGCACGTCTAGAGGAATTTCTGTACGATATTTGCCGTTGTAAATCCAGTCGTGGTGAATATCGAATACAGTAGGTATAATATCAGCCAATTCTAGGCAATGCTCTAGTCCCCAGGTAAATTCCTGATTTTCAACTGTAATGCAGTTACGTGCAGTTTGACTAAGCTGGTAGTACGCTTCACGCAGTCCCGCAGGGCCACGTTTACCACCAATGTGGATATTACACTTAAAGTCTTGAAATGTTTTACCGTACCCTAGCCAACGAATAATATCAGCGTGATACTCAAACTCTGCAATAGAATTTTCTACAACCGCTGGATTATCGCTAGCTAATACACAGAACTGGCCAGGATGCATTGAAAGGCGAATGCCTAACTATCTAGCACGAGCACCAATACGACCAAGTATATGTTCCAGTATTTGCTGGATATGATCTTGGTAGTAGAATGGCATAAAATCATCAGTAGTGTATGCGGGAAGCAAGTCACTGGTAATACGAAACATTCGCTGCTGCTTTGGCAGGGCACCAATAAACTCAATCTGAGCCTCTAATGCCTTGAGATTATCGCGCAACAAGTCAGATAGCTTGATATACGCTTTATCAGGGTTAGCACGTAACCATGTAAGAGTTGTACCCTTGATATTCAGCCCGGAAGCTGCTGTATCGTATGCACTGTTAATTTTACAAGCGAAACCGAGCATAATTATCCTTTAAAACAATAATTATACACGGTTTGGTTTACAAAATCAAGACAATATTTAAGAGGCTAATACCCAGCCTTTGTGAGAAGTCTTTGTGCCTTTAATTACTTTACCTAAAGACGATCTAGATGCATCTATGTTACTACAAAAGTCTGGATGCTCTACACAAAACTGTCGAATATTCGGTACTTTGAAATAATCACCTGATGGGGATACAAGTACTGGTATATTACCTAATTCTGTACTTATTGTTTTCTTAGTTCTATCTTTTTTACCGGCTTTAAGCTCTAACATTATAGCAAATTTACCTGGATATGAATCTTTCAACCATAAATGATGCTTCCCAGATACAACATTGTGTACTAAATACGGAGAAGTGTTTAACTTTCTAGCTATTGCAGCATACGATAAGTCTTTGTATCTAATGAGAGCTGCAAAGACTTTTAATATAAGTCGTTTAGGATACTTCGAGTTCCAGTGGTCTAGCCCACCAGCACTTCGTATAGACCCACCTTCATGAGTAAATGTATTAAACCCATTATTAGCACTATCAAAAAGTTCTATGGCCTCATTCTCTAGTGAGTCTAACTCAGTTAGATTACACTAACACAGTATATCTAGGCTAGGTATATCGTATAAATTATATGCATCTTGCAGTTTACAAGATGCACTTCCTTCTTTAAATGTACGCAGGTGCTCAGAATATCTATTCTTTATATTTACCTACTGACCAATATAAACTTTATCCGTACCTTTAAATATTAGCCTATAAATACCTATTGTCATATTTTTCCTATAATTTTTGACCACATACATATTATAGTACATATGCAGCCAAAAGTCAAGTAAATTTTTTCAATAGTAGTAAATGTGTGGCTTGCGTCCGTAGTCTGGACAGGTTTCGTCAAGATTATCTAGCGTACGAGTCTTTTCCCAATTACGGCACTTAGCACGCTTTGGGACATGACTGGTCATTTTATTCCACCAACTAGGCGTATTCCTGCACCAGTTCCACACACCATGCTCATGACGAGGCTTTTTCTTTTTTGCACCTGGAATATCAAAGTATGCATAACGTGTAGAGTACTCGTCTAGCAGTTCGCCTGTGCTCCAGTTTCTACGCTGTACTTCATATGCTACACGTTCGACACCAAATGTATATTCATTTTCTGGGTGACGTAGCTTCCACTTTTTGTCTTTGTATGTTCTAGACATATTATGCTCCTGTTGTTGTTCACAATCGCATAATGTTCTCCTTTAAGTTAGTTGAGTTACAAATATCAATCAGTACAATCTTCGTAGTCCTGCTCTAGATCTCGCTCTGTGATTACATACCCGTCATTTTCTTCTTTGGACTGCAGTAGTTCACGATTGCGTGGTGTGTCAGCGTAGACACCAATAACACAATCCCAACCAAGTTCTGGATTTGATACAACAAGTACGTTCATAGTATTTTAAATTATTGGCCCGCCCGACAGGAGTCGAACCCATATCGTAGGGAATAGAAGTCCCTTGCCTTATCCATTAGACCACGGACGGATATTTGGTACATCGTGACAGGATCGAACTGCCGACAGCCTGAATGTAAATCAGGAACTCTACCTCTGAGCTAACGATGCATTTATTTGGTTGCGGTGGGTGGGACTCGAACCCACGACCTCTGGGTTATGAGCCCAGCCGTCTGCCGCTGACATACCCCGCGTTAATTACTTACAAAACTAATAAACAGCACTACGATGTTGAACCACACTGCAAACAGTATACAGCATAACATTATGCTTGTTAGTAACAAGTGCGTTTTTAGTTTATTCATTTGGTACCACCAATAGGATTCGAACCTATATCATGCCCCAATCTAGAGCCATCGCCGGAGTATAAGGCCGGAGCTTTACCGTTAAGCTATGGTGGCACGTAGGTTATTTAGCTTGATTACGCTTTTTCCACTCGGCGTTTTTCTTCAGTCGCTCACTAGCTGCAGCCTTCAGATTTTTGTCCGAGGTTTGTTTAGCTTGCTTGTCAGTTTCCAGTTCGCGATTGTAGCTCATGTTTGCCTTTTAGTTGCTGTTGAAAAATTTGGAAGAGCATAGGAGAATCGAACTCCTCTTATCTGGATGAAAACCAGGTGTCCTAACCGATAGACGAATGCTCCATTAACTATCTTTGGGCAGTCAGTACGGATACGATCCGTTCCTATGAGTTTCACAGACTCATGTGCTTCCACTACACTAACTGCTGCATAAAACTTGGTGCGGATAGAGGGACTCGAACCCCCAGAATTCACGTTCTAAGCGTGACACGTTTACCTATTTCGTCATATCCGCATAATTGGTAGGAGAGACGGGATTCGAACCCGTATGCCTTGCGGCGGGGCGTTTTAAGCGCCCTGTGTATGCCATTCCACCACTCTCCCGACTAATCTTATTAGGAATCCCCCGACTACGCATCTTAATCACCCTGCCGGGCTTTAGTCTACGTATCGGCCACTTGTAGGCTGTCAAGCCTCATGTACTGCGTCCAGTATGCCCAAGTGTCTATTGCTAGAAGATTTCTAATAAAATTGGTGGAGTAGGTAAGGATCGAACTTACCTGCCAGAGGCCACCGGGTTACAGCCGGCTAGAACGCCATTGTTCCATCTACTCCATTATTTATTCTTCGTTAACAATCTGATAAAAACTAGCTTGCGAAGGATCGTTAACAAACTGTTCGTAACTAGAACCTGCCACGCGCACAGCACGATTAAATGTTGACCAGCAAGCTACATCTTCATCACTACCATTTTCGTCTACGTACTGATCGTAGTCTTGTTTGCGGTAGTAATCTTCGCCCCATCCAGATAGCTCAAATTGCGTTTGAGCATCATCTTCGCTAGTGGCCCATACCATGCAGGTTTCGTGTGCACCAGCGTAGTTAGCTGACTCAAATTCAATAACGTAAAGTTCGCGCATTTTGGTTCTCAATTGATTTCAAAGACTAATTATATACTAAATAATCTTTGAAATCAAGTCTATATTTCAAAACTTGATTAGCGACTCTGCGCTACTGAGGACGGGTCACAGCAATCCACACTGGTTGTTTTGGCCTTTATTTTATTTCGCGCCCAACTGTATACTCAGTTATTGCGAAAGAAACTATATTATACACCGTTTAGCTAAGACATTCAAGACAGAATTCTTATACCTCAAGAAAGTGCCCAGGCTTGTACTCGATAACAATCTTAGCGTACTGTTTAACTAACAGCTCCCTGTCACGTTTTGAGCAGTATGGCCCATCTAGGATTTTAAAATCCTTACCGGCATCCCATGCGGCCTTAGCCACTTTGGGGTTATCATAAACTTTGCTCCAAACTGCTGGGTGTAATGTTACAGGCATATATTCTCCAAGAGAACAATAATTATAACAAAAAACCAATTAAGCCGCAAGCCAATTTTTATAAACCCTAATTGCCTCAGCATCTAGTGAGCAGTACGCGCGGAACTTGTCGCGGCCTTCTGCATCATAGAAGTTGTTAGCCATAGTGGCTAGGTCTTCAAATTTTTGTGGATCAATGTCCATATACCGCGAAAGAAAGGCATCAACCAAAAATTCTTTTGTATATCCAGCCATGCTTTAATCTCCTAAAGAACAATAATTATATCAAAGATAACCAGCGTCTTCAAGAGAGAAATTAGTGACCCGTTTTTGTTAATAAGGTAACGGGTCAAACCTCAGCCAAGCCTTAAGCGGCTAGGGCGAACTCGCTGTCGTTTGCGGTTAGTTTAGTTTGCTTTTAACGTCTACTCCTGACGAGTTGTCCATATCAGTACTCTTTACCCTGTCGAAACTGTGTCAGGCCCAATATAAAACACACTACTTAATCGAACCACACTGAACTAAGACAGTGCCGTAGTGTGTTTTATGGTGGACCTGGGCGGTACTGCCCCGCCGTCCAGAATACGTTTCCGTCAACTTCACACAACTATATTACCAGGTATTAAGCCAACGCTTAATCATAGATTTCTGATAATTGTACTTACAAATCCATTGTCTGTACAATATCCAATCCCAGCTATATTTTTCTTTCATTCCATATCAAACTTGCTAAGTACATTGACTGATAAGTATTCCTGGTAGGATATAATTAGCAGATCAATGTCGCAGTTTTCCGATTCACGACGTGAGGGATAGAAGTATTCATCCAGCTCAAGCTGTACACGTTCGTCAAGCTGATGCATTAATTCACTGTCATCGAGCGGCGAGTAGCTATCGCCAGGACGAATAATCTTGCTGATGTAGTACCAGTGATTAAACGTACCATAGCTGTAGTTAATTTTAAAGTAAATTGTGTACATATTAGTCTTTTAAAAGTAAGAAGTAGACTAGAGATATTGCTGCGAATATAATAAATATTGCCTGTGCCCAAGTAACTGTTGTAGTTGAAGACATAATCAAATTACCGTACAGTGCAATTTGATGATTTGTTTTATTCATAGTTTGCCTAATAGGAATTCAATTGTAGTATACCAAGCCCAGAATGGAATTACACATGCCACTGTAGGCCAAAAGCCTTTGGATAGTACAAAGCCAGCAATCCAGCCTATACCACCAATTAGTTTAACTAGCTCTTTCATAGGTACGCCTTGAGTTCGGTTTCAAAAATTTGAAGCAGTTTAGGGTCGTATGCTTCATATATATCCGGAATGTCCATAACTACGCATTTAGCCTCAATATCTGGCCAGTATGTGTCTTCAAATGTAATCTTAGCGTCCATGTAGTTTTCTTCGTGAACAAAGAAAATCTTATCTGCCCACATAATAAGGTTTACACTAAGAGGGATAAGAGCATAGTTGGTGTTAGAACCACAACTACGTGCATTAATGCCCCTGGCTGTTGCAACTGCTGCTCCAGTAGGAGCACGCAACATACCTGCGCTGCACACAAACAACCAACGTTTGCGATTGCTCTGGTACACATTGTCGTAGGGGGCAGTAAGTGCAAAAATTCTAGAGGTTAATGTATAAATATCTTCTTGCATGATTTATTATCTACCAATAAGATCTTCGCAATATGCGCAAATAGGGCTGCCATCTAGATCTTCTTGTAATTTATATGAGTAGTGCCATACTGAACAGTGTGCGCATTGACCAACTGTTAGTAGTTCAAAATCTGGCTCGTCTATTCCTAGTTCTCTGCACACATCCCACAAGTTGCGGCGTGTTTTGAGAAGAGCACGTTCTAGTCTATCCATTTCAAACATTCTCGGACACTTTATAACGATCATCCAACTGCGGATGTGTTTTCTCAAACTCTAGCAGGAACATAATGCAGCAAGCTGCGTGGGCCATGTGTGACAAGCCGCTTTCTGGGTCTACATCCTCGCCATCATTAAATGCGTTAATGTGTCGCAGTGCAGCGGCTAAGGGTCGCGACCATGCAAAGCCTTTGCGCCAGTTGTGCGCAGCGTACTTAGTAGCACCAAACTGCATTACTTTGGCGATTTGAACAAGTGCTTCGTTACTAAGAAGATTGAGTGGAGGTTTATCGCCATCAAACTTAATTGCACCAGCCTGTGTTTCTAGTGCATCCATTTTTTGTTTAGTCTCTTCTGGAATACTAACATTATCTACATGATACACTGTATCCTTTTGTGGGCCACGCCACATACTATGTGACATAGTGCCTACTAGTGGCATGTTAAATTCTAAGGGGGTGGTTGTGGGGTATGTTTGTTCGTTCATACAATAATTATATCAAAAATACACATTTAAGTCAAAATAGAATTTTACGGTGGTAGTTCACCGCGATCTCTATAGTGCTTATCATACACAGGTAATAGAATATCTCTAATTACATATTCTAGCTCGCGTGTATAGCTTAGGGTTTGTAGACTCATGTTTTTATCCTTGGTTGTGTCTATTATATCATGCGTACCAAGTTAGCGCAAATCAATATTTTTCGCGGTGGGCGCAGCATGTACCGCTGGCGAGACTAAAAATTGACTTGAAGTGCGCTGCCTTTTATTATATAATTAGTGTTCTTTCCTAGGATTAAACTGTGAATAACTTAATTGAAATTTTAAAAACTGGATATGCTTACGATCATACTGACTTTGACGGTGTTGTACGCCGAACAATGGTAGCGCCCAATAAGTATATGATTGCTGCAGCGCAAGAGTTAGTACATATGCACGGTGTTCTTGAGCGTCTTAATACTGCTGTAGAGCAAGAACGTGCACTAAATCTGCAATTGCACGCTGACTGCGAACAGTATCGTCAAACCATTAAAGCTCTTGAAGCTAAAATCCCTGCAACCACTATTAATGAGCAACAAAATGTTTAAATCCTTCCGCGAACCTAATCACCGTGACTATGCGGTCTCCAGCCTTGAAAAAGCCAAACTGGAACTGCTTGTGGGCCTTGAAAAGCTTGAATACTACGAAGGTTGGGTTGCTGCCAAGCGCAAACAGATTGCACGCTTGGAACAAACAACACAGGAGTTTCAAGATGAAAAAATTATTACTAAGCGGTCTAGCGGTATGCTTTCTGCTTTTACCCGCGTCCAGGAATCACGCAACACTGAACCCAGTCTTAGCGGTATTTGATAGCCGAGAAGTTACTTGTCTAGCACGCGCTGTATATCACGAGTCTCGTGGCGAAATACTGGCGGGGCAGTATGCTGTTGCTAAAACAGTTGTTAATCGTGCTGTATCCAGTAAGTTTCCAAAAACTATATGTGGTGTTGTGTACCAACCACGCCAATTTACCGGTATTCGCCAGCTTAGGGTCAGTGACAAGGCTGCATACTACACAGCAATGACTATTGCCTATGAGGTATTGAGTATGGGCGGCGAATATACGTTTAAAGCACTATATTTTCACACAAAGCAAGTCTCACCCAAGTGGAAGCGTAAACGAATAGCCATTATCGGTAATCACGTATTTTATGCATAAATTCGCCCATCAAGCTGGAAATTTTCTGGCTTGATGGGCTTTTCTATTTGTGTTATAATAGTCTTTTATTAAGGCAAATTATGAAAATTAAACTATTAAGCGATTTGCACCTTGAGTTCAAGGTACGCCTAGAAGATCGTGAATATTTCCGGTATGATGGCGAAGATGTACTTGTTTTAGCTGGCGATATCGACTCAGGGGCTACTAATACTATTAGGACTCTTAAACGCTTTCATGACGAAGGCTATCCACACATTGTATATGTTCCAGGTAACCACGAGTACTACAACTCCGATGGGATTGCAGATTTCGATGCTAAACTGCGTAGATTTAGTGAAAGTGTAACTTGGCTGCACTTCTTACAAAAAGACTGGTGGGCCGACGTACATACTAAAACTGTTTTTATTGGGGCCACCTTGTGGACTAACTTCCACAATAACCCAACGGTAGAACATGCAGCCTACAGAGGTATTAACGATTTCCGTTGTATTCCAGATTTCTCTACACAGGCTTGCGCAGCTATCAATGAACTAGATACAAATTATATTTTTCAAGCTCGTAAGTCTCTTGGGGAAATCTTCGATGACTACAAGTTTTATGTTGTAACGCACTTTCTTCCTGCTAGTGTATGTGTAGACCCATACTGGAAAGTGAACGGTGGTCTGCTGAATGCGTATTTTGCCAATAACTTGGACGAAAAATTGTTAGACTTGCCATCTACCACATGGTTGTTTGGACATACTCACTCACCGTGCGATGTACAACACGGCTCTGTTAGGTTAGTCTGCAACCCGTATGGGTACCACGGATATGAGTCGCAGGAGCACTTTTTTAATAAATGTTATGTTTGACATGATTGCATATATTAGTACACCATATACACTTGAAAATCTGGAAAGTCAGAATACTGCAATCAAGCACTTAAATGCTTTTTTAGGTCGTGTTATATACAAGCGAGCAAACTGGGCAGGTGTATCTAGTGTATATACGCTATATAATAATAGCGATCTATCAGGTAAAGCTCCAACATATAAGCAACTATATGATACGAGTAAACTGCTAATAGATAATTGCAGTCTATTTATTATACTTGGCGGAGATAATTGGGGATATTCTGAAATCGTTATGAATGAAATGTTTTACGCTCAAACCATTAAAAAACCTATTGAATTCTTTAATATATGAAAATTACTGCCAAAATTATCCAGTCTAGTTTTAACTACGAAACTGGTACTACCATTAGAACTTATGAGCTGGAATATCCGCGATATATTCATGCGGAGTTTATGACGCATCGTCAATTCTCCAGGAATAGTGCTAGTTCTAGAGCTATTCCTATTGCAGCTATGCATCAACAGATTTTAGCTGCGGATGTAGAGTTTGTCAACTATGGCATGAACCAGCAAGGTATGCAGAGCAAACAGGAACTAGATCTTATAGATAAACTTGCTGTACGATCCCTGTGGTTCTCAGCTAGGGACTACTGTCTTAGCATGTCGGAAATGATGGCCAGCCATAAAGTGCATAAACAGATAGCCAATCGTGTTACCGAACCGTGGATGATGATGAAGGTTGTAATGACTACAACTGAAATAGCTAATTGGACATGGTTACGCAACCATAGCGATGCGCAACCAGAAATTCAAGCACTAGCTATTGTTATGGATGAAGCAGTCAGTAAAGATACTCCAGTAGACCTTCACGAAGGTGAATGGCATGTACCATATATTACCCGTAAGTTCGATGATTGTACTGGACAAATATCTTACTATGTTGGTACAGAAGAGGTAAGTGCTGAAGTAGCCATTAAAGTATCTGCTAGTTGTTGTGCTCAAGTTAGCTATCGTAAAAACGACGATAGTATAGACAAGGCAACGGCGATCTATGATCGACTAATTAATAGTGAGCCTGTACATGCTAGCCCTGTCGAACACCAGGCTACTCCTATTGTTATTGATATGTTTAACAAGTGGAATAAAACTCCAGGTATTACACATATCGACCGTGATGGTGTCTTGTATTCCGGTAACTTCCGTAACTGGATTCAGTATCGTCAACTAATCCCAAATCACACAAAGTACTAATCTATGAAAAAAGTATATAAATTTAGCGCCAGCTGGTGCAAACCATGTAAAAACCTAACTGCGGGCCTTGCACTAAAAGGTATTACGTTACCAGAGTACGATATTGACAATCCTGATAATAACGCGTTAATGGAACGTTTTAACATTCGCAGTGTTCCTACAGTTGTTGTCGAAAGTGGTGATAGTTATCAGGTGTATGTTGGAGGTAGTATCACTCCGCAACTCTTAGCAGCTATTGCTTAATTTAAGGCCCGGAATTATCGTCTTGATAGTCCGGGCCTTTTTTGTTATAATTAAGGCTTAGAAACGGAGAAAATATGATTAAACGAAATACCAAAACCCATGTAGATTCCTCAGACTTTCCTGAGGAAGTGCAAGCTGCAGTTCAATACGTCCTAGAAGGCTACAATAATAGTGGCTTTTCTTACGAATGGATTGTGTACGACGACAAAGATCTTGACGGACGCTACGAAGATCAAGTGCAAGAGAACATCATTAGCAAGTACCTGATTAGCCAGGGCTTTGAAACCAACAGCGTAGTTTATATTGACCTATGATGCCATTCATCCAAAATATTTCTAAGCATGATTGCTTCACTGGTAATCATGCTCCTGTTGTTGCTGATCGTGACATTCTAATTCAGATTTCAGACCCTCCAGCTATTCTACTTCCACCAGCTGCACAATTTGCACAAATCTTTCAGTTCTGGTTTGATGACATTGAAGTTGAACATGGCCCACACGGTGAGGTAGGTATAACCGTTCGACAAGCTAATGAAATTGCAGATATTCTTTCGGCTGCTCTGGCTGAGGGTCGTAACGTCATTGTGCACTGTCACGCAGGACTGTGCCGTAGTGGCGGTGTGGCACAGGCTGGTGAAGCTATGGGCTTCCAGCCCGGGGGTCGCCGTCAAGTGCCAAATATCCTGGTTAAGCACCGTATTATGCGCGCTTTAGGACTTATTCCAGACCCAGACGACAAACAGGCTTTTCATTGTTTGCGTGAACTACTATTAAAGGATACAATGCAATGATATCTACACTATTTAGCTTTTGTATAGCTCTCCATCCACATAATATTATATGGCAACGAACTAAAGAGCCTGGACAGTTAAACAGGCCGTGCTATATTTATAATGCTAATGGTGTACCAGTATATGAAGGCAGGTATAATATCTGTCCTGCTAAGAAATTACAATGTGATAGTGCTCCAGTAAGGAATGTAGCCTATGAACGTACCTAAATATCGTGATTGTTACCTAATGAAGAACTCCCAAGCATATGAACTGTATATGCAGTGGAAGAAGTCCGGCGACAACAAAGATCGTGCTAAGCTAGACCATCACATGAAGGTACTAGATAGCCAAGCCAATGAACTAATGAATAGGTATACCAGTGTTTGACCGTATTGAACGACTAGAGTTTGAACTAGAAAAAACTAAAGAGTTTGCAGCTAGTCTGTATTTTCGTATGGCTAAGAATGAAGAGTTTAGCTATAGTGAACAAAAGACGTACCAGCAAGTACAGGCTTATATTCTGCATCTACAAGAAGCCCTAGCTGCTGCTAAGGCTCAAGTAGGTAACCGAACAAACTCTCAATTTTAACTATGGGCCGATTCAGCTGAAAATCTTTCAGTTGAATCGGCCTTGTCGTTTGTGTTATAATATAGTCTTACTAAGGGACAATTATGCAACTTGAACAAATTACGGAAATTTACACTGAAGAACGCGATTGTGGGGCAGAGTCTAGCTTGCCAGAATACAATACACTCAAACTAGCGAGTGTTAGCAACGGTATGGGTAACTACATAGTTATCTCTACGGAACGCTGGGCGGTAGATACAGATAATCTTAATGAGCTGTATTCGACCATTTCTGCGCTCTTGAGTAAGGCTAATAATAAATGATTGAACTTCGAGCACTAGAACGTTGGCAACGTAAAATGCTGGCTGTTGATATAGAGTTAAACAAGCTGGTTGAGGTTCTAGAAGTTAACCCAGAATCAGCACTGCTACAGGCTATCTGGAGCCTACAGACGTCGTATAGCCGAGAAGTTGAAGCCAGTATTACTGGCCGCAGCTTAGGGTCGGCAGCCTGGTTAGACTGGTATGCTAATGAGAACGCCTATGGAGCTGCTGGCATGGAGGCTGGTATTCCGGGCAATCTACGACAGATTAAAACACTTGAGGACCTGTTATGGGTAATGAACCTAGAGACCTAATTACGCACTCTGAAGCCATAGAGCTTAAAAACTCTATTAAGCACAACGGGTTATTCAACCTGCACCACTACGCTAATATTGTTGCCCTATACGTCCTTAAACGTGAAGCATCAAAACAACTTAAACCATGTCGCAGCCCATACTGTGAATGTATTGTAGGTAGTTGTACACATCCAGGCTGCTATGACGCTAGGTATGTAGAATGTACGCCAATGGAGATTAAATAATGACCTGGGCACTAATAACAATGACCTGCTTTAGGCTCTGCACACCAATGTACGTTGAGCTGTACGACAGCAAAACACAATGCCACGCAGCTGCAGATAAAGATAGCAAGCAGTACTGTGTTCCAGTAGCACAAAAGGATAAAAAATAAAATGCAACAAACTGTTATTAACGTACTGTGGGCTGCCACAGCAACTGTCTTTAGCTGTGGCCTGTTCCTTGGCTGGATTATTTGGGGCTAATATGATAACTATCCAGCTACTAGAAGCTCAAGATATTATCCTAGAAACCGACTACACCCGACAACTATCACTGCTATTTACGGGACAGAGTGATTACTTGGCTAAAAATTCCACATACGGCGGTAGTCCACTAAATCGTCTAGGCTGGTTACCTGCTAAATATCAGTGTCCATACTGGGTTGGCAAAACTGTAGGAGAGTTTAATACTCAAATGCTAGAGATTTCCTCTATTCGCTATGAATTTGTTCGTGGTGCAATACCACGAGAACACTATGAAAAACTAACACGGGAAGAACTCCGGCTGCTAGAGTACAGCTGGGGTCTACATAAAAAATGATATACATAGGCACCGACTCAGTAGTGCATAAAAACCACGTAGTCTACGTTACTGCAGTTGTAGAAATTAAACCAGACTACCAAAAAATAACCTCAACACGAGTAGTTGAGCCGCATGTAGCCAGTCTTAGCCAGCGTATGTGGCGTGAGTATTCACTAACCGTTGACGCTTGGACAAGTTTAGGCAGTCCTCAAGATTGCGAACTGCACTTTGACGTTAACCCTAACAAGCGGTACAAGTCTAGTAAGGTTTATAAGCAGATTAAGGCAGCTGCTAACCTTACACAACACGCACCAAAGTTTAAACCAGATAGCTGGTGTGCAACGCACCTGGCAGATAGATTGGCTAGAAAATGAACGCACAAGAAGCAAGAGAATTAGCAGACAAATACGTTGACCCTAAGCTGGAGCAGATTCTTAGGGCCATAGCAATAGAAGCACGTAGTGGAGGATATAGCCTATGCCACTACGAGCCGCCTATAGGTGATAAAACTATAGCGGCACTTAAGGAGCTTGGATACAACGTTAAGACTGTTCAAGAGTGGACAGACACAACCTGGAAAATAACATGGTAACAGCACAAAGGGCTAGAGAAGTGACTAATGCTTTCCGCGACAAGTTTGAGTACGCGCCATATCCAAAACTGGGTAGGATACTAGATGCTATTACTGAGTTAGCGGATAATGGATTCAACAGTTTATTTATTGCGCCTACAACAATAACCCCCGTCTTGGACACCTTGCGCGGTTTAGGGTATACAATTACCCATAGAGAGTGTTACATTGAAATCGTGTGGTGAAACAGCACCATAAAAATAAGTTTGACAGGTATAATTCGAATGTGATACAATATATGTAATTACTAGAGAAATTATACTGTGTGTTGAGTCTGAAAATCTTTTTTATTTTTCAGGAGTTCATGATGGCCCCCCTCTACGGTTTACCGGGGACATATTTGAAATCCTCGAAAATTATAAAAAGTTTTCTCAGACTCAACACACATGTCCAGATGATGTGGAGCCCAAACCTATATTTAAATTTTTTATTTTCAATTAAGAATTTTTACGTCTTTTTATTCTTTATAAAGAAAAAGCGAATCTAATATTGTCCCGCAAGACAGAAAGAAAAACATGTTTAAAGCTAAAAATACTATTGAGAATCTTGGTTTGCAAGAATTATTTGAGAACTGTACTGGTAAAGAGGATTGGAAGAAAGAGGTCGCTGAATGGGCTGAAAAGTATGGAATCAAGCACAAGCCGTGGGCATATGCACAAGCCTCCGCAAGGGTAGCTAAGTGGTCCATCTCTAGAGGCAAAGATGGTTTAATTCAGCCACGAGAATATATTAAAGCTAATTGGAAAGATCCTCTAGACAAAGGCATCTACTACTGGTTTAGTGTTAGCGATCGTTATTTGCTCAAGCAGACCTCAACTGAGGGTCTGCCATATTGCCGTCTAGTGCCGCTGCTAATGATGCCACACAAACAGTTCAATGGCATTAAATACAGCGACTGGGGGTCAGACGGTCTAGAGTACTTGGTTGGTAAAGACCTTGCCACACTAATGACGGAAGAAATCCCAGAGTATGCTCTAGAAGATATTATTGAGTGGCGTACTCTAGGTGTTACAGTTAAGAGCGGTGATAAAATGGGAACTGTAAAAAGTTACATTAGCACTTATGGCCTTAATGGACTGTCCTGGACTTATGGTGGCTGTGGTAAGGGTCCTGCTCAATTGCAGCAGATTCAACGTATGGTACTTTGCCAAACCTGGGCAGCACATCCAGATAATCGACATCAGTACATGATCCTTGACCCTAAATCGTGGGATTCTATGCCACCTCCGCTAGTAGAAACAGAAGTTGTATCTAAATCTGTTACGGAGACTGTAGCACCAAAAGCTAATCGTATGCCTTGGGAGCTGTAATGGTAAAATATACTCCAGAACTCCTAGCCGACATTAAGTTGCGACTAGAGACCCAAACACCGCAGGAAATCGCTGTGGCACTAGAAATCAGCGAACGCTCACTAATTGCCAAGCTGTCTAGTATGGGACTATACCGAAAGCAACCATACGTGACTAAAATGGGTACTCCTTCTATACGAAAGGCCACCTTAGTCGAGGAGATTGCTACACTATGCGGAGAAGATCCACTGGTGTTTGATAGCCTAGAAAAGTGCAATAAAAGCGTGCTACAGCTATTAATCAAGCATCTAACAACATGAAAAAAGTAACCTGCCCTACCTGTTCCAATCGCTTCAATTTAGGGTCGGCACTAACCTGCCCTACCTGTTCCAATCGCTTCAATTTAGGGTCGGCACTAACCTGCCCTACCTGTTCCAATCGCTTCAATTTAGGGTCAGAATTGATTACGGTGGCCACCTAAAAATTGTGGTTGCAAAACCCCGTTGCAGCACTTTTGGGCGCAGACAGCCTCCCAAACCTGACCCTAAACTGAATAAATCTAACAAAATCCACAAATAGCACAAATTAAATGAGACTAACCAAAATTGGACTACAATTGACTAAATTAACTCAAATTATCGCGGTACAAGCTCAATTTGAGCCTTCGCAGTTTGCTACGGCTTAGGGTCAGAGAGCCTAGAAAATACACTTGACAGCGGAGGTTTTCCACTTTATAATAGGCACGAAAAAGCCCACTCAAGGTGGGCTAATTTTACAAGGACTCTAACTCGGTCCTAAGCTGCTGAAATCTCTCCAAGCATTTTAGACATATCTTCTCAGATAAACCTCCGGTAGCTTCACTAAGTTGTTTATCCGCTAGCTTAATATCTTGTTCTAGCTGAGGGGTTAAGAATTTCTTGAGAAACTCTACAACTTTTTCCAATCGTTCCTGAGAATTCTCGAGAACTGGAGTAGATTCTCGAGAATTCTCATCCCGCCAACGATAGATAGTTGCTAAAGAAATACCTGTAAATTCGTGGATTTCTTTAGGGGTACTTCCAGTTTTTAGTGCTTCGATAACTTCTTCTTGTGTTTCTTGAGAATACTGCATATAAATTTTCCTTGGTTAAATGAATTCTCACAATTTCTTGAGAATACTTTATTATATCATAATGAAAAATTTTGACAAGCATAAATTTCTCGAGGATTCTTAGGGCAACAAAAAAGCCCCGGCACTACTGTACCGAGGCTCTAAAACTGGCGATGGTTTTATGTCTAACAACAAGTTGCGATCTTGCCATTAAACTTTAGGAAACGACTTACCGCAATCAGGCCGCGATTGACTTACTGGTTTCCCTGACCCTAAACCGGACTAATCTCAAGGTGGCTAGACTTGAGCCAATCGCCTGGCTGGCTGATAAAGTATTCACTAGACTAGTCAATTTTGCAACAAAATTGACTAACCAGCGCCCACTAGGATTCGATACCTAGATTACGTAGTGAAAACCACGCTCTTAGCTTAGATGATGGGATACCGAAGACACTCGGGTGGTGTTGTATTGGCTAGCTATCGTTTTATACCTTTAGCTAATTAAGGAACTGTTTATCGTTTCCGCCAGTAGTTTTACCTTAGGAGATTGCGCTCCAAGTCTATTGCCTATAGCAGGGATATGGTAAGTCTATCACTCTAGCGGGGTGTACTTAACGAATACGAACGGGCTACTTTGGGTACGTGAGAGCACCAAACACGACTAGGGGATATAGGTGTTCCTAGTTACCTACAGTTTTCACTATGACCCTAAGCCGGAGCAGGCCCACACAGCCTAGGGTTTCGGTCAACTTTAGAGCTACGCTCAGGGTGTGACCATCATCAGATAGCAACCCAAATACTAAGTAGAATGTTCCCGATCCGGTTGTAGTGGTCCACGAACAACGTCCCATAGGCTGATACTCGTGTAGCCTGCACCACTGGCCATGGTTGCTGCTATGCAAGAATATCATTCTAACCAGTACACGCTGTGTAGGCCTCTGCAACTTAGGGTCACAGTGTTGGCAGACACCTGAAACACTCTACTTAGTATGTTCGTCGCGTCCGTGGCGGAGGCTAGAACTGTCTAAGATATATTATTATAACATTAAATAGAACACTCACGCAAGACAGTATTTATCGGTATGCGGTATTGCCTGTCCTTATTGCGAGTGTCTAAGTATATATTATACACTTTTGGCGATTTAGGGTCAATATCAAATTTTCTGACCCTAAACTGCATCAATCTTCACGGGCCAGCAAGGTGAGGGTAGCCTTAGTCAGCTTTTCCAGCTCAGCGAAGGTACCAGGCTCAACAGCATAACGACCCTCAATCAGAGCTACCAGATCAGCCTTGGTAGTCTTGGTCTCACCAGCAGTTTTTGCCTTGGTTTTGTACACACCCAGGCGGGACAACTTTGCAACCACAGAACGAACGCTCTTGCCCAACATGGTAGCGATTTCGTCGGTGGACATACCAGCCTGATACTGGTCAACGATCTGGGTCTCTTGCTCAGGAGTGTAATTTACTGCTTTAGTCATGTTCGTTTCCTTTAGTTGATTACTGCGTTGAAGTCTATATTATACGCCGATCAATCTTGCGATTCAAGCCAGAATTTCTCAGCGTCTGCGCGTTCGGTGTCGGTTAGGTCTGCCAGTGTCATTTGAATTTCCCCTTTGAAGCCTTAATTATACAGGGTTGTGGTTGCTGTGGCAAGACAATAATTTCACATCTCTTCTGGCTTATTACCTTTAAGGTAATCATTTTCCCATATGTAAATTACCTTGTACCCTCTAGATTTAATATCTAATAACCTTTCAACAGTGCTATCAAATAACGTACCATATGTATCGCCGGTTACAGCATTTACATCTTCTGAGTCAAATACCTCTAAATTACCATGCCAGTAGTCTCCTAGAAATTCGTATACTGTAACCCCATCTGACCCTAAGCCGTCAACCTTGTATTGTGTACCAGGTATTTTAACTTCTCTGCGCGTAATCCCAATAGAGTCTAACCAGGTATTAGCGGCTTTAGACGTGTGCTTGGGTTTACATTCTGGACACTCCTGTTTTCTAGAACATACATCAAATAATCTAGCTTTCCACTCAAGCCCACACTTCATGCAGCTGAATAAGCTATTACCTTTTACCTATGTACAGTCAACCGCCGTAATACTTAATTCATCCAAGGTATTCTTATACTTATTAAAATCGAATCTGTTACTATTTGATCTACGACTTAGTCCCAGTTTTACTTTATAGCTTTTAATTGTTTCATCACTACATCCCAATATGTCTGCAATTTCTTTAGCAGTTTTACCTAGTGCATTAAGCCTGGCTAATTCTGCAAAATCTTCATCCGTCCATTTTTTATACTTCATTATTTTTCCTCCGAAATAATTTTTTCCACTTTTAATATTATATTTCATTTGGAAAATTTTTTCAAGTGCAAAATTTTTCCCTTGACATTACCAAGGATTTCCACTTATAATTGGGCGCGAGGTACCTCCCGGAATTTTTGCAAGGATTTTCACTTCGAACTACCACTGGCGCAGAGGTGATACCTCTGCTATGCTTTTGATAGCGCTGCTACAAAAATGATAGCGCTGCTATATTATCAATAGCACAGAATATAAGCATACACGCATATACGAACCTACCTGAGAATGATTCGCATTCACGGCGCACATGGTGTTGCGAAAAAACAACATTGTGTAAAGATATGTAAAGTTGCACGAAAATGCTTGACACGTGCGCCAATTATAGAGTATAATTGGCGCCCCCGCTACAATATTTATAGCACGGTATATGCTGTGCTATAAATATTATAGCAGGCAGATAAATAAAAAGCGGCAATTGCCGCTTTAATTAGTATTCCGAGATTACATATTCCTTTTTAATTTCGACCCTAAGCCGCACCGAATTGTAGAAATAGATATCCTCGAGCCGTATTTCATCGCCGCATTTATCTACCAATTCGGTAGTTAGTTGTTCAATTATCTCACCGCGCATTTCATCGCAGACAATTGATGCAAAAAATTCTTCACCATATGGATTAACATATTGTGCAATAATCAGCATTTTATTAGCCTTTCAGGTTATTAAAAAATCCACCGTAATTCAGCACAACTGCCCAAATTGCAATATTGATAATGGAAGTCCAAATGGAATAGTTAACATCACGCGGTTTACCATGCAGTGCAGAATTAACCGCAAAGTTAGTAACAAACAAACAAATTACAGCAATTTGAGGCCACATTTAATTTCTCCAGTTAAAAACACATTTAATAGGCTTTCGCCTATTAAATGGGCTTTCGCCCATTAGATTAGCCTTCCAGCTTTGCGATGATCTTAGCCAGTGCCGTTTTGTTGGCCTTGGTCAAGCTATCAGCCTCGGCCTCGGTCAAGCCAACGATCTCGGCCAGCTTATCTGCCAGGCTGTCTTTTTTCACAACAGCCTCACCAGTTTTTGTAACATAGGTTTTGGCAACGTAAACTTTCTCGCGGCTCAATTTGGCAACCACAGATTTCACAGTCTTGCCGAACTGTTCAGCAAGGGTTGCCACAGTATCGGCAGTTGGGGCAGCCATGTAAGCAGCAACCATTGCGGCGGTTTGCTCGGCAGTGTAGTTTACAGTTTTAGTAGTAGCAGTCATTTCGATTTTCCTAGTAAGCTAAGGTTCCCAGAATCTGCTGGGCCAGTGAGGATATTATACACCAGTTTTTGAGCATTTGCAAAAAGATTTTTTATTTTCTTTTTGCCGTCTGACGCTGCCCGATCGCTGCATCATGTAGAGAATTATACAGACAAACCCGTACAAAATCAACAAAAAATTTTCGAGTGTGAAAATACCACAGTGGTGGAAACCCCTATATACAAACACCTCCAGACGTGATATAATACGGTAGCGACCTCGTGCTATCATTTTAGGAGCGGGTTTCGGCGCACCCGCACCTTATTGTACCACGTCCAGAGCGATTTTGCAAGCAAAATATTTTATTTATTTGTGTTGTTTTTCGTACAAACCCCTTGACACGGCCCAATTATATAGTATATAATTGGCGCCCGCGCTATAATATTTATAGCGCTATATATAAGCCGAGACTTATATTTGAGATAAAATAAATGGGCCAATTGGCCCATTTATTATTCTTTCTTTTCAATTTCAATATCTGCTTCCGCATTTCCGCATGTTTCATTTAAATAGGAATAAATCAATTGTTCCAAGTATTCCCTATCTACAATTTCAGGGTCGAATCTAATTTCACAGAAAAATTTAATTGTTTCCATTTAATTCTCCAATTAAATGGGCTTTCGCCCATTATTTATTTTGCAGTGAAATGATCTTTAACCTGAAATTCGCGCCAATTGTAAGGGGTGATTTTCTCTTTCCATTTAGCCTTTTTCAAGATCAATTGGAGGATTGGCAATTCAAAATCTCGCGCATCTTCTAATGATGTATGTGGCTCTTTAATAAATTCACCCTTAATAAATGCACAAACCATTTCCGCATTAGTTTGGAAAGTCATATTACCAAAACTGGTAACTGAATTAAACCCGTGTTGCTCCAATGTAAACTGACGATATTGTTTAGTTTTGCATATATTACCAACAGCGGCTTGCCAAAGGCAAAATGAATCTTTAAAACCCGACAAATCAATTCCAGTCTTTTCGCATTTGTCTTTATCGAATGCCAGATTATATGCGGTAAGTGTTGGATTGTATTTACCGATTGCTTGCTGAATCCACGCATTAATTGCAGTTACAGATGCAAGCATTCGTTTGCCGGAATTAAGCATATCGACATAGTTATTTTTTCTACGCTCCAAACCAGCATAACCCCAAATATCATTTGCAGCTTTATCGTGGAACAATTCAAATTTGCCATAATGATCTTTTACCATTACCGCGCATTGATTGTGAATTACACCTTCACGATCGACAATGATAATTGAAAAATCAGCAACTGTATTTTCCATTGTGGTTTCAGTGTCAAGAATCGCAAAGAATTGTTTTTTAGCCATTTTCATTTTCCTTTATATACCGGAATTGCCGGATAATCGCAAGTTAATTGTGTAGGACAATTAACAAACCTATTTAATTAGTGACCCTGAACTGAAGGGATATATACACCACGGCAATTAAATGCTTTGCAGATTTTCGTGAGATATGACAAATTATCTTCATACATTGTCATATTAACTCGCGCATTGCGGAATTGCTTTAATTGCAGCAATTTATTCAATCCGGCAATTTTCAATTCTGCGCCGCCTCGAATATCACTGCGACCATTGCGACCAATAATAAAATCAGGCATTCCAATTTTATCACGCAAGCATTTAATGCGATTGTCACAAACTACAGCGGCAGTTGCGATAATTGTGTACGCGGCAGGATTTGCCAAACTTGCCGCATATTCACGCAATGCCGTGGGCAATGGTTCGTCATCATACGCTTTGTGCTCATTTTCGATCCAGTGTGCCAGATCAATAACAGTTGCACCGTCTGCTCTCGTTTGTGTAGCATAGCGGTGGCTAGAGTCCAGCAACACACCATCACAGTCAAACACGTTAATTTCTGTAATCATTTTGAACCTTTCGTTGCAGTGGCTACATTGTAGCACAGTTTTTGCAGTTTGCGAAAAGATTTTTTATTTTCTTTTCGCTGCCCTTGGCTGCAAACCCGATCATCTGCGCCATGTGTGAATTATACAGCCAAA